ACACAAGGAGACGACTCCTCCTCCAGTGGCAGAGATCGCAAAGTATATTGATCAAGCATACGATGACATGAAGAAAAAAAAGATTCTTGGTTCACAAAGAGCTTTACAATTTGGTGGATCTCCAGTATTCAAACACAACGCTAGAATATATAACTGTATTGCTTCATATATTGACAGAACAAGATTTTTCCAAGAATGCATGTATCTATTACTATGTGGATGTGGTACTGGATTCTCTGTACAAAAACATCACATTGCTAAACTACCTAACTTAATCAGAGGAAAAAACGGTCAAAAGAAATTTGTTATTGAAGATTCTATAGAAGGTTGGTCAGACGCTGTAGGTGTTCTTATTTCTAGTTATTTCAAGGGAGATGATCTTTTTCCTGAATATAATGGTAAAACAGTTGTATTTGATTATTCTGCTATACGTCCAGCAGGAGCTTATCTAAAATCAAGTGGAGGTAAAGCTCCGGGTCCAGAACCATTAAAGAATGCTTTGACTAGCATCAAGAAAACACTTGACAATGCTATTAAAAATGGTCAGAAGAAACTCAAGCCAATTGAAGCGTATGACATTGTTATGTATGGCGCTGATGCTGTAATCAGTGGCGGTGTTCGTCGTAGCGCTACTATCTGCGTCTTTTCTGCCGACGACGAAGAAATGGCAAAAGCTAAAACTGGATCATGGTTTATTGATAATCCACAGAGAGGACGATCAAACAATTCTGCCTTATTGCTTCGCAACGAAACAACAAAAGAACAGTTTACAGAACTCATGCAATCTGTTAAAGAGTTTGGAGAACCCGGATTTGTATGGTCTGATTCTACAGAATTGATTGTCAATCCATGTGTGGAAATTGGCATGTGGCCCGTCGATGAGCAGACAGGTAAAACTGGATGGCAGGCGTGTAATCTATCTACAATTAACTGCGCTAAGGTAACTACAAAGAAAGAGTTTTATGAAGCGTGTGCTTCCGCTGCAATTATTGGCACACTACAGGCTGGATTTGCTAGTTTTCCATATCTTGGAGAGGTCTCAGAAAGAATTATTAGCCGCGAAGCTTTACTGGGTGTTTCAATGACGGGTGTTATGGAGCAACATGAAATTTGTCTTGACCCAGAAGTGCAAAAAAGAGGCGCAGAAATAGTAAAAGAAACCAACAAGAAATTAGCTGCACTAATTGGTGTTAATCAAGCGGCTCGTACAACCTGTGTTAAACCAGAAGGAACATCAAGTTGCATTCTTGGAACATCGTCTGGTATTCACCCCCACCACGCCAAGAGATACATCCGTAGAGTCCAAGCTAATAAGCTGGAGCCAATATACCAGTATTTTAAAACAATTAATCCTAGAGCTTGTGAAGAGTCTGTGTGGTCAAATAATGACTCAGATGACGTAGTAGCATTTTGCGTAGAAGTTCCAGACGGCGCAAAGATCAAAAATCAAGTTGGTGCAATCGACCTTCTTGAGTATGTAAAAAGTACGCAAAGAAACTGGGTTGTAAGCGGTACAAACCCAAAGCAATGTACTCAACCTTGGTTGACGCATAATGTTTCTAATACTATTAATGTAAAGCCAGATGAATGGGATTCTGTTACAGATTTTATATATAAATATCGTAAATATTTTTGTGGCGTTTCTCTTCTTCCCATAGCTGGGGATAAAGATTATGCTCAAGCTCCGTTCACAACGGTGTATTTACCCAGTGAACAGATACAACACTATGGAGATGCTGCAATGTTTGTTAGCGGTCTGATAGAAATTGGACTACAACTATATGAAGATAATCTTTGGGCAGCGTGTGATAGTTTATTAGGTGTTGGTCAAAAGGCTAAAGGTACAGAAAAAAAATCTTATAAAGATAGATGTCAAAAATTTGCTGATAAATACATGAATGGAGATTTAAAACAATTAACATATTGTATGAAGGATGTTTACAATTGGCATGAATGGTTAGATATCAACCGTGAGTACAAGGAAGTACATTACACCAACGTAATTGAAGAACAGAATAATGTAAATCCAGTACAAGAGGTAGCTTGTGCTGGCGGGAAGTGTGATATAATCTAGGAGTTAACTATGGTTTTTGTGTATGTTAAATTATTGAACGAAGAAGCAGAGACACCGACTAAAGCTCATCGCGGTGATGCTGGCTATGACTTGTATGCGTCTGAAAACACAGTCGTAGTTGGCAGACAACGAACAACTATAAAAACAGGAGTTTCCTTTGATATGCCAGAAGGATTAGCCGGATTAATTTGGCCTCGTTCTGGACTGTCTGTAAAAAGGGGATTAGATGTTTTAGCTGGAGTCGTGGATTCTGGCTATAGGGGAGAGGTCATGGTTTGTTTATACAATACTTCTGACGAAGATGTAGAAATAAATCGTGGGGATAGAATCGCACAGATTATATTCCAAGAGGTTCCTTTAGTTTCTCTAATTGAAGCAGAAGAATTAGAAACCTCGCAACGAGGGAGTAACGGTTTTGGCAGCACAGGCACATAACAATCGAAAAAAGCGTCAAGAAAAAAAAGCACATAAACCAAAAGTACTGGAGGCTAAGACTGAGAATCAAAAATATTATATAAGATCAATTATAGAAAACGATATAGTTTTCTGTACTGGACCTTCTGGTAGTGGTAAATCATTTATCGCAGCTGGAATAGCAGCACAAAAGATTTTAAAAGACGAAATAGACATGATAATTGTAACTCGTCCTTTGGTGTGTGCGGGTAAAGATCTTGGTTCTCTGCCGGGAGAACTGAACGAAAAAATAAAACCATATCTACAACCTATGGAGGAAAATTTAAAATATTTTTTAGGTAGAGATAAATTTGGTTATTATTATAATCAAAGAAGGATTAGATTTGAACCCCTAGAAACTATGAGAGGATCGACGTTCCACGACTCGTATATGATATTAGATGAAGCTCAAAACTGTACACTTGAGCAAATTAAGATGTTTGTTACGCGAATGGGAAAACACTCTAAAGTACTTGTAAATGGTGATAATAAACAAACAGATATATATAAGCACACTGGATTAGAAACATGTATGCAAAAATTATCTAATGTTACGGGGGTCGGAATCTCTCAATTAGAGTATCATGATATACAGAGGAACGGAATTATAGGAGCAGTTTTATACGCATTAGAGTCTTAGAGTTCATGGTGTTATTTAGTTTATTCTAGATTTAGCTCATCACTCTAAGACCCAACCTAGTCCCGGTTAGGGTTCAGGAAGTTATCTAATTAATTTTAGATTCATATCTTTACCCTAGCCGGGGGACAAAACAAGCCAGATTCAAGACATCTTCTAGTTAACTCTAGATTCAGTCTGTTATCTGGCACAATACAAGGATTTTGAAATGTTATATGATTATGGATGTACAAATTGTGGCGAAACATTGAAAGATGTTAGACAGTCTATTCACGACGATGCCCTAGAAAATTGCCCTTCTTGTGGTAAAAATACTCTAGAACGAGTAATATATGGAGGGCTAGGTTCTTTTATGACTGACTCCAGCACCATTGGCGGTCAGGCTGATAAGAATTGGTCTAGAATGGGTAGCTATCAAAAGTCAGAGATAGAATCTAAAAGTCAACATCTTAAAGTAGCGCAAGAGAAAAAAGAACAGCGTATCAAAATAAATAAAATGACTCCAGAACAGAAAAAGAAATATATTATTAAAGGTGAATAAATGAAATATGTTGAAAACTATACATCAAAAGATGCTAAAAAAGACACAGAAACAAAATCTTATAACGCCTTTGGTCAAAGTGTATCAGACGATAGTGATACTGTATATGCAGAATATAAAGCAATTGATATAGGAGAAAGGGTACAAAAGAAATTCTTTGTACTTACATCAAATGGCACTCTGTTTGACCCCAGAGGCACAGACAGTCACAGGGCTAATCAAATTCGTAAAGAACTAAAATCAACTTCAAAGCAAACATTTGACTACTATGTTAAGTATTTGCAAACTAAAAACACGTTGTTTATGCGACGAGCAGAAAGGAGCTTTATAAATGGCTAAAAAAGGACCAATCAGTAAGGTTGAAGCATTTTATATTGACAATAATTACAGAGATAAAGAGATAGCAGAAATTGCTGTAGATCTAGATAGGTCAATAAAATCTATAGAAACATATATTAAAAAAAATATTACTCACAAGGCCAAACAAACTACAGTTACAGCGGGTGAACACATTCACCATCATCGTGGATCAACCATTATGACTGAAACTGCATCTACGCTTGCAGATGAAAAGCGTAAAGTTGGGCCTAGAAAAAATCAATCTTGCGTAACTAAAATTAAAGCTGAATAATGAAATATATCATAGGCGAAGATGGATGGCGTAGAGCGTATGCCAACACTGACAACAGAAGAAAAATATGGATTTACATACAAACTTCTGACGATAAAGAAATATACTTAGATGATTACGATAAATGGACGACATTCCAAAAATATTGTGATGATAATAATGTATATATAAAAGGTATTGGCTTGCGTTATAGATCTCATTGTATTAAAATGGAAAATGAAGATGCAGAAGCAGTATATCTAGTAAGATCTATAAAAGCAGAATTGCAAGGCAAGTCGATAGACTGCTATACGATAGGGTTTTTAAAAGATAATAAAGTTGAAAAAACAATGTGGATCGTCCCAGCCTTGATAGAAGAGGCTCAACATACAGACAATTTTGAAGAGTGTTTTGAAGAGGCTTTTGTATACAATGTCAGACAAGGCGAAGCCATTTAGCAAGAATTATCAAAAGCAGTGGTCTGAAACTTATAAGTATAAACATATTCATACGGGTGAATATTGTAACTTTGAGTCTTACGTCGCTGAATTTCTTATTCTTAGATGGACAGAATCATTTAAGATGGACAGACCATCTTATAAATTTTGGACAGTGGGCGACAAGTATCATGACATGTTTATCAGAAACATGAAAGCGGCTACGGGATTAAAGAAAAAGTTTCCAGAGCATATAATTATAGAAGCTATAAAGTCAAGTCATTTTAAAAACATATATCACATTGGACTTAAAGCTTACGGCCCTAGAGGTTGGAAGTATAATCAGGTTGCACTTGAAGCAATAAAGAGCTATAATAATGAAGTCAAAGTTGCAGAAAAGATTGCCAAAAAAGCAAAAACTAAACCTGAACAAAACACAGTTGAAGACAAACAAGAAGTTAAAGTAAGAAGAACGCAGACGTATTCTAAAAATAAAACAATGATAAACAAATTGAGGGATCTATGAGTAAAGTTAAGAAGAAGAAAGTATCTAATAAGTTTGACACTGATGTAGTAAGCAATTCCGTGGTTAGTAAATATGGAGATGTTGTTAGCACTGGTACTGAGGTCTTAGAAAATATTAACCAATTGGAAGTAATTGGTGTATCTCCAGCGTTAGACATCGCGTTGGGAGGTGGACTTAGAGAAGGATCTGTAGTGGTCATGACAGGTGATCCTAAGTCTGGTAAAACCACGACAGCATTGCACTTTGCTGCAAAGTGTCAAGCTCAAGGAAAACGTGTCATTTATCTTAACACAGAAGGTAGGTTGTCTAAGCAAAATTTTGATGGGATTAAAGGTTTAGATCCTGAAGGAATTCTTATTGTACAGTCTACAGACGATAAGATTTTATCAGCAGAAGAGTTTCTAAACATTACAGAGTATTACATTAATAATGATCCGGGTTGTTTGATCATTGCAGATTCATTATCAAATATGGTTCCATCAGTAGAGCTAGACGGTGAAGTTCGTACAGGTGTGCGTAACGCATTGCCTCGATTACTATCTATGTTTTTCAAACGTATTAGTGGCTCTCTAATGAAGAATAAAACAATACTAATTGCTGTTACTCACAATATCGCAAACACTGGTGGATCTCCATACGCACCAGCAAAGATGGCAGACTGTGGAAATATGTTGCAATATCAAGCTGGTACAAACATGGTAATCACCCATCGTGGTCGATGGCAAATTCCAAAAGATACTGGGCCTCACGTTGGTCAGATAGCAAACTGGAACGTCAAAACATCTTGCGCTGGCGGTACTCCAAATAGCACAGCGGAAAGTTGGATTAGATATGGCATTGGGCTAGACGAAGTACAAGAGGTTGTACAGATAGCATGTGAGTTTAGATTAATTAAATCTGCTGGTGCTTGGTATACAATACAGTGCGCGGTCGATAACTTAGAAGATCCGGTAATACAAAAGATACTAAGTGATAATAATATTTCTGATAAAGAAGAAGACATAGAAAGATTTTTTAAATTTCAAGGATCAAACAACTTATCAGAATTTTTAAATGAGAATCCACAAATTGCTTCTTTCGTATATGACAAGATAAAGGAGCTATTTTGATAAAGAATATTATAAGTATATGCTTAGGCATATTACTATCTAAAATAATTACAGAGGTTTTAAATGAAGGTTACAGGTATAAATGGCAAAGAGTACGCTTGGAATTTAACAAGCTACAATGTAGATGCAAACGACAATCGCAAACGGTCAAAGTTCCACATTCGCGCAAGAAAACTCCTTAAGACTATCTACCATAGTTACAGAATATTAGAAGAAGTTAAACTACCGGGAAGCACTGAGTCCCACAGGAAAGGTGTATTATATTTAGATTTTTACATACCACAAATCATGCTAGCAATAGAAGTTCATGGTCAACAACATTATAAGTACACACCGTTCTTTCATAAAAACAAAGCCGATTTTGCTATTGCAAAAGCTAAGGATGAAGATAAAATAGATTGGTGCAAACTAAATAGAATTGATATAATAGTATTGAAGTATTCTGATACAGATGAGCAGTGGAGAGAACAAATTGAAAACGGCGAGTGAGCAGTTGGCTGACTTGAAAGCTATGGTTGACGACTTTTTAAACGCTAGTCATGCTAGGTTTAATAAGAAGTTCAGAGATGATTGGCATAGATGTGCTAATGCTGATAGGGAAACCATCAGTTCTCTTACCCAAGCAGAACTATTTGATTGGTCGTATCAACTATATAGCTACTCCACACATCTACAAGATGAATTAAATATGCAGAAGATTGCTCTAAATTGGTGTAACGACAAGCTAAATAAAATGGTTGCAAAAAACCACGATCAGTTTAGTAAGTATACTAAATATGAGGAACGTAGACCACTTATAATTGTAAACGATGAATACGCAGCAACAGTAGATCACTATCGTGAGATTGCAGAGTCAAGGATACAGGCACTTGACGGTAAAATATATGAATTGAAACGTAAAGCAGATATATTACTAGAGAAAGGTAAAAGATTATGAGTATGGATGAGTTTGTTAAGACATTGAGTGTGGAACAAAAAGAGGCTTTAATCAAAGCTTTAAATAGCAAAGAAGCATTTTCTACGCACCCTCCACACATACAATCAGAACTAGAAGAAACAAACGACATTACAGATGATTTTAGAGTAGTTAAAAAGTCTACTTTGGGATCAAATCGTCGTAGGGAGCCAGTAAAAGCAAGGGAAAATACTTGGACAGACACTGGAGAACACAAAGAAGTAGAGACTCCAAATGTGCATAGAACTCCCAGAAATAGACCACCACCAAAAAAGAAACACGTAACATGCAATGCTTGTGGTAAAAAGTACCAAGTAAATGCTAATATTGTATATGGGGAATATTATAGGTGTGATAGGTGTACAGGTAGATAATGCAAGATAAACTATTAGATGTCGGTGCAGAACGGGCAGTGCTAGCTGGTTTAATCCAGTATGGTATTGATGGCTACATAACTGTATCAGATTTTGTAAATGATGACACGTTTGGCAATCACAATAATCAAATTATATACAAGTGTGTAAAGCATATTATTAATAACGATCAGTCCGTAGATATTGCTTCACTTCTTTCTGCCGCAGAACAATTAAAATTTTCTGAGACTATAAATACTAAGCAAGAACTTAAGTATATAAAGTCGCTGTTTGATTTTCCAGTAGACAAAAATAATATCATAAAGTTTGCAGCTCAAATGAAAAAGTTTGAGTTTGCTCGTAAGATTAAAAAACTTACAAGTAAAGTAAACAAAGATATGGATGATGTCACTGGGTCAGAAACAATAAATGAAATTATACAAAAGCTAGAAGATCCTGTTACAGATTTTTTACGCGAGGATGATGGTGGAGAACATCCAGAAAAGATTGGCGAGGGAGTAGAAGATTATGTCAAATTTCTCGAAGAAAATCAGTGCGATATCATTGGTATACCCACGGGGTTCGCTAGGTACGACGAAGCCATTGGCGGTGGTCTTAGACGAAAATGCGTTGATCTTATATCTGCAAGACCAAAAGTTGGTAAGTCAGTATTCGCTGATAATGTTGCCCTTAATGTATCCTCCACCGGAGTCCCCGTCCTAGTATTAGATACAGAAATGTCAAAAGAGGACCATCTAAATAGACTTATAGCTAATATTAGCAAGGTTCCTATTAATGAAGTTGCTACTGGTAAATTTGCAGAAGATCCATTGAAGATGGATAATGTACAAAAAGCTGTTGATCATTTATCTAACATACCATACAGTTACGCCACGGTCGCAGGAAAGCCGTTTGAACAGATACTTAATGTGATCAAGCGGTGGATTGTACAAGAAGTGAAGACAGATGAAAATGGGAAGACAAATGACTGCTTAATTATCTATGATTATCTAAAGCTGATGTCATCTAATTCTATTACAAACAATATACAGGAATATCAGGCTCTAGGTTTTCAAATAACTTCACTTCATAATTTATGTGTTAAGCTAGACATGCCATGTTTATCTTTCGTGCAATTAAATAGAGATGGTATCACCAAAGAAAGTACTGACGCTGTGAGTGGGTCAGACCGATTGATATGGTTGTGTACGTCTTTTACAATATTTAAAGCTAAGTCTACAGAAGAGCTTGCAGAAGATGGACCAAATGCTGGCAATAGAAAACTAGTGCCGATTGTTTCTAGACATGGCGCTGGAATGGACGATGGAGATTATATAAATATGCAAATGCAAGGCGCACACGCAAAACTTATAGAACTTCAAACAAGAAATGAATTAAAGAATCAGCCAATTGGCGACACGGGATTAATTAATAATGACTCTATGAAGAAATTAGCAAATGAACTTGCAACAGATCAAGAAAAAACTGAATGAAAATGCAGAACTAATTTTCAGTGAGCTGGGAATGAAATGTGAAGTTTTCTCTGATAATATATATTCAACATGCCCAGTGCATGAAGGAAGTGATAATCCTAGAGCATTTTCTTTTTCTCCACAGAGAGGAATGTGGAAATGTTGGACTAGAGAATGTCAAGAAGAATATAGAAATGATATATTTGGCCTGATAGCAGGAGCGTTATCAGCGCAAGAAGGAAAGGATGTAGAATTTAAAGAAGCTTTACAATGGGCCTGTAAAATCCTAAACATTAAACAAACATACTCAAAAGTCCCCACAAAAACTGAAGAAGTAGAAGAAGATTCAATATATGAAACAATAAAGATACTAAAAGAAAAAGAAGTCCTTAATACTCATAAGCCAATAACTATTGACTATGACCTGTCAATACCATCAGAATACTTTATAGCAAGAGGATTTAATAAAAAGACTATGAAATATTTTGGTGTGGGAGATTGTCATGCAAATGGTATAATGAAGGAAAGGGCAATCATACCAATACACGACGATGATGGTAAAGATGTGGTTGGCATCATCGGAAGATCTATGCGCGATTATAGAATGCCCAAATTTTTATTTAATCCTAAAGGGTTTGATAAAAGATACTACTTTTATAATTACCACAGGGCTATGAAGAAGGCTGAAGAAACATCCTGCCTTTATATAGTAGAAGGTCAAGGGGATGTTTGGAAATTATATGAAGCTGGCGTTTTAAATGTAGTTAGTATATTTGGAAAGACTATAACTGAACAGCAAAAAAACAAACTACTAAAACTACCTATAACGCATCTTATAATTTTAACAGATAACGATCAAGCTGGTAGAGAATCTAAAGTACAAATACAAAGACAGCTAAATAGACTTTATAAATTAACATTTCCAAAATTTATACAAAAAGATATTGGCGATATGGATATCAAGAAAATTAAAAAAGAAATACTAGCTAACTTAAGAGGTACTTATTGATGGCTAAGATAATAGGAATTTCAGGCACAAAACAAGCTGGTAAAAATACTGTAGCCAACTTTATAAATGGCTCAGTATTAAAACAAATGGAAATGATTTCTGACTTTAAGATAAACTTGGATGGACAGCTAGAAATCCAAACCTTAGATTCTTCTGGTCATCAGGGCTGGGGAATCTTTGACGTAACTAGAAAAGACAAAGACTTCATAGAGTACGCTGACCTCAACCTATGGCCTCATATTAAAATATATCACTTCGCAGACTGTTTAAAAAAAATGTGCATCGACTTGTTTGATCTTGAGCCTCAACAAGTTTACGGTACAGATGATGATAAAAATACCATGACACCATATGGCAAAACATCTAGAGAATTTTTGCAGTATCTTGGTACAGATGTGATGCGAAAGATTAAAGATACGATATGGGTAGACTATACAATTAAAACAATACTAAAAGAAAAATCAGAAATAGCCTTGATACCAGATGTAAGATTCCCTAACGAAGTAGAAGCTATACATAAAGCTGGAGGAATTGTATTGAGGCTAACAAGGAATCCATATGCAAGCGACCATTACTGCGAAACTGCGCTAAGTCTTGAAAAATATGATTGGGCTAATTTTGATTATATTATTGATAATAATGATAGCCATATAGATAAACTAATAAAATACTTAGAAAAAATAAACCACCTTTGGAGCAACTAACATGTTAATAACCTACATTAGATCGTCAAGCTACAATAATTATGGATATTGTGAAATGCAATACTTTATGACGTATGTTCTGGGCTATCAGTCTAAAAGTGGGAAGAAAGCAGACATGGGTACAATGGTTCATAAGGTAATGGAAGTCTTGGCTGGATTAAAGAAGTATGAACAAGATAAGCCCAAAGTCAAGTTCTTAAAGGTTGATGACGATGCTATTGGTAAATTTAAGTGCCGAAAAGAAGAACTACATACTGACGAATTAGTAAATAAATTAATTGATCTTAGCATAGATTCTTATGCCAAAAAATCACCCCACAAGTTCAGTAGCAAAGATAGAGAAGAAATAGCAACAACAGCTTGGTGCTTCCTACAGCACAGTGACGGTCAGTTTGATCCAAGGTTAAGAGATATACACTTCCCAGAACCTCATTTTGATATACCAATTGAAGAGGATTGGGCTAAGTTTGAGTATGAACAAAACGGAGAGGTATTTAAAGGACAAATAGCAATTAAAGGTACAATTGACCTTGTAACTAAAATTAATGATGATACAATAGAGGTAGTCGATTGGAAAACTGGGAGGAGAATGGATTGGACCACTGGAGAGGTAAAAGATTACAAGAAATTAGAAAATGATCCACAACTCTTGCTTTACTATTATGCTATATCAAAACTATATCCAGAGTTTCCAAATAGAATTATGAGCATATTCTTCTATAAAGATAAAGATGGTAATCCTGACCCCTCTCCTTTCAGTTTATGCTTTTCTCCAGAAGACGAAGGAAGATTCTTGGAAATGTTAAAAAACAGAGTACAGGAAATTAGACAAAATATTGTTCCAAAACCATTAGATTCCACAAGAAAACACTGGAAATGCACAAGATTGTGTCATTTTTGTAAAACTAAATGGCCCGAAACTGATATAAGCATGTGCGAATACGTAGAACAACACGTAACAGATCATGGAATGGACAAAACAATACAAGATTGTACTAAAGAAGGATTTAATCTTAGTTTTTACGAAGCTCCGGGGTAAAATATGGAAAAATTATTAACAATAGGCATGGCTACGTATGATGATTTTGACGGCGTGTACTTTTCAGTGCAGGCTCTTAGAATGTATCACGACGTAGTAAATACAGATCTGGTTGAAATCATAGTTGTAGATAACAACCCAAGCGGACCACACGGTAAGTGCGTTAAAGATTTGATAGATGGGTGGGTTCCAAACGGTAAATACATACCATTTACACATAAAGCTAGTACATCTACAAGAAATGAGATTTTTAAGAATGCTACTGGAAAATACTGCATATCTATGGATTGTCATGTGCTATTTTTTAAAAATGCTATAGATAATCTACTTGAATATTATAAAAATAACCCTTATTCTAAAGACATTATACATGGACCTCTAATTTATGACGATCTTAAGTCTCCTTCCACTCATTTCAAACCAACGTGGGGAGGTGACATGTATGGTCAATGGGCTACAGACAGCGAAAATTTAGCCAAAAAGGAGCCATTTGAGATACCAATGCAAGGATTAGGTGTATTTTCTTGTAGAACTAGCGCATGGCTAGGTTTTAACCCACTATTTAGAGGATTTGGAGGGGAGGAAGGATATATTCACGAAAAATTCCGTAGGAACGGTGGAAAAGCTGTATGTCTACCCGGATTTGATTGGTTACACAGGTTTGGTAGACCTCACGGTGTAAAGTACCCACTTATCCTAGAAGATAGAGTGTGGAATTATTTTGTAGGATGGTTAGAAATTACCAAAGACCCCGAACATCAAATGATCAAGGATATATATAACAATTTTTCTGGAAGAATACCTCAAAAAAGTTTAGACTTTTTATTGGAAGAAGCTAAAAAAACAATCTAAAAGGAGAGTCTTTATGTTTAATTTAGAAGATGCTGACAAACGGTATAATGCTGACACGTTTGGCTTTACGGAGAATCTAACTGAAGAAAATTTTTACATACCAGCAGAAGCAGAATATGAAGATTTTGGTGAAGAAGTAGAGGAGCATGACGCTGCATCGCTGTGGGAAAATATTCGTAAAAAGAAAGAACGTGAAGGTAAGAATTATAAGCCTGCCAAAAAGGGCGATAAGGACAGGCCAGATCCAGAAGCTTGGAAAAAAGCTCAATCAGCTCCGTCTGAAAAACAAAAGAAGGCTCTTGACAAAAACAAAGATGGTAAAATTGACAAAGAAGATTTTGAGCTGCTTCGTAAAAACAAAGCCGCTGAATATCAAGGCAGAAAGGTAAAGATTGGCAAGCCATTCTTAACTCCAGACGGCCCTAAGAAGAGAAGCGTTTACGTAAAAAATGATAAGGGTAATGTAGTAAAGGTTAACTTTGGCGATCCTAATATGGAAATCAAAAAAGATAATCCAGCACGTAGAAAGTCCTTCAGGGCTAGACATAACTGCGACAATCCGGGTCCACGTTGGAAAGCTCGCTATTGGTCTTGTAAGGCTTGGTAAAATGACACTAAGAAAAAAATGGAATGAGCATCTAAATGAAAATAACATGACCTATTGGCAACATTTTAGATTTGCCGTAGGTCATGGTTTAATATGTATAAGAGCTGGTGTATATTTATGTATACATGGTTTATTGCCATGTTTTAGACGTAGGGCTGGTACTAAATTAGTACAAAGACTAGAAAAAGTATTTAGCGAGAGAGAATATGAGCTTAATAAATAATGTAGCCGCAATTATAGACGCTAAAGTAAAATTAAAAGATTTAAAATACTCTAAAGACTTTGTATACGAAAGTGGACAGGGGGCTTTAAATATTAATTGGAAAAATATTTTACCGCAACCTCCTAAAAATAATAGTCTATCTACCAGTAAAGAATTAGAAATAGTAGCTGAAGCAACAAAGAAAAGATCTAACAAGGCTGTAGAGTTAGTATATAAAGTAGATGACGATCCTCTGCATTTATTTTTTGATTTTCTAGAAAGCAAAAGCATAAAAGAAAATAGAAGTGAGTTTGATCAATATTATAACCTTGTAGAGCCATACACGTATGCTTTAAAATATTATTTTAATAGACCAAGACCTGAACAAATAGCTCCATATTTGAATACAAAAATTAATGTGTTGTATACAGAAACTCACCATACACCTGCGTATCCTAGCGGTCATACGATTTACGCTGCTATTGCAGCGCACTTGTTTTCAGAAAAATATCCGCAGTATCGCAAAGAATTTTTTGAGTTGGCAAAACAAGCTGGAATTGCTAGAATATTACAGGGAGTCCACTATCCATCAGATAACAAGGCTGGGATGATAGTTGCAGAATTTTTATTCCCAAAAGTAAAGGAAAGATTGAAAAATGAGCGAAGAAGTAAAGAAATTCCCACTGACTTCACCGGGGCAACCTAGACCAACATCTAAGGAACCCGTGCGTAGACCTTTGCCCGCGAACCCAAAACAATGACGGATTCAGGTTATTATCTAGTTAATTCTAGATTCAAGATATCATCCGTCACCATACAAAGCCAGATTCAAACCATCATCTAGTTCATTCTAGATTCACAGTGTTATCTGGCAACTTATAATTGAGGAGGAAAGATTGAACTGGTTTCCATTGAAGAATTTTACGCATTATAGTTTACTAAAAGGATTCTCTAAGCCGCACGAACTTGCAAAGATTTGTGCGGACAATGACTATCCAGCCTGTGGTATTACAGATTATAAATCTATATCAGGCGCAGTATCTTTCCATCAAGCCTGCAAGAAGGTTGGCATCAAACCAATCATTGGCTGTTCATTTGACAACACCACAGTGTACGCTAAAAACAAAGATGGCTGGCACGATCTTATACAGATGGTATCAATGACTAATACAGATGGAAATATGCCAACAGATATTGCTAAAGATATTATAAGCAGAAATAATCTTGTGGCATTACCAAAGTCTAAAGATAATATCAAGCCATCTTATTATGCTAAAAAAGAACAAGCAGTGCTGCACAGGGTGCTACTATGCTCTGCCCTAAAGACTACGCTGCCTAAAATACAAACCAAGATTAGAAAAAATGAATTAGAGCCAGAGATATTAGAATACTTTACTAATGATAACAAATGTATAACAAAGGGTAAGGCAACTAAAGAACTGCAATACATATACGAGTCGTGTGAAGATTATGAAATATTAAATCCTCCTATGCTTCCAAAGTTTGTATGTCCAAGAGGATTGTCGCAAGAAGAATATCTAACTGACATGGCGCGTGAAGGATATAGAAACTTTCTAAAAGACAAGGTTGGGGATGATGAAGGACTACAGCAAATCTATGGCGACAGATTTAGGAAAGAGCTACAAGTTATAAAGGATGCTGATCTATTTGGATATTTTCTTATTGTGCAAGATATTATTCAACACGTAGAAAAAGATATGGGATGTTTAGCTGGACCGGGGCGTGGATCTGCTGCTGGATGTTTAATATCCTATCTAATTGGCATCACTAAAATTGATCCAGTAGAACATGATCTAATTTTTGAGAGGTTCTATAATGCTGGTAGAAACACAGGCGGTCATGTGTCTTTACCTGATATCGACATGGACGTTCCGGGCAAACGTAGAGATGACGTTATAGATTATTTAAAAGATACTTATGGTAATGAACATGTGAGTCAGATGATTACATTTGGTAGACTACAAGGGCGTAGTGCAATTAAAGAAGTACTTCGTATAAACGAGGCTTGTTCTTTTAGTGAAATGAATGCTATAACTAAGAGTGTGCCTAATGAAGCAGATATATCTGATCAACTGGCAGACATGGACGATGAAGATAGATCAATTATTAGATGGTCTCTAATAAACCGTGCAGATGAGCTAAGAGATTTTTGCCACATCACTGATGATGGAAAGCTTGAAGGTGATTATGCAGGATATTTTCAACAAGCAATTGACATAGAAGGCACATTTAAAACACAGGGTAAACATGCTGCTGGCGTTGTAATATCTAAAGATAAACTAAAAAATGTATGCCCTATGGTAGCACAGAAAGGTTCTACAGAAAAGATAGCAGGATTAGAAATGTCAGATCTAGAAGCACTAGGTCATGTTAAATTTGACGTTCTAGGAATTAACCTTCTAGATAAACTCATGAAAATTAAGGAAATAAAAAATGGCGAATAGAGACTATATTGTATTTGATTTTGAAACAGGAAGCCGCAATCCTCATAAGACACAACCGACTCAAATTGCTGCGTTAGCATTAGACGGAAGAAACTTGTCTATGAAAGGAACTTTTAACAGCGAAATTAGACCTATTCTAAATGATGAAGCCGCAATCGCCGCTGGATTAGATCCAATTGAGGACGGAGCGCTAAAAGTCACGGGGAAGAATAGGAAAGATTTAGCTAAAGCTCCCACATTAAAATCAGTGTGGAAAAAGTTCTGCTCATTTGTAGACAAGTATAATTGGAAAAAAGACCCCTTCTTTAATCCTATTCCAGTAGGCTTTAATATTATTGGGTTTGATATGATTATTATCAATAGATTATGCCAAGAGTATGGTCCATTTGACGAAGGTAGAAATCAACAAAAGATCTTTAGCAAGATCCATAAATGTGATGTCATGGACAATATGCATATGTGGACTGAAGGAGATCCCAGCATACGATCAATCAGTATGGATACTCTGCGAGAACGTATGGGATTGTCTAAAGAAAATGCCCACGATGCATTGCAGGACGTTAAGGATACAGCCAATATATTTATAAAACTATTGAAGACTCACAGAGCGGTCTACCAGAACATTGAACTAGATAAGGCATTTGCAAATGGAAATTTATACGTCAAATAAGTACGACGACAAGAAAACTTGGCAATTATTTTCTGACGGAAAAACCAAAGGGATATTCCAGCTAGAGAGCAATCTTGGTAAATCTTGGTCAAAGAAGCTTTCTCCAAACAATATTGAAGAATTGTCAGCATTAATTGCTATTATACGGCCCGGATGTTTAAAAGCTTTCGTGGATGGTAAGTCTATGACTCAACACTTTATCGACCGTAAGCATGGTCGAGAAGAAGTCACCTATCTACATGACTCTTTAGAGGAAATTTTAGCTCCAACCTATGGAGTTCTAGTTTATCAAGAACAGTCTATGCGTATTGCGCAAAAAATTGCTGGATTTAATCTTGAGGAAGCAGATGAACTACGTAAAGCTATTGGTAAGAAAAAAGCAGACCTCATGGCGAAGGTTAAGAAAAAATTTATTGCTGGTGCAAAAAAAGTTGGAACAGTAAATAAAGAAGAAGCAGAAGAAATATTTGGCTGGATTCAAGCATCTGCTAGGTATGCTTTCAATAAATCACACAGCATTTCATACGCTGTTTGTTCATACTGGAGCGCCTTTCAAAAGTCTCATAACACAGAACAATTTTTCTTATCATATTTATACTATGCTAACGAAAAGCAAGACCCTCACAGGGAAGTATATGAATTGTTGTCTGAAGCAAAGCTATTTGACATTGAAGCAAGAACTCCTAGCCTAGCTAATTTTGATACTAAGTTTAATGTTAAAAAGGGTAAGATATACTTTGGTATAAAAGATATTAAATCATTAACAGGTAAAACTGGCGACAAAGTTATTGATGGTATAAAAGAAGTAGAATCAGAATGTAAAAAACTGATAACTAAATTTACTTGGGTAGAAATACTATTGTTCTTTGCTCCCAAGGTTTCATCAACAGCTTTCAAGGCTTTAGCTTCTGTAGGCTTTTTTAGAGACTTTGATGGTAGAATCACAAGAAATAAAGCCATATATGATTATGAGATATACAGAACTTTAACTAAAGCAGAACAAACTTGGATACAAACAAACTATAAAGATAACAAATGGACAGATTTTGTAGACTGTTTAAAATCACTAGCACCAACGAAGAAAGAAGGTGGTGGCACTAGTAAAATAGCAAGAAGGCAAGTTGTAGAAAATGAGATACAACTTCTGCTAGACCCTCCTTTTAGCCTAGATGACGATCCCGGTTGGATTATAGATCAAGAAGCTAGATTTTTAGGGTGTCCAATTACAATGACTAAAATAGACGCAGCGGATAAATCTGCTGCAAACACTACGTGCAAAGAAATTGTCAATGGCAAGAAGGGGAAAAACCTTTGCGTGGTAGGTAATGTACAAAGAATTGCTGACTATACGATAAGTAAAGGTGATTCAAAAGGTCAAATGATGGCCTTTTTAACTATTGAAGATGACACATGTTCATTAGACAGCGTTGTAGTATTTCCAAAAATTAGGCAAAAATATAAATATGTTTTATATGAAGGTAATAACCTTATTTTCTGTGGCTCTGTAGCAAAACATGAAACATCACTTATAGTAGATAAAATTCATGAAATTTAAATGGTTTTTTTTAGCTGTACAAGCTAATATACTAGGATAGGAGAGAATATGAACAATTGCTGCCTCACTGGATATCTTGTAGAAAATCCACGCACCACTATGGTTGGAGACATAGTACTAGCTGAATTTACGCTAGTAGTCTATAATTACAGAAGAGCTAAAAGCACGGGTGAAAAAAGTAGAATACCCACATACTTACAGTGTGAAGCATGGCATACTGGAGCAGAAACAATTGAAAGGTTTGCTACTAAAGGTAGTAAAATGACTATACAGGCTTCCGCAAAAAACAAATCTAAAGATGACGACAGAATTATATTTAGAATAAATGAATTTGATATTTGTAATCAGGAGTATGTAGACGAATGAGAAAAAAAAGAATTATATTTTGCACAGAGGCCACATTTCTCAATACTGGATATTCTACTTATACTAGAGAAATATTAAATTATTTACATTCAACAAACAAGTACGAACTAGCAGAACTAGCTGCATACGCTCAAGACAATGATCCAAGAGCTACTGGAATCCCTTGGAAGTTCTATGGTGTAATGCCTCCAGATGGAGCTAGCGAAGAAGAAAAAAGAGATTATAACTCTAACCCTGTAAAGCAATTTGGAGAACATGCTTTTGAAAGAATCTGTTTAGATTTTCAACCAGATATAGTGTGTGACATTAGAGATTTTTGGATGTTAGACTTTGCAGAAAGGTCTCCTTATAGAGACTTTTTTAAGTGGTGTATTATGCCTACTGTAGATGCTCGTCCCCAAGCAAGGCAGTGGATAGCTACATATGCTTCAGCAGATGCTTGTTTAAGTTACTCTAATTGGGCTGGAGAGGTTTTAAAGGATCAATCAGGTGGTAAGATTAATTATATTGGCTCTGCACCTCCATCTGCTCATCCAGCGTATGAACCAAAAAATGGCTTGGCGATAAGAAAAATGTTTGGCATAGATCCAGATAAAAAAATTATTGGAACTGTGATGCGAAACCAAAGAAGAAAATTATATCCAGACCTATTTGAAGCTTTTAGATTATTTTTAGACCAGTCTGAAAACCCAAATGAATATATGTTGTATTGTCATACAAGTTATCCAGACTTGGGGTGGGAAATACCAGAGCTTTTACAGCAACATCAACTATCATCTCACGTTCTATTTACTTATGTGTGTCCAGAAACTAAGAAGCCATTTCCTTCTCTTTTCAAAGGGGCTTCATCTCAGTCTCCATATACTGGCAAGTGGGGTTCTACACTATCTAATGTAAAGAACGGTTTAGATTATCAAGATTTATCTACTATTATAAATTTGTTTGATCTTTACGTTCAATATGCTAACTGCGAAGGCTTTGGTCTACCACAAGTAGAGGCTGCTGCGTGTGGAATTCCTGTTATGGCTACAGACTACTCAGCTATGGAAAGCGTAATTAGACAGCTTGAAGGAACTGCAATTACTCCCAAGGCTTTGTATAAAGAATTAGAAACTGGATGTTTAAGGGCTGTGCCTGATAATAAATTAGCAGCTAAATTGTTTAAAGAATTTTTTGATTTACCGCAAGAAATAAGAAAACAACAAGGATTTAAAACTAGAAATAATTTTCTAGAACATTTCCAGTGGGATAAATCTGGTAGAGTGTGGGAAAGTTACTTTGACACGGTAGAAGTAAAACCATCCAGTGAAACTTGGATGTCTCCAATAGACATACAAAGACCAGACCCCATGCCTGAAGAATTACCTCCGAATGTTAAACATTCAGAATTAGCTAGATGGTTAATAACAAATGTCCTAAAGGAGCCAAGTAAAATTCATTCATTTATGGAGGCAAGACTTGTAAGAGATTTAATATATGAGTGTTCTACAGCTACAACTGGCGGGATGTACTACAATGAGATGTCTGCAAGTTTTGACGGTAGAAATACTAGACAGCAGTTTGGAATCAAAGATGCTTACAATAACATGGTAGCGCTGCGTAATAGAAAAAATTATTGGGAACAAAAAAGAGCGGAGGCTTTTGGATTAAGATGAAAGTATTATTCATAGGACATTACAGAGAAGGTGGTGGTTGGGCAAAAGCTTCAATAGATTTTATTCAAGCTTTAGATTCTATAGGCATAGATGTTGTTTGCAGAAATGTTTCTTTAACAAACAAGTACGTAGATATTCCACAGCGGGTTATAGAACTAGAAAATAAATCTTTAGATAATGTAGATTATTGTATACAACACGTATTGCCACATCATTTGGTTTCTACAACTAAATTCAAGAAAAACGTAGCTTATTTTGAATATGAAACGAATAACATGAAACAAAATGAGTGGACAAATAATTTACGCCTAGTAGACGAAGTATGGGTTGCTAATAAAACTTTGCACAAGGTGGTAAGCGATGCTGGTATAAAAAATTGTAAAATTGTTCCGCATTGTTTTGATTTATCAGTATACTCTAAAGAGTATGAAAAAATTAATCTACAAGACATGAAAGACAAATTTATATTTTACTACATTGGAGACTACAATAGTAGAAAGAATATAGACTCTATAATTAAATCTTTTCATAGCGAGTTTTGCAACGACGAAAAAGTGGCTTTGCTAGTAAAGATTAATAAGTTTGGCACTACTAAAGAACAGCTTAGAAAAATATATACAGATAACTCTACAAGTATAAAAAAAACCATAAGAACTAAACCAAGCCTAGAAAAATTTTGTTCAGAAATAGTTGTAACTGAAGATTTAACGTCGGATCAAATTAATTCTATACATCAAAGATGTGATTGCTTTATTACTATTTCTCATGGAGAAGCGTGGTCTATACCAGCTTTTGACGCAATGGCTTTTGGTAATACTCCGATATGTAGCAATGAAGGTGGTCCTAAAGATTTTATAGATGCTTCTGATGTAAACACTGGATCTTTAATCAACGGTATTTATAATGTATGCAACTGTCCAGACGCTGCATTTCCTCACATTTTTACTGGTAGAGAAGAATGGTTTGAGCCTAGTGAATCAGAAACTAAAAAACAAATGAGATATTATTACGAGAACAGAGATAATATTGATCGCGCATCTGGTTTAGAACGTGCCAAACAATTTAGTTATGAGAACATTGCTAACAAAATAAAGGACTACTTAAGTGAATAGTGTACAAAAAATTATTGAATCCTGCAATTCAAACAAAAAGGAAAAATATAATATTCTTACTTTTCCTACTCACGAAAGATATGAAACTCAACTGTGTAAAACTGGGCATAATTTTTATTCTTTTAGTTTAGATAATAACAAGACTTGGAATAAAGAGCAAGCAAAAGTTCCAGAGAATTATTATATATTGCCCAAAAACCAAATGGTTAGTTTTATAGAATATGATTTTATGTTGATTCAAAGTAAATACTGGCAATACCAAGTCGCTATGGATATTTTACAGAAATTTCCCATGAAGGTAATTGTTTTAGAACACACCTTGCCAACACCACAAACTATTAAGACAGAGCATATAGAACAAATGAAAAAGATGGTTGGAAACAAAAATGTTTTTATATCAGATTTTTCTAGACAGCAATGGGGAATTTTAGAAAACTCTAAAGTTATTCATCACGGACTTGACACTGATATATTTTGCCAGAAAGAAGTCGAAAAAGAAGATTATGTTTTAACAGTAGCGAATAAGTTTAAAGAAAGAGATTACTGTTTAAATTACTCTGGCTGGGAAAGAGTTACACAAGGGTTAAAAACAAAATTAGTAGGAGAGGGCAACGGAGATGGTACAAAAAATTGCAAAGATGTAAATGAATTAGTAGAAGAGTATAATAAATGCTCTGTTTATTTAAATACTACTACCCTTAGTCCAATACCAATGTCATTACTAGAGGCTATGAGTTGCGGTTGCGCGATTGTTTCAACCTCGACCTGTATGATTCCAGAGGTGATAGACAATGGGAAGAACGGATATGTATCTAATGACGAAGAAGAATTAAAAATGTATGTGAAAACTCTTTTAAAAGACCAAGATCTAAGAAAGAACTTGGGGGAAAATGCTAGGAAAACAATTAAAGAATTATTTTCAGAGGAACAATTTATTAAAAACTGGAACGAAACTTTTGATGAAATTTATGAGGCTAAATAAAAATGAAAATACAAATATGTTATGAAAATACAAACGGGGTTGAAGGGTTTGAAGTAATTGAAACAAAATATGGATTAGCTGCACTACAGGAAGTGACTGACCACTCATCAGAAGAAATATACATTACAGAGTGTATTGACAGAATGGAGTATGAAGAATCATTAAAAGTACTTTCACTTGCTGTTCAAAAACTAAGATTAAATGGTAAGCTTTCAGTAAATGGCACTGATTTAAGATCTTGTTGTACGCTTTTTGTAAACGACAGCATAGACTCAAAACAATTCAGCGCAGTACTTAAAGATGTAAGCTCTTTACAAAATTGCTGTGAAGTAGAAAAAATTCTAAAATCTCTTGGAGTATTGATTGATACCTCGGTAATCAAAGGAACGACATATGAAATCAAAGCCATCAGACAAAATGGTTGAAACTTCCTGCAAAGAATGCATATTTGCAGTCTACGAGGGTGACACGCAAGTGGGATGTTTTGCAAACAGACTAGAAAAATTTAAAGAAGCAAAAGAAATCATAGAAGCTTACGATGATGAAAAAGAATTTTACGTAATTGGTAGACTTTGTAACTTATATAGAAATCAAAAAACGCATGAAGATTTAAATCAAGAATTATTAATTGCAAACGAGCAATCTTCTCTATCTTTTGACTTGTTTATAGAGTGTTCTGATATTTCAAATCTAGATCAAGAATCAATACTAAAATTATTAAATTACAAGGGTAAGTTTAATGTTCGACTAATACATAAATCGAGTAATGATCTACATGAAAAATATAAAATTCTAGATTTTTCCAGAAAAATTATTAGTAAGTTTAATATAGACTGCCCCGTGACTCAATACATTGATTTCAACACGACAATGCATTCTATACTTTTAAAAACAAGAAAGTCTTTCCATGTTATTTTAGACGCAGTAAAAAATGAAAATGTTCTAGAAAAAGTAAATAACTTAATTAATAACGAAATGACAAAAGCAATTGTAGTAGAATGCGACGAAGAATTGTTTATTTCTAATCTAGCTTATAAGGTGCAAAGCCTTAACGATGAAAATGCAGAGTACGCTAAAAATATTGATAATGTAATTAAATTCTCTAAAGAGAAAGAATTGTATTCATGTCTGTAAAAAAGCAATGTATAACATCGCCTAGATTTAAACCGACAATGCCTGATTCATTAATTACAATAGTTTTTCTTTGCGATAGTCCCGGCTATAGAATGAAATCCTATGGAGCAATACCATTAATACCTTTTAAAACAAAAAGATTAATTGATATCCAGATTAACGCAATTAAAAGTGTGTTTAAAAATTTTGAAATAGTTTTATGCGTTGGATATGACTCTGACAGGGTTTGCAAATATGTTAAAAATAAATACAGAAATATTAATATTAGGATTATAGAGAATCAAATATTTGACAAATCCAACTCTTGCGAGAGCGTAAGGCTATGCTTAAATAATATAAACAACGAGAAGATTATTATATGCGATGGTAGTCTAATAATAGATTCTAAAACTTTTAAATCTCTAAACGGTAGTCACAGTTCATATGTTATGACAGAGATAGATAAAAACGACGACCTTGAAATAGGAGTAAACACCGGATCTAAAAACTTTGCAGAACATTTTGGTTTTGGCGCATACTACACTTGGTCTGAAATTATTTTTTTTAACAGTTATGAAACTATAGAATATTTAAGAAAGGTAATATCTAATGATAATTATAAACAGAGATTTTTATTTGAAGCCTTTAATGAATTAATTAAAACCAAACATAATATAGAAGTTATACAAAATATGCACCCCGTACAGAAAATTAACAATGTAAAAACTTACCAGAAACTGAGAGATTGTTTATGAAAATACTAATTGATAATTACTCTGATCACAACAACAGTCAATCGCTATATTTAAACGAAGGCTTTAAAACCTTTGGTCACGAATCTCATGTTTTTGACGTAGCTAGTAATAGCGTTTTTGATGTATGCGACACTGTAAATCCAGACATTCTAATAATTTCTGCGAACAGAATAAATAAAGGTGTAATTGAGTATTTACAGCAATCTAATTTAAAGTTAATAATTAATGTAGATAACTTAAATTTAGATAATACAAAAGAACTTGCATCATTCTTAAAAGAAAACAATGTGGAAGTAGGTTTTCTTTTTACGTCAGAAGAAAGCTTTCCAAGAAGTATTGATCGTTTAAACGTAGTCAAAGTTTATCAGGCAGCAGATGTTAACCAAATAGAAGACTTACATTTCAACTACAATGTAGGAAAAGCTATAATTATAGATAAAATACATGAAAATATAGGCTATGAAGGTAGCTTTCACGTAATCGGAATTGGAAATAAAGTAAAGCAAGAAAACGTAGACATATTCTTACCATCAATATCATTAAGATCTTTATTTCCAAAGTACAATGAAATTATTTTCAAGGATTTACAAAAAATAAATCAAACGTTTTTAAACGCTCTTTGCAGCGGTGTGCCAACATACTACGACAACGAAGACGGTAGCAAGATACAAGAAACATTAAATAAAATGCTCAAGAAAGAATTTAACGTAAACTATAACGACGAAAACAAAATTACCGATTTTAAAGACATTGTAAGTATTGTAAAAGAAAATCATACGGGGAATAATAGGGCTAAAACAATCTTGTCACAAATAAAAGGAGCGTAGATGTTAAATTTAGGTATTTATTTAGAACGGCTCGATAGTCCATTGATGCCCCTTGTTTCTCAAGAAATTAATAGGGCTAAATCAGAAAACTTATTAAAAGACGTTAGTATTTTCTATGATGATATCGGGCCAGTTAATTTACCAGTTAATGCTGGATTTTTTAACGCTACTGACTTATGGAATTTTACAGGAAGCCTACTAGTATTTAGCTTGCCCTCACTAGAAAAATCAATAAAATATATAAACAATTATAAGCAGTATTATTGCTTTGGTTGGTATAACTATAATGTTTTAAAAATGCTAGAATTATTAAGCACAGAAAACATACCTACAATTGCTAGTGACGAGGATAGCTATAAGAATTTTTATAGAGTAACAAGTAAAACTCCAATTAATACAAATAAAGATTTAGTTGGAATAGTAAATACTATTTTAGGAAATAAATCATGAATGAAAACCAAGTAGTTAAATCTTACAACGCTGGTAAAAGCACGTATGAAATTGCTGAAGAGCATAAAACTTACCCAAACAAGATTAGAAGAGTCTTGATAAAACATGGTGTTCAGATAAAGTCTAAAAGTGATGCACAAAAAAATGCACTCAAAAAAGGCGTTGCTAAAATACCCACCCAAGGAACAAAAAGGTCTAAGTCTGAACGCTTAAAAATTAGTCAAAGCTTAGTCAAAAGATGGGCCAGTATGGGCGAGAAAGAATATCAAAAGTATGTACAACAAGCAAAAGAACGATGGGTAAATATGAGCGAGGCTGACAAAAAAAGAATGTCGTCGCTCGCAACTCAGGCTATACAAAAGGCTGGTAGAGAAGGTTCCAAGCTAGAAAAAAACTTAAAATATGAATTAACTAAGTCTGGATTTGTAGTAGAAATACATAAGAAAAACCTAATACCAAATGAAAATCTAGAAATAGATATGTATCTACCTAAACTTAAAACTATTATTGAGATTGACGGACCATCTCACTTCCTACCCATTTGGGGGGAGGGAAAACTACAAAAACAAATAAAAGCAGATGAAAATAAAACAGGGTTGATTTTAGGCAAAGGCTTTGCTATAATTAGAGTAAAGAACCTTTCTGATTCTCTGTCACTCTCAGGGCAAGAAAAGTTGAAAGATAAATTGATAGATTTGCTACAAGGAATTGCTACCAAATTCCCTAAGAAATCCAAACGTTACATTGAAATCGAGGTATAAATAATGACTGAAGATAATATCTTTGAAGGAGTAGAAGAATTGAGTACACCATTAAATACAGATACATCTGTAAAAAATGTAGTTTCATCAGATGCGCCGTCTATGCTATCACCTGAATGGCATGATTACGCTATGACGCTATTTGAGGAAGATGAGCTAATGAATGGTCATCCCCTCGTAACGGGGCTTAGGAGGGTCTCTGAGCTTGTTCTAGGGCCAATGTCTTTTAGTGGTCCTACATGGGTCAAGCCTACTGATCGTGACGACCATCACGGTAGAGCTACTGTTATATTTACCATAGAATTTGCAAATGGATTAAAATGTTCAGAAGTTGCAGATTCTTGGGAGGGCAATACGGACGACATGTTTTGTGCATTTGCTGTAGCTATTGCTAGCACAAGGGCAGAAGCTAGAGCTTTACGTAAAGTTCTAAAGATTAAGGGTGTGGCAGCAGAAGAACTAACCAAGAAAGATACAGCAAAGATTGTACGAGATCTTTCTAAGCAAAACAGTAGCAGCGGTGGAGATTATGACGACTCTGGAAGAATGAGTGATGCTCAGTACAATTTCATTGACGTAAAATGTAAACAACTAAATGTAGATGGAGGAAAAATATTTAAGGATATGTTTAAAGTAGATCAGAATCGTAAGATTTCAAAGAAGGTAGCTAGCGACATTATTGATGTTCTTAATGGATATCAAAAGGATAAGAGTACAATTCCTAGCGAATTAAAAGGTTATAACCAAGAATGGAGAAATTAAATGAAACTAAATTATACAACAGCAAATAGTAGAATTACAGCAGAGTTTGAAGCAGATACGCACAGAGAATTGTTTACTCAAATCTCAAGATTTCAAGAGGTCTTTGAAGAGAGTAAGTGTGGAAAGTGTGGTTCTGAGAATTTAAAGTTTGTTGTTAGAACTGTAGACGAAAACGAATACTTTGAACTACGATGTGCAGATTGTGGAGCCAAGCTAGCATTTGGCTCTATGAAAAAGGGTGGCGGTCTGTTTCCTAAGCGTAAGGATGGTGACACATGGCTACCAGATAATGGTTGGCTCAAATGGAATCCAAAGACCAAGGCTATGGAATAGAGATTCACATCATAACCTAGTTAATTCTAGGTTCAACATGTTATCTCTAAACGGGGGGCAGAAATGCCCCTCGTTTTTTATGATAGGTACTCTACAGTAAAGTAAAGTCCATACTGAGTTTTGCTTCCAACCGTTTCAGGTTCAGAACTAAGTGCTACAAACCAATCATGGCGAGTAGAAGAGTGGCTAGCAGCCTCTTGAGATTCATATCCTAAATTAGTATCTGTGTCGGCAGCACTTGTATTTACACCGCTCATCCCCGGAGAATTAGTAAATACCATATCTGCCATAGAAACACCATCCGTAAATTCTACCCAAGTATTAGCAGCCCTTCCTCTAAAAGCCAACTGATTAAGAGTTGCATCTGTAGCTGGATGTCTAGCTTCGTAAACGTAAGTTGAAACACCAGTTGCATGATTTTCTATATTTGATCTATCAAAAATTCTTAGTTTACAATTTTGTACTTTATATGTTGTATCTGATTCAAATCTAATATTTAAAGGGCAAAGATAATTAGGTAGATTATTAAGATTTCTACTTGTGCCATTTACTGACGTAGTGGTAGAAGTCAGCCAAGCCGTATTATTTAACTGCGCTGCCTCTGTAGTACCCGTACTATTAGTAACAAACGTAGTTGTCTGAACTTCTCCAATCGGCACAGAAGTTCCAAAGCCGTTACCAAAAAATCCAATACCACTACTTGCGGTATGGTCAATTAAAGTCTCAGTATCTGCGCCTAAAATATTGGCATAAAATTTAATATCTGGCATTGAAAAACTCCTGTAAAAAGCGGTTTACGTAATAATATACACTAAAACTAACTGATTGTCAGCTTTATATACTGTAGATATGGATTAGAATTTAACGTGGTTCCACCCATAAAGGTATGGGTAATGTCATTATGAAAGTAGAAAAATGCTTCATATTCACCGGGATAGGGGTGGTAACTGGAATTATCCTCTAATGTAATTGAGGTGGTTTTGATCTTTCCTCTAACATACTGACTACCATCTCCACAAGATTCGGATATTCTGGTCCCTTTAAACGCCGGGGTATACCTATCTGGCCCTCTATGATATACATCTTTACGATAAACAGTACCTTTGAAAAATTTAATTCTAGCTGTTCTTCCACCCGTAGCACCGCTAATAAACGATAGTGTTGTGGGAAAATCTGAGGGTTCAAAGTCTCCCATTTTTGGACCCCCAAATCCTAATTTACCCTGACTGAATTCTTCAATAGTTTGGTGGGGAAATTTAAAAGCACTAATTGCTCCATTGTTGCTTATTGAAGTAACCTCTATTACGACATCCTTTGATACAGATGTTACCTTTTGACCAACCTCAAATCCTTCACCAGCATCTATTATACTATAATTATCTGGCAAACGTTCGAGAGCATTCTCAGGTTCTTCGTCGCTTCGGTTTCCAACTCCAATTGCAAAATGCGTACTGGCAGCACCGCCATCGGATAGCATTAAACCTCTTGCGCTTGTATCTACATCCCAATATGCTTTATCTCTTAATTTAGTATCTGCATCAACAGTGTCTCCTTCTGTTAATCTTGAAGATCCCAAAATAAAAGAACCAACTTTTGTTGGAACTCTAACGTCTACCCCTTCGTAAGATAATCTATCAACCTCTGCTGACAGTAGCCCCTCGTCTGCAATCATCTGCTCAGTTGGGGTTCCAGCTACGGGATCTTTCCAATTTATTTCTACACTAGATGGTTTTTGTCTGAACCATTTCTTTTCCCTAAACGCGCTTGACCCAAATCTACCTCCATTAAAATGCAATACTGTAAAATATGGAGCTATATAAAGAGTTTGCTCTGGAGGCCAATAATCAAATATTTGTACATGTAGCGCAGTTATACCAAAATTTTCTGGCCCTTGTTCACGATTACCCCACACTTTGCTTCTTGGGTTAACACTAAAGCTACCAGCACTTCCAAGCGCAACACCTACTCCACCTATCGGTAATATAGATAAAGTAGAATCTTGCCTAAAGGCTGTAACAGTTCCAACCATACCAAAGTTATTTATAGTTTCAAAATTAACTGCACCGCCACCAGACCTTAAAATTTTAGTTCTAGCAGTAATAATACCTAGACATTCTGCCCCTTGGTTGTCACCATCAGCTGGTACTTGGTAAGGATCGCAAGGACCAATTATTGAGTTATCAAATTTTGATTCAACATAATGATCATAAGGAACTGTCCTTACACGTTCTATATCAATTCCGTCATCTTCCCCTCCTCCATCAGCCTCCTTTAAATCGTTTAATTTTGCTTGATCCAGAATACTAGTAGGTTGCAAACCATCGCTACAACCTTCAGCATTATAAATTCCAACTTCTGGATCTCCTCTGTATAAAGCTCTTCCCATTCCAACACTACCCACTCCAAATGCACGAGCTTTAGTGTAAAAAGATCTGTCACTCATATAACCAGTTCTGATAAGAATATCTTGAGCAATTAGATCGTCAGCAGCAGCAAATTCCCCAGCAAGTGCTATAAAAGTTACCACATTTGGATCATTTGGTTTTAAAGCAAAAGTGCTTTCATCGCCATCTTCATTTTCGTAATAGGTATAGTACTGATGCGAACCATAAACCAAAAAATCATAATTATTCTTATTTATATCTTGTGCCATGTTATGATATGATTCTACTGGCGAGCTATCTTTCCCCCAAGGTCCATTGACAGCAACTTCTGGTGGAAGGTGGGCAGATCGAATACTTTCTCTATCTGATCCTAATGTTGTTCCATATCCTTTAAAGTGTATAAGGTCGTCGTCTATACTATCAACCGCATCATTACGTTGGGGTCGAAACTCTATGCCTGTTTTTCCCATAGCTGTAACATTCTTAGCAAACCCACCATCAAAAACTGGCCCCCAATACATTGGAGCAACTTCGTTCCACATAGGATCAGTACCCTTCCCAGTTGGATTAATTATTTTAAATTGTTGTCCATTATTGTATTGATCCCAAATAGTGCTTTGCATTATACACGTATTAAGCTCTGCTTCATAATTAGTATTAGCCGCGCGTTGTCCTTTCCTGTTTGAGCTGTGAGTGGCTTTTCCCTTATAAAACCTATCTCTTAGAATAGTAGTCCACTCGTCAGGTCGTATTTGCAGTTTAGCAAAATCACCATTACTTTGCTTCGCTGGATCAGCTTCTCTAAAATGAGTATTAGTACTAGTAATATATTTTCCAAACTGCCAAGTGCCAACGCCAACTGCTCTAGGTACAGATTCTAAATCAGCTCCAAAGTCTTGAATAATCCATTCATTACCAATAAAATGACAAATAACTAATTGACCTTTAGTATAAGTTTTATTTGCACGATTAAACACTCTAATTTTTTCACACTCAGTTCCATCGTTACATTTAATAAGATTGGGGCCAAACGTATGTGGATTTCCGTTCTCACTTGATAGTGGCATTGCTAACCCTGTAGAGAATTGACCTAGATATTTATCGCTACCAATATCAGCAAATTCTTCTGCTGGAATTGAATCTACATCTTCAGCATCTAAAGGAATAGATTGTATAGGAGCGGGATCTACATCCGTAAGCAGCCTAGCTAACATTTGATTTTGAACTTCCCACTTGTTTATAGCGGGGTTGTAGCTCATTCTCATATCTGCAACAACTGAATCTTCAGGATCGTTTAGCTCACTAGCCTCTTGGTCTACGGAAACTCCAATTGGCTGTTTTGCACTCTTACCATGAGAATACTTTTTACCAGTGGGTCTGCGGGGTATATCTGTAAATCTAGGCGGTCCTTTAGGAACTACAATTCTAGAAGAACTTAGAACAGCTTTATCTGCAAAGTATAATCTAAGATATATATTTTCAAAACCTTGTTCAGTAATATGACTCTCGCTTGTAACTTCTCTTTCAGCAAAAGCATATTTTTCTATAGAATTTTTAATTGAATTTATTTTTCTATAATGCTCTTTTCCGTCTGAATCAAAAATTGTGGTATCATCTTTATCTTGACTGCTAGGTAGCCACGTTTCTTCGTACCATTTTAACATCTCTATAATTTCGTTAACATCAAAAAATGCATCGGGGTCATAACTTCTAGCTTCTATATCGTATGCGCTACAGCCAAACCCGCCACCTGTACTAGTTGTTGCGCTCATACCCAAAAGATCAATAATTCTTTCTAAGAAAACTGATTCTGAGTCTAGGCCCGTAAGAACAAGACTTTTATCTATTCTTCTTCCAGTTCTTCCAAAAGCATTAGCAACAACGTTTTGTAGTCTTGTTTCCTGTGAAAATTGTCTAATAAGATTTAAATTAAAACTACGAAGTCCAGCATATGCCATAGCTGGATGATTAGTCACAAAAACATGGTTTTGTGGATCGTTATTATAAAACATTCCTCTAAATAAGCCCATCGTCACTCCCTCTCGTATCGGACCAAGAACTATCTGATATATTGTAACTGTCATTAAATGCATCTACATCATTCATTATTTCTCTTATATTATCAACGTTTGGCACTTCAGCAGAAGTCATGTAACCATTTCCCGGCTCTAAAGATACGGGCCTTTGATCATCAGTTGTTTTACTTACCGCCGTGTTGCCAAACTGATCCATCATCTGCTCATCATCATCCCCCATTATGTCTCCTGCTTCTTCTATGTCATCTTTACTAGCAATAGATCCAGCTATATTATTCGCCCTCTTACTAAAGCCACCACCAGCAAGACCTGTAGTAAATTCTTGTATTGTTGGTAGAACTGACATTATATTATAATTAGGATTATGACCGGGACTTCTTTGCATAGGGCTATACTGTATATTAGTAGCATTAATAATTTGTTGTTGTAAAGCGTTATATATTGACTGTAAATTTACATCAGTTTGATTTTTACCAAATCCTTTTCTTATAAGAGCATTTCTTTCATCTTCTAGTTTTTGTTGATTTCTACCTATCTTGGATATATTATCCGATTTCTGTTTTTTAAGCTTACCAAAACTTGCTGTGTACAAGTCTAATTGATAATCTGTTGTGACACCTTGAGGAGAAACCCTCACACTAATATTAGATACTAGTGGTCCGTTTGACTGTAAAGATCTAGCTAATGCAATACCACTAGGCGCTCTGGGTACACTAAAGCTACCACGCTCTGAAGCTAGTAAAAGACTGTTTGAAAATTCTGCTTGAACTAAACCAGCTTTATTCATAAGGTCGTATCCAGAATAATTCCAAGGTGCAAGATTCTCATCTTTGATATAGTCTATTTTACCTCCAATTTTTGATGTTGATCCCACTTGGGACGAAACCCACGGGCCATAGCATCTAGACTTTGACTGTAAAGGCAAAGCTACCATGTCAGGATAAACTGGAGAGGGCTGACAAAATTCTAATTTATTTGGAAGTGAAAAGTTAGCCATCTGCTTTGCTTTTTTCACACCTGCGGCAGCGTCACTGCCTAAAGGTTGTAAAAGAAAATCACCAGTAAGATCTGTAGGTGTTCCACGTAAAGCAGGTTGTTCAAAACCGCAAACACCTCTAACAACATCTGCTGCTAAGTTATGTTTTATTTTAGCTGTAGCATATGACTGAAGTGGCCCATCTCGTAATCTAGAATCTAGAGTTGGTTCTATTCTTCCGGGTATGGTTATTAAAGCATACACATGGTCTGTGTCTGCCTCAAATTGATGTTGACTAAAAGAAACTGCACTATTAAAATGTCTAAAACTACACGCGCTTCCTACCGATGGCGAAGGCACTGCAACCATCATAGAATACTGCATTGCGTCTACATAATCACAACCACTAGTAGAATAAATTCTTTTTGGTGGAGATAAAGTAAAATCTTGTATAATTTTTTGTCCATGTACACCAAAATCTTGTTTAGAGCTAGTAGGGGGCATATAGAATTTTTCATCTACAGTACATTTAACAAAAGTAACCATTTCTGGCCTTGAGGTATTTGCAGGTGGTAAATTTTTTAGTTTACCAGCAGTTAAATTATCCATACTATAAGACAGGTCAGGAACCATGTAGCTGCCATTATTAGCCTGTTGTGTTAATTCGCTAGCTCTTACACCTTTAAATGATAAATTTTGACTATGATCAAAACGAACATAAGGAGAAATTCTATTATTTCCATTGTCAAAAATTACTGTATCAGAAGGAGCTAAACCTTGTTGTATGTGTAGAGGTTGATTACTAGAAAAGTTAGACAATAAATCATATTCAAAAAATCCACCCTGCGTATCAGGCTTATAATTAAATTCATACTCTCCAGTTATAGGATTGTAATGAACTTCCATAGCGCCCGTGAAGTTATCTTCTGGCTCAGTAAATCTTTTGTCTTTTACTAAATATGTTCTCATGCTAGGTTCGTTTGCGGCAAGAGCGCTAATCCTTGAGCTAAAGTCATTTGTATAAGTTGCTTCTTGATTTACTGTTCTGGCGGGAAAACCAAATGGCCCTGCAACTATACTGCTTCCAGACTTAGTAAGATCTGTATCATAAAATAAATTTACTTGCTTTGGCATCTTCACTAAAAACTTTTTGCCTAAGCATTCGTCAGACACGCCTTTTACAAATTCATATACCTTCTTGGCATTTTTAAGACCCTTCCTGCCAAGCCTATTACCAAAAGCAAATGTATCATTAAGAGCTTTTAAGTTGCTATTATCTACAACGGGTATTTCTTCATTATCAGCTAACACGCTAAGTACTTTTTGAGCGACCTCAGAAAGAGGTCCACCGATATAATTAGATACATTGAAAGCTGTGCTTATAGTAGATAGAACTCCAAAACCGGGAATGATTGATAGAGCTGAAGTTAAAGTGTTAAGAAAAACACTAGATGCCGATTCCAAAAACCCCCACACACCACTACTGTTTTTCTCTGCTTCCTTCGCCTTTTGGTTAGCTTCACCTGCGGCTTTTTTCATCTGAGCTTTTATTTCTTCTCTACGACGGGCATTACCAGCAGCGTCTGAAACAGAAGTCGCTCCTTCTGATGGCAAACCAATTTGAGTCGCCCTTTTATAATAGAGAGGATAACCATACGGAGGATTGCAAGGAGATGCCGGAAGACCCGCATCGTTATAGAAATCTCTGTCAGAAGGCCAAACAGATCTTGGTACACTAACAGCGTAGTTATTTGAAATTCTAGGATTAAAACCAACGGCAAAATTCTCTGGTATTTGGGCTGTTAAAGCAGCCCCCTCTTCTACATCGTTTGCCTCAGTACTTTCCATGTACACGCTATCATACTGTAATAAAAATTGACACCATCTTTGGAAAGATACGGCAGCAGCTCTAAGTTCTATCTCCGTCGCAACATAGAAATTACCCACACCCACAGCATTTAATTTACTTGAATCCAAAAGTATTTGTTGATATGAACCAAAACCCTTTGGTATTGTAACTGTCTCTGGATGAACAGAATTACCCGGAAGAGTTCCATAGTATGGTAGTATCTGCTGTTTATAAGAATAGTCAAGACTCCACTGAACTCTAGTATCTGCTGCTGCTCTATCGGCATTTGCAGTAAAGTAGTACATTTCTGTTTCATTTGCGCCAACTACAAATTTGTCCGTATTCACATTAGAAAGTTCAGAACCAAAACTCGTATTAGTAACCTCTACTCCTGACTCCAAAAGATTATCTATAAAACCTTTGACCACTCCATTTGGTGGAGGCTTAGATCTATCAATAGTGTCAACTCTAATGATTCCAGCAATGATACCGTCCATGCCTTCTTCGCCTTTAGCAATTTGCACATCATTTATATCTTTATATATACCACAAGCTGGATGATCTTCAATAATTGGTAGTAAAGAAACTATCAATTCGTGATTTGTAACTTCACATACTTCCAATAATAAATCTAATAAAGTAATCTTGTCGTAGTCAAAAAAGTAAAATTGATTAAGATTTGGAAGTCCAGACAAATCTAATACATAATTAAAACCACGAAAATTTATATAGCCACCAAAACCAGCATCAACGTATATATCAGGAATTTTACCATACCACCCAAATAAAGCTGATAGACTTTGTGCCACCCTGTAGTAAGGAATACCTTGAGGGCTTCTTCGTGAAAAACCAGTGCCTGTAAGTGGAAACATGGGTAGAGTAGCAGAACCCCCATAGGTTTCTTCAATGTTGTCGTTTGTAGGTTTGCCACCATCATTAACGCCTACTATAATAACTGAAGGCACACCATAAATCATGTCAGTTCCAGACCATTTCATACTTCCATCAAGATTTTCAGTTCTCACTAAAGGGTCTCGGTCATCAAGAACAGCAGCGCCACCTAGATTAAGTTTCTCCTGCATATTTTCTGGTATATTATATTCTAAAAATCCATAAAGATTAAACATATTACGATTATTAAAAGTAGTTCCCGCATAATTATTCAATATCAATTCTACATTACCTAAAATTTCTTTAGGGTCAACTACATTTACAGAATATCTTGGATTACCATTAGGTTCTTTTGTTTCGTTAACAGCTTGAAGTATACCACCAAAAGCAAAATGAGAATGACCCACATTGTTAGCATGGGTAGACTTTGTATAATTCACATTATTTGATGCTGATATTGTAGGGTAAATATCATCGTAAGTTTTACGAAACGCTTGGGAAACGGTTGCCAGATCATGACCAAATTTAAAAAACACTGGAGCGCCTACTGGTGGAGGTCTAAATTTATCTTTTTTGCCATCATGATAAACATCGTCTCCTTGACCTATCGCCATAGCATCCCCACTATTAAACTCGTCGGGAATCAGATTTGCACTGATTGTAGAAGTATCCTCACCAAAACCAGCGCTAATATTAAAATCAACAATAGATGCGCCCAAGAATGTTTGTTGAACAAACCCGCCTTTTGCACTAGAAGGTATTCCAACTTTTGAATAAGAATTGTCTGGATTGTGGGTCATGTTGGTTTTCCGTATCTATAAAATTTAGCAGTAACAGGCGTTCCAGCTAGGGGGTTATACCCATAATAAAAAGCGCTTTGATCTAATTCTCCTACCCCTCCAGCCGCATTAGGAACGTAATGAATATATGAATTTATTTGCTTAAACTTAGCAACTTCGCGGTCTTGAGAGTTAGACAAATAGTTTATTTCCTTACCAGCGTGATCATCATCTGAAATAATGCCATCAAATAATAATCCGTTGGCGGCAACAAAAGCTCCACTTTGTTCAAACGTTTCCGTAAAAGCATCTGCATCTTGAACACTATTTGGTTTACCATAATGCAAACCGCTTGGCATTTCGCCAGTATTATAAGAATTTTTATTATTAAGACCGCCCCCTAAGCCGCGATTATAACGACTATTAACGCTCTGTTTTGCATCGTCAAAGAATAGACCTTCTCCAGAAGGAAATACCTCTATTCCTTTTAATTGTTTTTCGCTATCTTTTAGTCTAGTATATGCCATTATTTATCTAACTCATAAGTCCAACTAAGATTTAAACTATAACTACCAGTTTTTGGGTTCCAGCTTTCTGTGGGAGGGTCAAGAAAGTATGATCTAATTCCATACTCACTAGCTGGACTAACTGTTTTTATTAGGTTTGTAAGCTCAGTTCTTATTGGTTCATTGACGCTTGGTTTTCTTAAAATTAAATCACCCCTAGTGTCTCCATATCCAATGTCGCTAGAGTCCAAAATTATTTCAATTCCAACATCTCTTCTATATTCTGTTCTACTTCCGGTATATTGTAACAATGGACCAGTAGTTCTACCTAAAATTGGAACAACAGCAAAAGTATCTCCGGGGTAAGTGTCACTAATATTAATTGTCTCGGACACAACTCCCGTAAACAAATTTACAGGTCTATTATTAAATTCTAAATTATAGGTAATTTCTCCAGCACCCTCATTTAATGCAAGACTTATCGTAGTGGGCTGTGAATTTAAATTATGAGCAACTCTATTATTTACTCTTTTGTATATATCACATCCAACACCAAAAAGGCCACTATTAGATAAAGCTAAATATTTATCTTTAGCATTGGTAAGTGCATTATTATTACCACCACCACTAGTATTTACTCCTTTTATAGTGCCATCAATACTAACTGTCGTAAAAGGAGTATCAGTTCCAGCCTGAATGGAAATGTTAGAATTTTCAATAGCAGGTTTTCCAGATTCCACCAATAGCCAAGTGTCGGATAGTGAATAGCTTCCAGCTGTAACGTCTATACTTTCTGTTCGAGAAAAATCAACTCCCGAATATGAATGGGGTATGTTGATTGAACCTGAAGCGAATCCGTCAGGATCTGGATATCCACTGCTAGCTGTTTGGCTAACACCCTTTACATCAAATAAATAATTTTTAGCAAACTCCCAAGAATTTCCACTACTATTGACTACTGCTGTTGCAGAAATATTTCTAGTAAGCCTATAAGCTTTTGGGATTGCGTGTTGACCAAAAATGTCTTCTGACTCTATTGACCAACTATCACTAAAATCTTCTATTCCAGAAGCAGAAGGACTACCTGATATAAATTCTCCGCTACTTAAGTTATAAGCAGTAAGAGTAACAGTAAAATTACAGGTATCAACATATGTGCCTTCTTCAAAATTAATAGATTCTACTACAGGATAAGACGTGTGAATAACAGTTCCATCATATCCACATATTTCAATTTTTTGGTAATCTTTCCTAAATAATTCTCTAATGTCTTTCTGTTTACTAAATATAGATTCAGAATGCTTTGCAGAAGGTACTGAATAGCTAGCTGGCAATGCGCTGCTTGTAGCAAAATGATCATTAGGGCCATTGCCAGTAAAGTCATCTTCAGGATCATATACCGGAGAACCAGTATGAGAGATTAATGTACCATTTAAAGTAATGGTATACTGGGTGCTAAACTTTCCAGATTTATTCCTGACGGGGGTTTCGGCTATAGAAACAAGTGGAACTGGCCTGATGTAAGAAGGAGCATCTGTATTATAATAAACTTTTAACATTTTATTTTCCCTTTATGCTATGAACCAAGTACGCCTGAAGAATATAGCGTCAAACCAGAACCTTCAAAAACGCCTGAAATACTGCCCGTCGAAGCACTAGCATATAATCCTAAATTATTATACACGATTGCCGAGCCTTTAGCCTGATTATAAAGAGGTAAAGACCCACTAACCATTGGACCCTGACCACTAGCAAATAATCTAATTGAGTTTTTTTCTGGAGTTCCATGTACGTACTTTCCAGTAATTTCTTGTATTAAAGGTCTATGGGCGGTAAAGCTTCTATCTGCGGGATCTCGACCAGAAGCCTCTAAGAATATCTCTCCATCTTCATTAGTATATAATCTACCATTAGATTTAAATATATGATCATAAACACCATTATTTGTAAAGTGTAATGATATATAATCTCCATTTGGATCAGATCTATCAATTCCAGAATTTGCGTAAACTGTAGCAAAAATAGAAGCATCTGGACTTGGTAGAGTAGAACTAGGTTTTCTTAGCATTCCATCAGATATGTAAACAGCTCCAGTATTAACCCCAGAAGCAAACGAAGAGTGATCTCCGCTAGTGGCGCACATATGAGCAGGAGCGCCAACGGCTATACTATAATTACTATCTGCTCTATTGGCTTGATAAACAGAAACAGATCTGCCGTAGTAATCATTTTCAGAACCACTAACAGCAGTTTCTACTAGCATCCCTTCGTAATCTTTTTGTACTCTGGAGAAATAACCCTTTGGTACAATTTTTTGAACAAAAGAAAAACTCTTGGTTCTTTCTTCCCAATCATCATTTATAATTTCGTAAACGTAAGCCGCACCATTATTTAGCACAGCGGTTGTTCCACTACCGCTTAAGCTAAGTTGATGTCTTAAACCAGACTCACCCACATCATAAACAGTTCTTAAAGGAATATCTATTGATACATTAAATTCTTTATAATTAAATGCACCGCTAGCTTCTCCACCCCTTTCAAATTCCATTTGTTCTAAGCTGGGGAAATCATGTCCCGGCGCACCTATTACAATCGTGTCGCTGTGAATATCAACGGAAGCTCCAAACTGATCCGTAACAAAAGAGTTATCTCTAAGGTCAGCTATTTTATAATTATTAGGTCCAAGTCTAGTTACATTTTGTGAAATTGCAGTTTCATTTATTCCGTTTAAGCATAAGTTTTGACCAACATTAATACTTTGAGGTCTAAATTTCTTAAGGAGTTCCCAACCTTTAAATCCTCCGACAACACCATACTCTGAAAGAGTGCGTTCACCCTTTCCGTAAAGGAATACAGATCCAGCACCACCGCCATAACCAAGCACTGTTCCAGAGGCTTGTTCATTTTTAACAGTAACCCCAGAAACATAAGACCAAGTAGTAGGAGTTTCTGACGAGAAAGCCGCAAAGGGCGAACCAATGGCAATAGTTTTATCTTGTATTGCAACTGAATAACCAAATAAATCACCCGGATATCCAGAAGGTAATTTATCAAAGTCTAAATAGTCATAGCCTTTTTCCCCAATAATTTGTGGAAACTCTCCGTAATATGCATCTTGATACATTTTTCCATCTATGACTCCACTAAACTTAGCAGTTCCACCGTAACTATACTGAGCAGACGAGAATGCTTCAATTGCACCTAGTTTCATTTGATCAACTTGCTCTTCATTTGGATATGGAGGATCTCTTGGTGTTAATTTTTGAGCGCCCTTTCCAATCTGCATTGGAAGAGGTGATTTTAAAAAGCCATGATTATTAATAGTGGTTGGATCTACATCATCAGAGAAGAAAGTCATAGCTCTACCAGATGTTGCAGGAGTTCCATCTCCAGCAAATCTAATCATTTGTCCAGAGTTTCCAGTAGAATTAAAGAACTTTTGAGGACTACCTTTAACTGGTGCAGTAATTTTAGTAATAACGTCATAGACTTTAAATTCTCTTTCCATGTCTTCATCGTCCAACAGCTCATCTATTTGTTTGGGGAAAAAAGTAGTTGGATATAGGGTTTGTAAAAATCTTATAACATTTTCATCAATTACACCGCCCTCGTCTGCAATTCTACGACCCTGTATCATACTTGCGTCTGTAAGCACTGTAATTCTAGATCTGTTCATGCCAACATCAAATGGCTTTTGGAAATAAATTTCTTGAGCTGCAACAACTGGACCGTCTGCAATTACATTAGTAGGATCTCTACTAGTAAATATTTCTTTGCATTCATCAGTAGGGCAGTACTTGTGACTGCTTGTACTAATAGGTCTTGTCTCTTGAATCATTAATCTTTGTTCTGGAACTGCTGGAATAACTTCTTCTTGAATACCCATCACTGGTACTAGTTCATCTTCAAAACTGAAAGGAACTAAACATCCAGATATACCAATTAATCTTTGCGTTTTGGGTAATTTGTCATAGTCACCAGTTGGATAATTAATATAATTAGAATTTATGTATATACTAATTTCATCAATCGTATTAACATTGTCATGGTCTTTACCGTCACCACTAGGTACATAAAGATTTATGCTTTCAGTATTTACATCGCCTTTATAGTTGAACTCGAAGGGGTTTAGTTTTTCACCATTTTCTGCATCTAATCTTGAACCTCCCTTATCGTCTTTAGCTAACTCAAATCCAACAAAAGCTTTATCAATGGATTTAACTTTGTTATGACTTTCATCACTAGGCATGTGAATTATATCTTCAATATTCTTTAACGTACCACTAGATAACACCCCGGCCTTTTTATTACAATTTGAAAAAGTATATTCAAATGAAGATTTTTCATCTGGAGTTGCGGACATTGTATCAAAAAATACTCTATATCCTGAACCCGGAAGAACTGGGAACGTTACTTTTGTTACGCCTGTTTTGAAGTAAGGAACACCAACAATTATGAACTTATCATCAGTTAATTTGTTTGCGCGTCGAGCCGGTCTTGTTGAGCCAGAATCATTAGTGCCAAATATTCTTTCGCCACCAGATATTGATAAAGAATTAAATGCAGGAATTGCAAATGTAGCTGAAGCCCCAGCATTGAAATCTTCTTGACCAAAACCAAAATCTCTCATTTGATCATTTAATTCTCCAAATGTTTCAAATCTTGCTTCAATGTCTGGAAAGAAATCTATCATAGAAGCTACTTTGTTTTTTACTGGCAGTCTTAATGGCCTCATATTCAATTCTAAGCCAGCAGCTAAAGACTCTAAAGCTTCTACATTTTCTAATGGAATGCCTTGATCTGTAATTGTTTGATTATCACTAGAGGAATCTTTTCTACCGCAAGTTATAAATAACTTTCTATCGCCCCGTGATAGCCAAGCTTTCAATACATTTAAGTCATCACTTGGTATGATTTGGTCAGTATTGGCAATCCACGCAGCGTCATAAGTACTAGTTAAAATATGATTTTCTAAATCATCTACATTGTAAGCTACATCTGGTGGCAAGAAACCAAGTAGTTCTTCTAGGTAAGAATCTTCACGACCATCTTTAAATGCTGTCCTATTTGTCCACCCACCCAGCTGTGCTATTCTTGTCAAAAACTCATCGCTATTATTAACAGATTTTAATATGGATCTATATATTAAAAGATTTTTATCGTCAACTTCTGAATTTAATAAAAATTCTCTAAGCTCCATGTCAGTATTACTAATTATGTATACTTCAGATGTTGTATCTTTATATTTTTCTTTAGAGATAATATTAAAATGATCTATTGGATTTCTTTCATTTATAACTTGGCCTTCAGAATGAGATTTAGATCTAAGAATACTTCTTCTAGATGCTACAAGTTCGTTGTCTGTAATATACTTGCTAGGACTTGACGTAAAACCAAGGTTAGTATTCAAGCCTTTATAATTATTACTGTCCGCTGTCCAGTAAAACTGTGCTTCTTCAAAACAATCTTTTGAAAAGAACGGCCCTCCTGTTTTTGTCTCAAATCCAACAACAACCTCAACTTCTTTAATTCTTTCTGGAATAGCTGGTATAATTTTCTCTTCTAGACTATGTTCATTCGCTACTAGTAGCGGTATGGGTTCCCTATTTGGGAGTCCCGTAGGTGGTGGTGGGCAATCTTCTATACAGCAACCAACGGTTACTTCTGTTTGAGTACCAAATGCCATCGCCAAGTTTACTGGGAATGTTATAATACCTAATCCTATTGGATTTTCACAAAAATCAATCCATTCTGCTCTAAGATCTCCCCCATGTTGAGGAATCATTTCGCACCTGTCGTTCAGTTCTTGATATGATGGGAAAGCTCCTGTTTCATTTCCAGCTAAATCTGTTTCAAAAAGATTGTTTCTTCTTTCGCCGCAATGATAAGCTGAATAAATACCGGGGAAATTTAACTTAATGTCAGCAACTCCAGATCCACGTAATCCACTGAAGCTATTCTCCTTGATACCGGGATAGCTGAATGACGTTGTTCCACCGGGAATAAATGATGGTATTATATTAAGATCCATTTCATTAAATGGACTATTATCTCTTCTGTTAGATCCAACTAGTGATTCATATTCAGACCTAGCTGGCACAACTTCAATTCTAGAATCAAGCCTTGTAAGCAATTCATTAACAATATTATTGGTAGTTCCATAAACTCCACTATTTTCATAAACTGGATCATCTGAAACTAGTACTAAATGTCTATCTCCAAGACCTAACCAATTTTGAATATTTTCTACAATTTCATCGCTTAAACCATCTATGGCTGGCGTAATCATAAACATCAACCCTGCATCATTTGGAATATCTACTTCGTCATTTGGCAGTATAGAAAAATCAATACCAGCATCTCTATAAATAGCTGTCATGTGATCAAATAAACCCGCACCCTGCTCTTCTTCATTTAATATTCTATGTTTATTACCAAGTCTAGTATATTCTACAGCTTTATTTTTATGAACATAATACTTTTTACCCTCAAGCACAGTGACAGATCCAGCATTTGTGGTTGAAAACCATTGACTTGTGTGTGTGGCTCCCGGTCTCCACCATACAACGAATTCATTATCCTCATTTAGCACGCTGTCAGTTGGCGCACCAGCAGCTATAATAGAGCCATCTGAGTTAGTATCAACAGAATAACCCAATCTTGGAGTAGGCGCAAACTTGCTATATAAGAATTCCCAATCTGGGGGAATGGTAGGTTTCATCTCGCTATGTGTGTAACGTTGATTTAATTCATACGCCTTAATATCCTCATCTATTCTTAGTTGTAATTTACCACTGGCATTTAACTCATTAAATAAAACTTTTTGAGCCTCACCGCGTCCTAATGCTGGAACAAGTTCTTGAAATCTTCTGTACTTATCTCGTAAGTATCCAAATGGTTTATCGTTTGGACCAACCCTATTTATCCAATTGCCCACATATTCATGAGCAAAAGTATATGGATTTCTTTCATAAATACTTATAGCTTCGTCTATGTATGGAGAACCAATAACTATAGTAGATTTGTCGTCACTAATAGCAACGTCATGACCAAATCTATCTGCATATACGTCTTTAGACTTTGTTGGAGAATTTATAATTTGAATAGGATTCCATTCTAATTTTCCATCATTAAATTCTTCTTCGTATACAAAAACGGCTCCACCGCTTGGTGGTGGCATATTAAATCTAGCAGTATTATTATTAAAAGTTCCAACACTAGTTGAAAATAACTTAAAGTCTTCACTTGCAGCCATTCTTCCAGTGTCAAATACCGTTTTAATAAGATTAATAGAAAGTGCTATCCAATCTTCTCCCGAGTCAGTAGATGTTCTAAAAGTAGAACCAGCTGAAGGTTCATTACTAAAGTTTGTAACGCCACTAGCAAATGAGTATTCTTTATACCAATCAAAGAATTGATCTACAGCGTCATTTCCATTTTCTCCAAGGGTTTCGTTACCCATAGATAAACTATCATCAACTAAAGCTCCTACAATCACAGGTATCCCACTATTTATCTTGCTACTATCAAGTGGATATATCCCACTTGTAGGACCGTGGAAGATTTCTTGTAGTTGTTGAAACATCTGAGTGGTATGAGATTGACCTCTAAACTTACCTCTCTCATGGTTAGAAATACTAAACTTAAATGCCACATCCTCTGTTCCACCAATAAAGTCTTGATCTCCAGCTGGACCGCTGGTTAAATTAGGCTCAACTATAATAACTTTTAAGTTAACAGAAACAGCAGGATTAGAATAATATTTATATAAAAAGTTTACATCTGATATACTAGGTAAAATGTCACGATACGTTTTTTTACCCGGAATCACAGTTTCCTCCGCTTCTCGGCCTTGTCTTTTTACGTTTTTAAATTCTTTAAAAGGTCTGGTGAATACAAATAGCGCAACCTCAATGGGAGTTGGAACTGGATCAGAAAATGTTCTTGACCATACACTGTTTGGAGCGCCAACAACAATGGTTGGACTTTCACCAGAATTAGACATATCTAAAGATGATCCAAAATTTCTACCTTCTCCTATGTTGTACCACTCAGCTCTAGTTGTAGGAAAAGGTAACTTTTTATCACTCTGCGGTTGAAGGGGGTCGTCTTTGCTTGTTATGGCTACAGCATAATCTCTTTTAAGTCCAATTGGTAGTGTTAACTCAGAAACAAAAGAAAAACCAGATTTATCATCTTGATTAGACCAATCATATCCACTTGGTTCAGAATTTCTTTCATATACAAACACAGTTCCAGCTTCTCCAAGATCTCTAGAGTCATAATCAAAAACATGGTGTTTAGGAGATCCAACAACCATATACTTTTTACCAACGCAAACAGACTTTCCATACTGATCAAATGCATTTCTTGGAGTTGTAGAGCTTGGTGGAGTATTACCGCTAGCTCCCTGTATTCCGTCTGCAATTAATTTGATACCTGAAAAATGAACATTTTCATTAGTGCCATAATTAATAGATAAAGATCTTGGAAGTTCTTTTCTTTCTTCTCCAGCTGTTCTACCAAAAACTTGAATATCATATGGAGCATGAGGAATCAATCCAGTAAATTTTCTAATACCATAGTAATTACCGCTATATCCAACGTCAGTTTTAAATCCACTCGTAGCAAGATTAGTATATAATCTTTTAGCTCTAAATATTCCACCGTCAACACAATCTTGTCCAAAATTCTTTCCATGAATAATAATTTCTGGATCAGTACAAGGTTCATCCGTTGACTCACAATCTCCATAGCATGTTAAATCTACACCGCGAATTTCATCGCTAGATTCTAAGTAAGAATAATCACTTTCAATAGTTGAGATTCCTGTGCCAGCATTTACATTTGTCCAGCTTATAAATTCTTGACCTAAATCACCCGGAGCAACATTGTAGTTTGTAGTAAATAAATGTATATCATTATTAATACCATTAATAATTGGCTGTCCTATAATTCGTAAGTCTAGAGAACTACTGGAGGTTATGTTTAAATCCACGCCACCCAAATATAGCGGAAGTGTATCTACCAATTCTATAAATGGATTTAATTCTGGAACTCCATGTAGAAACATCGTTATGCTTCCACTATCTAAAATTGGATCGGCTAATCCAGCAGATTGATTAAATAGGAACAAATCTCCACTAGTTGAATCTAGAATACCGTCGTTAAAGGTAGATATGGAAAGAGCGCCATCTAAAACTTTAACTCCAAAAGCACCGCCCTCAGTAAAGAGATTGACAACCGGATTAAAATCAGTATTAACAATACCATACATTCCTTCATGAATAATCAAATTTGGATCAAATCCAATTGTTGCATCTCCAGAAGAAAATAAAGATAAGTACATACCAGAAGCACGACTAACTGTAGAAGGATCGTAAGCAAGGGTAGACATTAACAAACCACTTGGTGATTCTCCAGATACTGTTGGTATAGCCGCGCCAGAACTGTATAGAGTTAATCCAGAAGGTTGCGCTCCAGATATATTAACCAAAGAATCTACAAACAATTCTAAGGCGTTAGAGGATAGTGTATTCCCGCTGGCAAACAACGCAAAGCCAGAAGAAGAAATTGCATCTCCAGACGCTAAAACATTTTCTAAATTTAAATTTATTGAATGTAGTTTGATGTTAGAAGTAAACTTATCACCAGAAGGAAATGCTATGTCATACTGAATAAACATCTTATCAATGTCGTCAGAATAAAACTTATGGTCAAACTCTGTGCTAGCAGTTCTAGAATTAAACTCTGCCCAAGGTTCTGATTTATCTATCCAATCATTATAATCAAAAGTACTAGATATTTTCGTCATGCAACCGTTAAAAGGTAAATAATGATAATGTCTATTTACTAGACCAAAATTTGACTCTACATATGTTGTTGGGTCTTTTTGAGGGGCGTATAAACTTACAATTAGTTTAGGTCCAGTATTGCCATCATTCCAATTTACTTCTTGATCAATTTGACTTTGAATAACAGTATCTACAACAAATGCTGATTCTTCAAACTTGTAACCTCTTGGGAAATTCTTTGAAATTCTAGGAGATGCAGAATAAAGCCTATGACTATCTCCGTCTGGAATAGTACCAATGTCAAGTCTCAACATATCATTTTCTAACTGACTATGATATGCCAATCCAGATGTTTGTATACTACCAGAAGGTAAAGCTAAATTTGTAGTTTGATAATATGGAAATCCACTATGCGATAGCTTAAATTGAATATAATCTCTGCCTACCCTCTTACTAAATCTACTAAAGTTTTGATCAAACATACAAAAATTAAATTCTCCTATTTTCCACTTGCTTGTATTTTGATCAACAAAACTCCAAAGTTTATATCTATCATAAACATGACTTTCTCCAGCATTCCAGAATTTTGCACGATGACCGCTAAAGAAGCCTTCAACCTCCGTTTGCTTCATGTCCAAGTTAATTCCAGATTCTGTTATATTAGATCCGCTGGCATTGTGGAAAGATAAACCAACGTCTGTTGCAAATACATTAGTACCAACGCCAGAAGCAGAAGAGAAACCAGCTACAATTGGACTATTACCAGATGCCATAAAGAAAGAAGTAGAAGATGCTCGAAGTAGATCATAACTTCCGCTAGCTATTTCACTGTCAACGTATAACTTTAATCTACTACTTAAATTATCATTATATGTAAGTAATACAGATAGTGGATATTGGTAATTAGTATAATCTTGACTATCATATATAGATATAGTATTATTGTCAATATCTCTAGCATGAGCGGCTAAATGTCCACCGCTATAAGCTAAAAGAAATTCTAGTTCTTCTCCGTGATTCCATTTTGATAGCAGCACCCCAGAGTCCCAAAGGTTATAAGAGCTTCCACTTATTGAAACATCAGGAGAAAATCTAATGTATGCCGCGAAACCTCCAGAAACTGAGATGCCACTACCAAAATTAATGTTTGCGTCAGGTCCAGATAATCTTAAAGCTTTATCGAAAGAGTCTAATATTTTACCACTTAATTCAGAACCCGTTTGTGTCCAATCTAAAGTTTTATAATCTCGTTGTTGATTTACAAAAAGACCACTATTATTAAATCGTAAACCAATATTTTCTATAAGATTAGATGAGAAGCTAGCATTATAAAATCCACTAACATTGTTGTCTAATAATCCACTTTGATTTGGTAATACGAATCCGTCTTCTATCTTTGTAAAATCAAATGTTCCATTTAAGAACGGCGCATCTAGTTGAGGATTCTCGAAAGAGAAATCAAAGACAGTAGGTTGAAACGGACCTGTCATCACATTTCCATCTACACCCCTCCAACGTCTAGCGTAATTTGTTTTAATGGTTGTTGGACTTTGATATCCGTGTGGGATGCTTTCTATTAATGACAGTCCAGAATTTTGTATAACAGAATTTATCTTTCTGTCCGTGCTTTGACTTGACGAAGGATACCCCTTAGCTTCAGATTTATGTAATGGTTCTTTTTCATGCGCAACAGTATGGAGTGGAAGAGCGTTGCTAGGTCTGTACTTAATAAGTAAAGATATATTAGATATAGCCGCGCCACTTGGGAATGGGAATAAATCTAAGTATAGATGTTCAAAGTAAGAACTCATAGAGTAATCAACAGACTTTCCAAGTCTAACATTATCTGGATAAATATCTAAAGGTATAGTATACTCTGTGAATTCAGTTGTATTTACTATTGGTGTTAAAGGTAATGAATAATGATTACCTCCTAAGTTATTAGTACCAGAAGTTTCAAAGTAAGAGAACTTGTCTGATATTGGTAGTGTAGAAATTCCTAAGTCGTTTATATTTGCAAATCCAGAAGAAACTGGAGTTACGCCTATTCCAGATGGATGTTGGCCTGAAGCGTTTTGTAAAAATCCACCAATCTTAGGAGTTATATGCAAAAGTTTATCATCACTATAACCAACAGCATCAATTACATAATCTCTACTAGAAGCAGACTTTTTAGCCGTAACCTTTAACTCTATCTCGTCAACCACAAAGAAAGAATCTATATCAGAAACTTGTCTTTTATTAGCAGCGTCAAAGGAATTTGACGAAAAAGCAAATTGGAAAGCCCCATCTGCATACCTAAATGCAGAAGTCGGAGGCTCATGACTAAACTTAAGTTTTAGCTTACCAGAATCTGCAATAGCCGTGGTAGAAGATAATTCTATAAATTTGTCATTACCGTCTAATCGTAAAATATTACTTAGGTGACTGTTATCTTCAACGTCGTTAAAAGTATGATTACCATTATCTGTCCACAGAGAGTGTTCTCCAGAAGGATAAATAGTTGTATCAAAGTTATACTTTAAAAGATTTGATGGAAATATTTTTCTTTCTGTTCTTAAACCAGTTGCAGGAACTTGCACGGAAAAAGGAAGTATTGCATCATTTCTAAAATTACTTAAACCCTGTGATAGTATTTCAAGTGAGATAATTCTAAAATCTTCTCTTCTACCACCAACTGGTCTATTATCTTCAGAAAATGCGTTACTAAAACCAACGTTAAATGGGTCGTCTAAAGTGGAAGTCTCCACATCAATATTTAGTAAATAACCACTTTCATTAAAAAATAGAGGATAATTACTATCATCCTTATCTAGTTTTGCGTTATTTATTAGCGGTTCAGTTAAATAGGTAGTTGGGTTTACTGTAGATAGATACTTTGATTCACCCTTAACTGTGAAGTCTTTATATTGTACTATTAAATTTCCAGACGGATCAGTAAACTTTAGATTATTAAATTTATAAGAAAGTGGCTTATGAGATCTAAAATTTTCAATAGGAGCATCTACTCTAATTGCCAAAAAACTTTCTAGCATATCAGTAGAAGGTTTATCCATCTCTAATACTAATTTATAATTATTATGATCATCTTTTGGTTTTCCAAATCTTTCTTGAGATCTTAAAAATATAGAATCTCTAGTAACGCGGGAACTTGGTAATCCATTTTTTAGATAATTTCCGATAAGCACACCATCATCAATAGACGATGCCACTCCAATAATTCTGTTAAATCCACTTTCAAAAACTTCAATACCGCTAGGATATAATTTTTCTGTAGCTACAAAATTGTCAAATTCTCGATAAGAGTCGTGAGTCCCTGCAATCTTATGTGGCCTTGCGGAGACAAAAGCAGAAGTAGAAGGTCTTGCAAAAATACTAGCTGGGTTAAGTTTATATCTAGTTGTTATAAAAGCATTATCTAGATTAAAATATCTATTAACATTAATATCGCTAGTAGTTGTTTGTTTTAGTGTTGCAAAGCCTAACATTTTAGATGAAATAAGTCTATCGCCAGTATTTGCTGCTTTTAAATTTATATCAAATTTTAGATTAACATCAGTTTGACAACGTACCTGTAATAATCCCGCTCTTTCTCCAAGCCTGAGTTTTCCAACTCCCGCTTTTTTAAAGCTTACCTTTGGTGAAAAACAATCCTGTATCATCCTTATACCCTTCGGTTGTCTTTAGTTAGTCGTCCGTCTGGTCCCACGGAATGTTGAGCAATTTCCTGACCCACAAAGCTAAACAACTCTTGTTTAAGAGTAGATGTCAACTTTTCTAGGAATGACGTGCCAGTTAAGTTAACATTTATATTTGCTGGATTTAAAGTAATTTGGAATTGAGTATTTTGTAGATTTTGTATATTAGTAGCTAACTGAGTGTTAAAGTTATTAAGGGCTGATGCAAAACTGTTTAAAGTTTCTGAACTAATGCCAAGACCTCCACCAGTAGCTTCACCGCCGTTTTGTAAATATCTTACTTGACCCCCAGAAGATAAAGCTTGTGTTGCACTATCGCTAACAGCGCCACTGTTCATAGCTTTAAGCATTTGAAGATTATTTCCCCTTTGAACAGCTGCTCGTCTAACTACAAACTCACCCGGAGTCAACATTGCAGGAACAGTGTCAGTTCCACGGGGTACAAACATTCCACGGCTAGCATAAATCAAACCACCACCAGCACGGTTTTGAACCCTTTCTCTTACTTCAGCTAATTCTGCTTGTGCAACTTGTTGTTGTATCACGGCTGCTTTCAACATCATTTCAGCAGCATTTGCTTGAACTTGAGCAGTATCTGGCAACGTTTTAGCTAAACCTTGTATTTCTGACTGCAAGGCAGCTTCTTCTGGTGTAGTGCCAGCAAGAACATCTGCTGATCCTTGCATTCCAAATGTCCCTAAAGCTGCTCCAGCAGATTGCTCTAGCAATCCTCCTGCGCCGCCAATGTTTTGACCAAATGCAGTTGTAACACCTTGTGATTGCATCTGCTGTAAGTTTTTAAATGCTCCAGCAAGACCGCCGGGACCATACGCCGATGCCAGCTGAGTATTGCCCGTGGCGATTGCAGCTGTAGCGCCAGCAGCTGCTTGAGCATCAAAGAATCCTTCAAAATCACCATCAAGTAGAGATTCCAAGCCGTCTTTTTCTGCTTTATTTCTAGCTTGAATTGTTCTAAGTTCTTGCTTACGAACGTCAATTAATTGTTTAGTAACATTATATTGATCTTGAGCGAGCTTAATTAATCTGTCTTGCTGTGCTTGTAACTCTGTACCTTCGACTCTGCCAAGACCACCGCCTCCAGCAGCAACAGCTGATCTCTGCGTATCTATATTTTGAAGTTGGGCATTAATTTCTCTATTACGATTTGTAAGTTCAGCAGCGCTACCACTTTGTAAATTACTAATACCACCAATAACTCCAGATTGAGTATTAGCACTTTGTATAATATTAGCTCGCTGTTGATCAGGCGTTACCGCAGGGCCACCAAATTCAGCTATAATCTGTGCGGCTTCCATTTGAGCAGATAGTACTTTTTGCTGTGATGCTACTAACTGATTTTCTAGATTAATTCTTTGTGAAGTAATAGCTACAAGTTTATTTTCTATTTCAGCTGCTTTTTTGAAAGCTTCTGTAAATTCTTTCATCGCCCCTTCACCAAACTCATCAACTAGTTTTTGAAGAGGAGACATATCGCCTCCTTGTATTGCTTTAACATCTTCTGGAGAAAGCTCTCCCTCTGCAATTAAATCAGTCAAATTTGAAAGTGTGTCTTCGTCTACTACACCCTTCAAAGAGCCTGATATTTCGTCAGCAAATTTCTGCCTAAGATCTTTAACACTTACCTTTCCACCGCTAGCATCAAAAGTTTTTTTTACTCTTTCCAAAGCGTTTGGTATTTCGGACTGTACAGAATTAATCGCCTGTGTTGTATTTTTAAATTTATTTATACTTTCATCTGAAGCTCCTAAGCCCTGTAGAACACCTACGCCCGTGTCTACCGCTTTCTGGAAATCAGCTAAATCTATACCCTGAGCAGCAGCTGTTAAACCAGCAGTTAAGGTATTTAAAGAATTTTCAACCTGAGAGTTAGCTCCAAGATCTGTAATATTCCCCAAGTTATTTAAAACGGCTATGCTTGCATCAGCTGTGGCATTTACATTACTTAAACCAAGATTTAATAATTCAAATTGTTTTCTTGCTCTTTCAACTTCTTTTTCTGCGCTTGCAAATATGTCTTTAACATTTACGCCAGCCATTTCTAAATCTTTAAGACTGAGACCTGTACTCTGTAAAAATTCTCTAAACTGTTGTTCATCTTGACCTCCTCCAGCAGCCTGCATAGCTAATGCGCGTACAGCTGGGGTAGAGGTTTCCTTCATTTGTTCTCTTCTTTGTTTTTGGGCAGCTTCGTTTTCTCTTCTAATCGCATCAGAACTTTTTGAAAAACCAAAGGCTTGACTCATAGCACCCGGAAGCGTTTGACCAAAATCAGCAGCTTCGCCTTCAGCTGCTGCACCTTTTCTTCTTGCTAGAGCAGCATCTTCTTGTGCTTTTATTAAAGGTTCAAAAAGTTCATCCCCACTAATATTACCAAGTCTAAATTCTGACATCCTCTTGGTAACTTCTTTTGTGGCATCTGCCATACTCTTAGCAGCTTTAGTAGCTGCGGCTTGAGCGCCAGCTAAAGCGACAGCAGTTTCTTTTGGTGGAGTTAAAAAGTCTGCTAAAATTCCACCAGCAGCAGCGCCAAGAGCAGCACCAAGTGGGCCAGCGACTGCAAATCCAGCAGCAGCACCGCCAACAATACCACTCGCTGTATTTAAAGTTCTTTCCTCTGCATTTGCTTCTGCCGCTTTTCTCTCAGCTAAAGCCACATTACCGTCTTCTATAGCATCTTGCATTTCTTTAGTAATACCACTTAATTCTTTGAAAACTTGAGCTAAGGATTGAGCTGCGTTAAAAGCAGCGGTAAAAGCAGCAACGCCTACAGCAGCCTGTGTACCAACTTGAGCAGCAGATCCACCCGCCCTTGCAAAACCTCGTCCACGCCTTTCAACTCCCGCCGCACTTTTTCTAGCTTTTTCTGCTCTTTTTCTTGCTGTTTCTCTACCCTTCGATGTGCTTAAATCTATTTGTCCACTTTCTATATCAGCTTTAGTTCTATCTCTAGCACTTTGCTTTATACCAGACGCTTTGGCTTGACTTCTTGCTATTATGTCTTCTTGAACGGCGTTCTTAGCTTTTTTACCTAAACCGCCTCTAAAAGCATCACCAAGGCTAACACCAAACGATTCACTAATAGATGCTAAACCACCAAAAGTCGCAGCTAATGTTGTGGCAGAATTAGCAAGAGCGGCGATAGCCCTTTCTTGAGCATTACTATTTTCATCAACAGTCGGAGCGAAAGTAGCAAGAGCAGCAGTTGCTGCCGTTAAACCAAAACCAATACCACTAAGGCTATCAACACTTCTAGATTTAGATGGTAGATTACCCCTTTTTGTTCCTTTTGCAGCGACTAAACCTCTTGGGCCAGAACCTCCTCCGCTAGCAGCGCTAGCAATAACGCCACCCCCACCGCCCAATCCACCACCTAGCATAGAAGCAGCTACGCTAGAAACTGACTGTATAGAAACTGGAACAGTTCCTTTCGATGTTCCCCCACTAAGAAGAGGCGAACGTATTGTTCCACCAGTATTAAATCCTTGAACTATACCACCATTAGCATACTTACCAACTTTATTCATACGGTTTAAATTACTGTAACCAATATTTTGTGCAGATGCTTTGTTCATTACAAACTCACCGGGAGTCAACATCGCTGGAACTGTATCTGTTCCAGAAACTCCACCGCCAGTAGCCATCTTTTTCAACCATAGACTAGGATCTGTATAGTAGGTTGTAACGGGTTTTCCAGCTAAAGCAGTAGTTGACAACGAACTAGGTCTTCTATTCGTGCCACGGCTATTTTCAAAAAGAAAATTCTTAGCAGCAATACTTTTACCAGTATTACCCTTTGCGTTTCTGTCATTTTCTCCTTTTCCATACCTTGCATTTAAAGGTAAAAATTTAGCTTCAGATCTTGTTTGAGGAAAATCTAAAATATCAAATGGCCCCGTGGCTCGTCGTCCAGTGTTAAATCTTCGTGATTTAGCTAAAACTTCTTCAAATTTGTCTCCATGTTTAAACGATCTTGAATTGTTCCATACGTCCAAATCTTTTTCATTAGGTATTACTTTTACAAATTTAGAATTATCTTGCACTCTTCTATTTTGTAATTTGTCATAACCTTTAGTTCTTGGTATAGAAGTATAAGTTGTACCTAAACTTTTAACAGTTCCACCGTATGCATATTTATTCATAGACGCAAGATTTTCAGCACCTATGCTAGCAACACTACTTTTACGTATTACAAATTCTCCCGGCGTAAGCATCGCAGGGACTGTATCTCTATTACCACTACCGGGAACCATACCACCTGCGTTAAATCCTCTTGGGCGAGATAAACCTCCAATAAGTCCAGCAGCACCTCTGGCAATATTTATAGCAGCAAAAGTAGTAAGCAGTGGAATAAGTGGTTTTAACGCTTCACCAACTTTAAGTAAAGCAGACGCTATGTTTAAAGAAGTTTTTGCAAATAATTGAAAAGATTGACTTTCAAATACACCTCTAATTAATGCTAAAAATTGTTCTCTAACTTTAGCAATCTGTACAGCTAACGCCTGTTGTGCTGTTAAAGCATCTTTCGTAAGAGAATCACCACCAGCAATTGCAACATTTAATGCTTCTTGAGCTATTCTAAATTCTTGAATTAAAGGAATGACTTTACCAATCTGTCTAAAGCCACCAAGTTCTTCAGCAATTTTAATAAATGTTAAGTCACCTTGTTCAAGTCCAGCAAGAGCTGCGCTCAATCTTTTAACAGCTTCATACGGACCAACAAACTTGCCATCCAAACCTACAAGTTCAACACCAAATTCTCTTAAGAATTCTATAGTTTTAGGTCTTTGTATTCTAGTAAAGATGGTACGTAAACCAGTAGCAATACTTTCTGCTGACTCTCGCGTTGTTGCTCTAACACTAGTAAATAACGCAATCAGTTCATTTAAATCACCACCAGCAGATTTAAACACACCTCCAGTACGACGAATAACAGCAATCAAATCACCCGCCTCAACAGCGAATTGACCAGCAACAGCATTAATAGCACCCAACTGTTTTTCTAAAGCTTGAGCGCCTTCTCTAAACTGATTAAAGATAGCAACTGCGCCTTCAGCAGTTTGTGTAATGTTATCAAAGGTAGGAGCTAAAGTAGATCGAGCCAAAGCATCAAGAGCTATCCTAGTTTCATTAGCGCTAAGACCCGCCTGAGAAAGTATCCTACTAACTCCAATTAAAGAGCTAGAGGCAGCACCTAAAGAAGTCGATAGCCTAGTAATTTCAGAAGTAAGACCTTTAAGTTCTTGCAAAGACTTTCCAGTAACTTGAGCCACCTTTATAAGCTCTCTCTGAAAATCTATAGATTCTTGCACAGCATTACTAAGAGTATTAGTAAATAAACTAACAGCCCTAGTAGCAATAGCTAAACCGGCATATCTTTTGATAGAAGCAGTTAAAGCTTTACCTAGCTTGGTGCTAGCATTAGCAGCTTGACTTGTAGACTTAGCCAAATTCTGTATTTGACGTTGAGCCTGTGGAGCGCCTTTGAGGTTTACATTAACATTAATATTCTGCAACTGACGCTGTATTTGGTTTACAACTTGTGCAGCATTTTTAGGTGCTTGTAACTGTATTTGTGCAGTGAGATTAAATTTAGACATAGTATCTCTCTAGTAATGCTGCACACTATCCCTTTGGCTATCCGTCCGTTTTTGTTTTACGAGTTTTCTTGACAGTCTCATCGACGTAATCCACAGTAGTTATATACCTACCCTCTTCGTCTAATAAGTTACCATCAACATCGACCCGTTCACCTTTATCGTTAAGAAAATGACCAAACTCATTAATCCGTCTGCCATCTAGATCTACCATTTCGCCTTCCTTATTGACTAAAGCTCCATCATTATTCGTGAAGTGGTGCTTATTAAGAAAAACGTTTTCTGGTAGGGATTTCTCAAAATCCTTATCCAGAGAGTACATCATCTGTGCCATTGTAGTGGCAGCTGCTAGTGCTATGTCGCTATCCGATTTTTCATCATAATCTTCTAGTGATTTATACACTTTTTCGCCATTTTCGTAGTAAGTACAAGAAGATACTAGATAGTCAAATCTTGCATTATCAGAAAGCGATTCTGCTGTATTTCCCTCAAGAGACAATCTTTCTCCAATTAGATCTCTTAGTTCTATTCGTTTTTCTCTAATTTGTATAGCAATATCTTTACCTTCACCAGCGCTTACTCTCTTACTGCCACTTTTACCAAAAGCAAGTTGTTTTTCAAGTTCTGCAATTTTCTTGCTAATATTCTTTTCTTCTTCATCTTTGTCCTCATTCCATATATTACGATTTTTCATAAACAGTCGTAATTCCTTTTTAGTCATAATGCCATCGGTTAAACACTCGCTCCACACTTTGGCGGCATATCTAGTTGCTCTATTTTGAACAGCACCAACTGGTTTTTTGACAATGATCTTGATTTTTTCACCGTCAACGTTTACTTCTACCTGTCTTTGTTTTTCCTTGTCCATCCTATTTCTCCTTTTTTGTAATTACTGGAATTGTAACTGAATATTTTAACCATTCCACATCATACTGAGCTAACTCCGCATCAATATTTCGAGCCTGATTATTTCCTTTGTCTAATATTTCAGATCTAATTTTCTGATATATATCTTTCATAACTTGCTGATCTTTTGTTGACCCTTCATCGCCTCCCCATAAAAAACCCAGATTTTCTTCAATACTACTTAAAGCTCCTATCATGGTAGTTTGAATTTTCTTTTTAAGAATTTTAGATAATCTTTCTCTAGAAGCTACTTTGTATTTACTATCACGAGCTTGTTTGTAATTTGTTTTTCCTTCGTCCATGTTATTTTCCTCCAAACTTTCCTTTAAAGGCTTCCATCTGTTTTGTTTTTTGTTTCATTATTTCATCTTTGAAATCTTGCTGTTGGGCAGATCCCTTCTTTTTCATCACGGCAGCCCTTTGCTTCTTTACCACTTTGCTATCAAGGCTATTCATGTTTTCCACTCTGTTAATATCATTTTCATTTTTTGCCATAACAAATACTTCGTCAGAATTTTTTACCTTTTCATTAGTGTTATTATCAAATTCATTTTCTGCTTTTTCTTGTTCTCGTTTTTCTGCCTGTACTATAAACCAGCCATCTAACATATCATCATCTTCTATAACTTCTTTTGTGGGACAGTCCATAGACTCTTGTATGTTATCATACATTTGAGACCACATAGTAAGTGTTGTTTGATTATATGTTATGTCCTCATCATCTTTGTTAAAAAATAACTTTGCTCCAGACTTTTCGTATATGTTCCACAATGACTTCCAAGGTTCAGTTCTGGCTAGTTCTCTACACTGTTGCTCTGTAATTAAAGATTTGTGCCAGTAAAATAAAGCTTCATTTATACCAATATCTTCAAAATCATATAGTTCATTATTTTTATATGTACTATTTTCTATCAGATATTCTAGTTTTTCCGTATACGCTATTCCTTCGCAAGTATTTTGATTATAAGAATTTTTAATTTGTAGTTCTTCGTTTAGTTGTTTTTCTCCAGCTCTAATATATTTTCTGATTCTTTCTACTAGCTCTGAATTGTGGCGAGATTTATAAATTTCTACCTTAAGCTTTTCAATGTCTTTCTTTAATCCATTTACTCTTTCTTCTTTTTCTTCAGACCATAGCCCATGATCCATCATCCAAGACTCTGTTTCCTTTTCAGTCATTATTTCGTCATCAAACGCTTGCTCGTAAGCATTATTATATATAATGCAAGATTCTATATTTAACTCTACTGTAAAGGGGTGTACTACTAAACCTTTAGGTAAATATGCTTTTCCAGATCTAATTTTATAAATAAAAAACTCCCGCTCATGATGGTTCATTACGTAACCTCACTGCGGGAGTTTCCCATTTGTTTTGTTTCCTTTATATTCCTAATAAATTATATACTAAAGTCCGGCTGGATCAGTATTACTTTTAACTGTTAAGTCATTAAAGGTGCTATATGAGTAAGTAATTGTGGCGTTACCTCCAGCAGCGTCACCTCCACCGTAAGTTACGGATGACAGTCTATTCTTACCACCAAGATCGAAAGTTGTGCCATTGTCAAGAGCAACTTTGATAATTTCCTCTGAAGTGTTAGCATCAGCGCCTTCTTCGCAAGAAATATAATCACCAGAAATGGCAATCACTTCAAACTCAGAAGTTACTTCTACTGGGAAATTAGGCGAACGATAGTAAGGAGCTTTTCTACCAAGTTCTAGAATATCTTCACGAGCCAAATCCGTACTACAAGTAAAGTTTTGAATATGAACAGCTGGAACACCACCAGACAAACCGTTTCCAATTCCAGATCCTTGAGCGCCAAAAATAGCTGCTGGCAATATAGTGTTTGCAAGGTCTACATTCTCACGCCTAGCAACACCACTGCCTGAAAATGGAGCATCAGTACCTTTACCATCACCATCTTCTGGAATTTCCGAGGCTCTAGCAGATGTTACAAGAGTGGGACTATCAGAATTCCAACTTTTATCGTTTCCTACCAAGGTTACAGATTCGGTTGCATTTCCATCTGCTGGAATAGTATAAGAAATACTGCTCAAATACATTCCAGACATATGGACTTCTGCTGGTGCAGCACCAGTTACAGCATCTTGATCATCTGGGTAAATACCAAGACCAACATTACATCTAAGTTTTGATCTGTTAACTAATGTATTGACAGTAGCTCCGGGCGTTGCAGCGTGGTAAATAAGTGGATGTCCATCAAGTACCTTTTCCAGCGTTACCTCAACATCTGGAAGACCTTCAATATTTTCGTAAATTTGAATCTGACCAAGCTCAAATGCTTGCTCTAGATTAAAGTTCGTTGTAATGCCCACACTTTGTACGCCATGTATTGTTCTGGAATTTTGATCACCATTATCTCCGATGACCACAGCTTGGCAGGCATAAAATACTCTATTATTTGCCATTATATTCTCTCCTTGGTAAGTTGGAAAACTCTATTTTTATATACACAAAATTAGATATTTGATTTAATTACTTCTACCGTACAACGAGCTATTCCTGCTGAAAAGTTGCTATTTATGATTTCCATGCCCTGAACAGTAAAATTCGTAAATCTCATGTGATTTGATTGATAACTATCAATTAAATCTGGATATCTAAGAGCGCCAGATACGGGAACACCCCTGTAATCTACGGGAAAAGCCCCGCTATTGGCTATATTATTATTATTAAATAATGTTATTGTTTTGTCATTTTGGAAAGAAACCATGTCTAACAACTGATTTCTTGTGTAAGCGTCTTCAGCTATGCAATGAAAAAGCACATCCGTATAGATATACTGACCGCCACCCAGCTGATAGCCCTTGTAGCTTCTCCTTGGAACTACTTCTATACCTATGGCGGGTAGTTGTATTCTCATTTCTGAAGGTATTTCAAATTCCCCTTTTCCATTATTAAAATTAGAAGGCACATCTAGGGTTCTATATTGAATCTCTCTAAGCCAAGGAACATTATTACCGTATATAACATTAATATATTTATAACTATGTTCTACCTGAACCTTGCTACCAGTAGGGATAGGGCTGTCAAAAACTACCCTCCCATTGAAATAATCTACCGTGTGAGCATAGTCTCCGGTAGTATCTGAAGAGTAGAATGTGTCATCTACATATACGCCAGATATACCGGGATACATATGGTTTTCGCCAACAATCGGGGCGGTCATTCCAGAAGGTGGATTAACTCCACTTTGCCAAACCCAGTTCTGCCTAAAACCATCCCAAGCTTGACCAGCGTTGTAGTGTGGATACGAAGAAAGCTTTAACAAGCTGTAATCTTGATTGCTGTGAGAAGTTTCCCCTTTGGTAACATTGAAATAATTACCTTTGCCTAACAAATTCCAATCTAGGAATTCTATAATATTATCTTGCAACTCATTGTTAAGAGTTGAGTCAAAAACGCTGTTAAAACCTTTGAGATTATTATTAGACATCTAGAGCTTTCCTTATAATTCTTTCTATTTCTTGTTGTTGTGGTTCTCCAACCAGCGCTCTGATAATAAAATTCTCTTCTTCTGTTCCTGAAAAACTTGGTGGTATTCTAAAAACACCTCCGGGCTTCATGATCCCACCGCCAGTTCTACCTTTATCTGAGGCTGAATATCTATAACCAATAATAATTGGAGTGTCGCCTTTTTCTAATAACCATTCTAACCAATTTAGTTTAGAGTTAGGTACGCTCTTTATTGCCTCGGGTATGTCTCCAGCATCAACGCCAGATATTATTACCTCAAGACCGCCATTTAATCTATCGTCTACTTTATCTATATTTACTTTGATTATTCTAGTAATAGTTTTAACTAAAGCGTTTATTGCATTTAAAGCTTCCGCGTTTGTAATACCCAACATAGCCGTTAAACTATCCGGCCCGTTCTCTTCTAATAATTCTCTTACTTCTGGTTGAGCTAAAATTTGTTGCTCTACAAACATTCTAATATCTAAGTCTATTCTATTTTTCTTTCTAAACAAAAGCTGATTAAATGTTCCCGCAATAGAAGCATTAACCTTCTTAGTAAAACTAGCCACAGTGTCTACAAGATTAAGTGTGATAGCCATACTAAGCCCTCTTCCAAAAACATGCAAAGTATCTATCTTGCTTTAATCCTAGAGGTGTGTGTTCTCCAACTCTTTCAAATCTCATTTCTTTATAATCTTTAATACCTTTATGTACCAATAATTGTTTTGCAGACAAAATTTTAGGTAAGTCAGTCATAAATCCAATTGTTTGAATAGATGCGTCAGGAACAACGATCCCTTTAGTAATTCCCGTCCACTGTTTTTCATCCCAATATACTTTTAGTTTTATGTCGGTCAACACTTCGGTTTCTTTAATAGTTTTAGTTCCACGATTATGTGTGCCGCCTCCTCGCCTGTGATTATTTATAGAGTTTTTATCTGGTATATTATCATCTGGATTATATACTATAACTTCTTTTTTTTCTATAGATATAAGTTGACATGTAACTCCAAATATATTAAACGTGGAGTCTATCACATCGAAGTATTTATCGAACACAGATTGTGGAACATTAATAGGCATATATCACCATGTGGATAAAAGAACTCTTTTCCAAGTATTTGTAGCTACGCAAACATAAATATAATTTGAATCCCACCTAATTTGACCCAGAGTTCCTGCTGTGCTGGCGGTTGCTATGGTCCCTTGTAATGGCATATTGCCAGAAACACTATCTATCATTCCAGACGTATGAATGAGATCTGCGTCTAAAGCTATAGATGATCCACTTTGTAATATCTCAAGAGCTTCTAACTGACCACTTACAGATACAGTTGATGTGGGATTAGATGTTCCAATTCCTAGCCTTGCACTTCCGCTGTCATAAACAAAGTTATCAACATTTGCAAGACCTATAGCATTTCCGTTACCAGAAGCTTCTATAAATGGTATACCACTAACATTAACTCCCATGTCTAAAGACTTAACATCACCACCACCGAGTTTGTGTTTTCCAAGTTCTACTAATATAGAACCATTAGTAGCTTCTCTTACAACATATCCAATTGGAGAAGAATAATTTGGAATTCTAGGAGAAGTATTTTTAAAAGATCCATAATCAGTTTCAGAAAGAAAAAGCTCATCCCCAGCAGTAAATGCAGCAGTGTTAACATTTTTAACTAAACCATAAGTTGTAACATATCCAAAGGAATTGTGTTCAATATCATGAGTAGCTAAACCCACAACTCTTGAAAGATCTTCCCCGCTTGCTATAGCATATTCTACAGTTGGAGCTACATTTCCGTGACTACCTGTAATTCTAACACCAGAACCATTTAAGATAATAGAGCCAGTATTATTTCTAACTCTTAAATATTCCTCTTGCCCAACCTGCTGTGTAACTTCTGACTCATCATTATATACAACAAGCGCGTGGGAATCTGAATCATACCAGACCCTACCTTCTTGATGTGTTGGATAACTTGCTTCTTCCGTAAGATTCATATCCAAAACATTGTAAACACCACTGTCAGCAGTTATCACTCCACTAACATCTAAAGTACTTTGAGGTATATCTGTTCCAATACCAATCCTATCTTCACTAGCATCTAGTCTGAAAAGATTATCATTGCTAGCGCCTTCCATTCTAAGGTCTCTGTCAGCACCGTTGTCATTAAAAACAATACCTACAGAACCAGCACCAACATCTAGAACACTAATCTGGCACTCTGAGCTATGACCTCCTCCTCTAATAAAAACATTAGATCCATCTCTAGCGCTTATAAAAGTATGAGTGCCACTACTAGCTATCATGTAGTCAAGAGTACCAGCCATCTCTGTGTGTTTCATGCCAGCGTAAACAGAGGAAGATTCAAGAGCGCAGTCACCAATCATTATGCCGCTGCCATTTCTATCAGCAATTCTTATACATCCACTACCATTGCTTTCATCGTAAACAATGTCTACGTCGTGTTCTGGTACTACGCTACTAGCCGCAGGTCTGTATTTACCAAGGGTGATACCACTTTTACTAACAACAACTTGATGATCAACGTTATTTGCACCACCTCTAATAATAACATCGCTATCTTCTTTAGCGCTAAGATAAGTGTGAGTACCATTGCTCATGATCATATATTCAGATGGACTTGTGAAACTAGTATGTTTTAATCCAAAATAAGTTCCGGGTGAAGTTTGGCTATATACTCCACTGCCAACAACTAATTTAGTGCCTACTAGAATGTCGCCATTTCTAACGTCCAGTTTATAGCCAGTTGCTGTAGTGCTAGTGCCAATTCCAACAACCCCACCAGATTCATAAACACTACTAGCTCCCAAAGTATCATCATCGCTCCACCTAGCTAAATAGCTATGAACACCACTTGGTGTATCTACCATCATCCCACTTATCGCAACTATATTTGCTGCGTTTGTTACACCGGATGTCATCAATTGTCCAGAAATAAAGATTAAATCTGGAACGTCAGATAACACTAAAGTTCTAAAACTTGGTCTAGCAGGAGGACAACCAACTCCACATCCACTGGCAGGGCCAGCAAAAATTAATCCAGTATCTTGCGGCTTTAAAAATAAGTATTGATCTACAACGCCACTAAGCTCTATTACAGATTGTATGTTTGCATCGCCTAAGATATTTCTTTCAAAATGCTCCAGCTGTCTTCCACCGCTATAAGAAGGAACAGTAGTTCCACTTGCAAACAATATACCAGATACACCAGTGTGAACACCAGAAGTATTAATGATTGAAAATGCTGAAGTACCACCGACATCAATAGAAAAAGATGGATTTGATTGATTGATACCTAGTCTATTATCAACATTGTTCCAAACAAAATTACTATCATGACCAATCGTTTTATCAGAGAGCCAAAATGTAACACCGCTTGATTTAGGAACAACTCCAGATAATGACACAATAGCATTAGTAGCTGGATAAGTGGAATAAACCTCTTTAGCCCCAGCGCTAAATGAAACTAAATTATTACTATTACTACTAGCAAGAACAAATCTGGAAATAGTATCTGCTGAAGAATCAGTAAATACTCCAGACCCCACTTCGTAATCAGTGCCATCAGTGGCGGCATAAAATATTACATCGCCGTTGTCAAAACTAGACGCAAACGAACTAAAACCATTAATACTTCCTTCTAATAGAAAAGCATTAGTTCCAGTTGTATACGAAAGTTCTTTAGTTCTATCTGCTATTTTAGGTGCTTGTGACATTTAATTCTTCCGTATTAGGTAAAGTTTTGAACAGTAATTGAAGCCTCCGGTATTACGCCACTTTGAAGTCCATACACAACTATGTCATTTCTTCTTGAATTAACAAATTCGCCATTATCATTTCTAACAGCCAAGGTGAAGAAATCATCTTCTCTTACAACTACCGCTGGAGTAACTAAGTCCATACTTTGTGGACTACTATTAGAAGTTGTGCCATTGCTGTGAGCAATAACTGCGTAGTTAGTGTTACCAGCACCCAAAAGTCCGTCTTTGAAAAAGATCTTGTAAGTTCCAGCGCCACTAGCTTGGATTGCAGAAATGTTGTAAGAGCTAGTAACAGCAATCCCACTTAACCCACTATCACTTAAAGATCCATTTAAATATGCAGAGCCGTTAAAGCTAATCCACGCTAAAGCATTTGTCTTAGCGGTGTGATATTCTGAATTATCGTAATCAAACTTAAACTTAGTATAGGTATTTTCCATCCCTCCTTGATTACCGCTACCAACGTGAATGACTTCCCCATACTTTGCAGCCTCTGGATTGGTCATAGAAAAATGCAATCCGTGATTGTCAGTTTCTAGAAGTGTTGCTTCTCCACTATGGTTAATCCAGTTTTCAGTTATTCCACCTAAGCCAAAATTACCAGTCATCATTCTTATTCCACTAACAGAAATATACTGAGTATGTTTATCGCCCGTGTCTAAGTCAGCCAAGGTGTCATGACTAACATTACCGCTGCCGGGATATGGCTCCCATTGATATTTTTCGTCTCCATCTAAATGTGCAGTATTGTCAGTGTCAAAAAACAAACCACTACCAACATCTATAACACTTTTAAATTTTACAATTCCATTATCAAATGGATAAGTTGAAAAATCACCGCTAGCAACAACTGGAACAATAGAATCAACTATATCGACCATATTATGTCTAATATCTAGTGCAGAAATAGCACCAGCATTGTTATCAGCTAGCTCTGAATTTATGGTACTTTTAAGATCTGTACTATTTTTTACTGACATTTTTGTAATCTCCTTTAATATCTAAAATATCCACCTCTATGGTCATAATCGCTGTGAGTCCTAGAAACAAAGTCGCTACCGGGACTATAAGGACCGAGAATAGCTTGACCAGCCAAGCTTCCTCCAGCAACATAATCGTAAACTAACTTATTATATTTTTCACACAAGTCTTTATATAATATTGTAAGTGTGGTTGCCACACCTCTTAAGTCTATTGCAGATGGTCCATCTTTAATAGAAATTGCATTAGATGCTTCTGTTCTAACCTCGCTACCAATTATAATACAAGCAGTTTTGAGTGTTGCCAAGTTTACAAACACATTATCTTTAGGATCATCTGTAGGGTCTGGAGAAAGCGAACACTGTTCTACATTAACTACGTAATCGTTTGAAAAATCTACATCTTCTGAAACCAATTGACATGCTACTAAAATTGTTGTTTCTAAACGCTTTACCGAATATTTGTAATTGGAAGGATCTACATCGTTAACGATGTGTCTAACCATTGTTGAAATTTGGCCTTGCCACGACATATTTGCACCTATAAGTTACAGTGGGTTTTAAAATCATATATATCAGTATAATATGTTCCGCTTGGCAAAGCTATCTTTGCTTGAAGTTTGTAATGTCCCGCCTCGTCTAAATCGCCTGCTATTGTATCATAATGAAATTTACCATCAGTGCCATCGCCTAACAGAATGCCACTCCGTGTGATAATTTCATCATCTGGCCTTTTAATATAAATAGTAATACTAGAGTTGTTAGAAATATCTACGCCGCTGCCAGTTTCCTGAACAGTCATTGAAAATCTAGTACCTACATTATCTACATGTATTTCGCTAGCCATGTTTTTACCTTAGTAAAGTAATATCTTTTGTTCTAACTATATTTAAAATAACATTAACTGTTTTCATAATATTGTTGGATTTTGTCTTTTTAGTTGTAGGATAATATCTTGCGTCTTAATAATATTGAGTGTGTGTGTTTTTGTGCTTTTTAATGAAATGTTTAAGGGAATTATACCGCCGTTAAAAAAATTCATCAAACCAGTTGAAAATGGAAATTGACTAAAAATAAACATTATACCTGCGGGTCCGTGATTACTGGGTTTGTTACTTGATTCTCTAAGGTTTGTTTTAGTAGGTCTAACTCGTACTTTCTCACATTTTCGGATAAATATTGTCTTACGATCCTGTTGGCAAAAACTGATTTGCTTTCTGAATTGTCTAAACCATCCACCATATCTGGCCTGTTGTAATTTACGCATATAGCCTCAATTACACGCTCAACATCCTGATCCGCTATCTCTACTGAAAATGTAGCCATAATTCACCTATATTCCTAGTTATCTAACATAATATACACCAATTAGTACAACTCATGTATAGACCCATTTTTGTCCTTAAATACCAATTTGTCATTATCTGAGCTATAAAACAAGGATTTATTGGGAGCAGACACATTAGCTATTTGTGTGTCAAAGACAAGTGAACCCGCCTTGTCAACTGATAATAATGTATTTCCAGTGCTATTCTTAAATTCTTGTAGATTAGAAGATTGTCCTAACGCTGAATTTATGGTCAAAGGAACTTCAACTGAAGAGCTGTTGTTTATGCTGACACCGTTGCTTTTAGCAACGTATAATAAATTTGCACCTCTGTGCGTTATGAAAAAACCATTAGTATAATTCATAATATAAAAATTATCTGTATCCACTACATTGCCAACGCTGTCGATGTCCCCGTAAACATATCCGTTTGTAGGTGCGTCTGCAAAGGCTGTGCTATATGGTTTTAGTCCTAATTTCCAAGTGGGATCTGACCCGTCTGTTATATGCAGGGCTACAATGTCATTTCCACCATTATCAATGTAAGCATGAAATAAAGAACCTGCGGAACTTGAATAGAACTTAGCGTCCTTGATAGAGCCGCTTACAGCAATATTGCCATCAACATATAGAGTAGTATCTGAAGAATCCCAAATAAAAGTGTTATCTCCACCTATAGTATTTTCATCGCTCCAATACGCAACATTGCCAGTATTTCCAGAACCAATAAATGCTCTGGTTTGTACTAAGCCATCTGGACAAGCTATACCACTATATCTAGGCGGCAATCCAGAAACATTACCATCCGGGTTAACAAAGACAGAGTGTGTAGCAGGATACGTGCAAAAAACTGTAGAAACGCCATCAAGGTTAATTTTATTACCGCTAGGGTCTGTGCTAGTAAATATTAAATCTCTAGATAAAACACCATCATTAAAAGTTCCTAATCCAATTTCAAATCTTACATTATTTTCTATAGCATAAAATGTTTTATTGCCATCACCAACGCCACTAGCAAATGATTGGAAGCTACCGTAAGTGTCATTTATAGTGACAGCTCCAGAGCCTTCTGTTAATGATGTTTCTCGTACTCTATCTGATAAATTAAACATAATAATCCATTAAGTAGGTGGTTTGTGTCCTATACTTTCGACTTCTAAGAAATTTATATAACCCTTTCTTGGATCATCAAGTGTCTTTCTACTGCCAGAACTTTTCCAAAAATCTTCATTTTTAAAATAATTGTTATGCCAGTTGTCTTCAGTCATTGTGTAAGCAACTAAATCGCCAGAAGCTGTAAGGCTTATGTGTTTACACCTATTTCCTTTAAAAAATCTTGTTTGTCGTTGCCAAAAGCTGGCATTTTCTCCACTAGTGAATACTTGTATCATGTAGTTTCTTATTGGAAGGCCATATTGTGAAGTCATGTCAGGCTCTCTAGTATAGTTTTGAGAGCTTCTAACAAAATGGGATGATTTTTCATATACTTCATCGTATTGTGGACCCCATAGACTAGCTATAACTGTGCCATCTTTATTAATCGAATTGTCTATTAGTTCTGGTGGATAACTTGCTTCAAAATATTTACTTAAATCATTCACATCGTCCCAAGGATTTTTCATCAAGAAAGAATTTAAATATTGATTGTTAACATTTTTTCTATAAAGACCACTACCAACAACTATACTATTCCCATCTTTACTAAGCTCAAATGGTTGTGGTCTTATAGCAAATTTATTATTACGACTTTCTGGGTTGGTATTTTCAACTACATGATTAATATCTGTAGTGAAAGCTGTACCCGGATTAATTCCTTTAATAGTTGTAGTAAACATAAGTCTTCTGGTTGTGTCTTTGTCATGAAGCATTTTTGTCCAGTGAGAATCTGCGGCTCTTTTGTATTCCGTATTATAATATGAATTTGATTTAATGCCAGTTGGAGGGTAGAAAACAGATCCTATTGGCTCTGATGACAAATCTTTACATCTCAAAAACGCTACAACATGACCTTGACTAGATATAGAAGTTGTTTTTATGTCGCTATTGTAGCCATAATTACTTGCGAGAGGCCCGTGATCGTATCTTGTATAATCGTTCCAAGTTAAAACGCCAGTAAACGATTTTAGTTTATCTCTCATCGTGCCGTTATAATCTTTGTACATTTTAGTAGCGTTTGGAGGATACACTTTCTCCGATATCCAATTATCAGAATCGCTAGGCATATAGGACGAGTGAAAGACAGCTGGCAGATATTTAGAATGATGTCTATTATACATTATATCTCTACTATTCATATTACAATCAAACTCACCTATTAATTTACCATCAAAGTTGTAAGTTCCATTTCCTCCAAAACTCACACCGCTGTTCATAATGCGATAGGTAAGTTTTTTATCTGTATATCTAGCTATTATAATCGTTCCATTATCTGCTACGCTTGGATCATAATACAAAACGTTTCCATTACTCTGTTGTGAATAGCCTGCTTCTACACCAGAAGCGTAAAGTAATCCACTAGGCTGACCATCACCTTTAGTATATGGAGGAATCCCACGCATATAGGCTTGAAAATTTTCACTGGAACTTTGTCTAACTACATTATCTCTAGTTTCAGAAAGGTCTAAAACTTGAATATAAGAATCTTTCTTTTTAAGAAAAGTATTCCGTACACCTAGTCCGGCTAAAATGTCTGAGTAAACAAATACAGCTAGAGTTCCACTTGGATTTACACTAGATTGTATGTCGTATATCAAGCCTGTATGATTACGATTGAAGCCGTTAAAGTTTATGGTTGAAAAAGTGTCAACCTCGCCCTTTACATCATAAACTTGTCCAAGTCCATATGTGGATTCTGATTTTCTTGGGTCTTCTGTTTTGCTAGTAAAAGCTCCATACAATAATCCTGATGCTGGAGGGGGATTGTGCCTCAATGTTCTAATATCAGCGTAATTATGGTCCCATGCTCTATCACTAATAAAATCAGAATGTTGTGAAACGTTACGACACATTATAACGCCTCTGCCGGGAGCCTGACTTGATAAAGCACCTTTTATAGCTCTATTCGGACATGTAACCGCTATGTGATGACCAGAGGCATCCATAGAAAAGTCTCTTATTGCAGAATTATAGAAGTTAACTCCGTCACCAAAATGAAAAAATGTTCCACTAGCAGGAATATGATATTTTAAAGGCATCGGCGGCAAAGCCGTAGTAGTAGTGGTAGTAGTTCTTGTTGCCGGAATTGTAAAATTATCAATAGCTACCTTTACGTCATAAAAATCTACGCCAGCCACATCTTTAGAGTTTAAACCTTCTTGCGAAACTGCTAGTATATTACCAGAAGCATTAAGAGAAACATCTGTCCCAAAAGTTGAATGTCTTTCTGTAGCATCTCCTGCATCTCCCTCAAGTGTAATGCCCAGTGCTGCGAAATTTGGATCTCCAAACTCAGTAGCTATATTATAATAGTTAGCTTCGTACATGTCTGAATCTGGTGAATAAACAAGCTCAAAACATCCGTGGCGCGCCCCACAGCACGGCTGATTAAAGTATTCATTATAATTTTTAAGAGCATCGAAATGCTGACGGTTATAAACAGATGTAGAATCGCTATCTCCGGGGTTTGAAAAAACAACAATATTACCACTGTTATTTATATCAACCCTATTGTGTAAATAACAAAAATTCTTATTAGGATCATATACTATATTACCAGCATTATCTTTTACGTCTTCAGTATAGGATGATGAATTTATAATATTAAAATGTTGAATTGTTTGTGCAATAGAATCTCTACTGTCTCGTGAGAAAGTTTTAATCCACTCATCCTTAGATTCGTTGTAAGCATATATTTGTTGAAAATGATATTTACCAATATTCTTATCTCTGTATGTGAGAGCTAAAACATTGCCTTCATGATTTATTTCATAATTAATATCTTGATAATCTCTACTGATAGCAGTTTCATTGTTGGTTAATCGTATCGAGTGTTTATCACCACTAGTAAAATATCTTAGCTCATTTATTAAGCCTCCAACATTTTTAGCGCCAAGCATATCCCATCTTTTGTCTCCAGAATTATACTTCCAAACATCTATATAAAATCCATTTTTATATTGAAAATCTGAACCACCATCAACGGATAGATTTAAATTAGACCCAAAAGCTTTTGAGCTATTATAGTATATGTTTGTATTTCCGTCTTGGCGTTTCGTGCTAAGATTTATTGATGGAACCGCAGAATTATTTTCATATCTTAATCCTGCTATTATAGTTCCATCCTTGTTTATTCTTATATCTTCATATGCTTGAAATGCTACGCTTTCAGGCTTTCCAATTGGAATTTCCCAAGTAGTTGATAATGATCGACTATTACGAATAGCCCAATTGTTATCGCCAGTTCTATCAAAAACTAATATATTTGAAAAACTTTCCGGCTTGTTGTGTGGATAGGTTCCCGTTGTTGGATAAATTTGCGTTGCATTACCAAAACCAAATGCACTGCCTCTAAGAATGCTTTGACTTGCGTGTTGTAAAAATTGGCTATTTTCTTGAATTATTGCAAGAACATTGTTATCTTTTGATAAAGAAAACTTTTTAATTTTTTCTCCATAAGCATTTTTTATTTGTTTAGCAACACTTTTCTCTCCTCCCGACAATTCATACAAAGCGTCACTGTTATTTATAGATGTAGAATCAAAATCAGCCACACCGTGTAAAAGATTACCCTTGTATGAACCTTCGCTTGGACTGTATAGTAATGTGTTACCACTGTCATTTATAACAAAGTCGTTAATATCATTTTCATCAAAATTATCATTTGTTCTTCCAAAGAAAACGTGTGCGTTTGTTGGTAAGGGGTCATTTGGTTTTGTGCGATCATAACCAGCAAAACTTTTTAAAGCTTTATCAGTGTAGAGTCCATACTGACGATTACCTCCACCAGCGTCTTGAAGCTGACTATAACTAAAAGAAAAATCTGTTCTACCCTGTAGGCCAACCCCCGTCTTTAATGCTCCAAGGTCTCCTAAAGCTGTACGATCATCTATAAATTTATTTTTAAATATTAATAGATTACCGCTATCATTTAACTTAATTTGACTAAATCTAGCACCGGAATCTATTGATATTTTTCTATATCTTTTTCCTGCTTGAGAACTATTTCTAAGTTCTTCATAAGTGGGCGGTCTAGACGGCAAAAGATACTCTTGGGCTATAGTGGTATAATCTGAATACGAAAGAGTAAAAGGCGTTATCTCCTCCTCTATAAACCTATCGTCTTTTCTCTTAACATAAAATCTATCAAAGTGAAAATTAGGTTCTCCCGGCGGTATAGTAGTTGTGGTGGTGGTAGTGGTGGTGGTGGTAGTGCCATATAGCGTTGTGCCATCTGGAAGTATATGAGCTTTAAGCAAAGAAGAATCACAAGTTTCTACAGGATAAATATTAACTGGTTCAGGAGTAAGGTCATACGACTTTCCATTCGTAGTCACCAACCTTTTCATAGTCACCATTACTATGGGTGGATTATTAGCATTGTCAAAATATTCAGGAGTTATCTTTAAAATTAATGATCCACTGTAATAATCTTTTTTCTTAATTTGCCCTGTTTTTGGACTAACATATGTATAACGCAAATCAAGAGTTTCAGTGTAATCAGTATCTCCAAATCTGTCTCTTACTATTTTAGTTGACTCTTTATACTCTGACTCGTTAAAGGTCTCGTCCTTCAAAGTTTGTATTGAAACACCTTTTATGTCATCAACTAAAAAGGTGACAGGATATCTGTAAGGTATATTAATAAATTTGTGAGTTCCTACGCCAATTGAAAGTCCAGTGTCAGACTTGGTACGAACTATAAAACTTTCGACAGCATCAGTAAAATCATATATGGGTACTCGACCAAACCCATATTGCCCTGTAAACTTTCCCGTTCGGTATGATTGTGATGAATCATATTCGGTATACTGGCTTGCAAAATCATTACTTGTACTCAACGCTCGTAGTGATCCAACGAAAGAAAAATATGGTCTATAATTATAATCTATAGTTCTACTGTTATATGTACCCGGATTCCATCCAGAGGTAGTTTTAGTGTCTAACACAAGTGTTTCTTCGCCTATTCCAGTAAGAGAATTTGGATTTCCTTCATCAATACGCATTTGAACGCTGATACAACCCAAAGATCCACTTAGTGTACGATCCGTGGTTAGTGGCTCGTTATCGCCATTTTCAAAGAAAACATTATCTTGAATTGCTGCGAGCCGCCAATACCCACTGTCTTTATGAATATTGTTCGTTGAAGTATCATACGGATTATACCCAATAACATTAATCTGTGATAGTATAGCTTTTTTAGCCAGTGGATAATCTGCACGAAGTTCATTCATATACCTTGGCAGTTCGGTAGAAGATTGGTCAAGGTCGCCAAATGGATATCTTACATACAAATGCTGGTTTCTGTTGGGATATAAGAACTCCGGTCTCCAGTAAGGAATACATGTTAACTCATCTTTTGGATCAGCAACGCTCAAGCCATCGAACGGCCTTTCTTCTACAAGAAAATCTAAATTTTCCTGAGCATTATAAGTATATTCATTAGTATTAGGATTTAAAGGAACATTGAATGGAACATTATTTTGTACTACCGAGGGGCTAAAATACCCACCTTCATTAGCAGATTTATATTCTTTATCTTCTGTTTCTGCATTCATATTTTTATATAAAAATAATCTAGGTGGATATCTATTAAGATTATTTCTATCACCATCAGTGAAATAGCAAGCTATAAATGCGCCGTCCTTGCTTAAACCAAACTTACCGTCTTGAAACCCTTTATACATATAACGGTCTTTTTTAGCGGTAATTTCCAAATCATTGAAGAACGCAGTTTCATACGTGCTTTTTTGCCCAGTAGGATCTACATCAAAAGAAATACGAACTTTATTATCTGCACCTTCTGTAGAAACCCTATCTATTATTTTTAAATATCCTTTTCTATAATCTCTATCTCTTTCCTTCTCTATGTAAGAAAACTTTCCAATTGCTTTTTGAGCTATCAGCAGCTTGGTTCCATCTTCATTAAATTCTACATAAGGAACCGCATCGTATACTGTTGGATCTAGACGACTTGGAAGTTGCTGTCCAGCTGGTAGCGTAGAGTCATTTGATAAATTTCCACCAGAGCTATCACCTGCAACTGGAGTAAAGTACTTTCCAAAATAAGAATTTCTTTTTGTGGCAGATCCACCTGAGTTTTTTAATTCTACTGCTTTTGATCGTGACCCTTGTACTATATATCTAACTTCGTAAAAGAATGTATGATTAGGTGCGGCTACCCGTATGTCAGTAGAGCCATAAGGCAATCCAGCTTGAGAGGCAGATGGTGCTTTAACTTCATATTCAATCAGCTCATATTCTCGTCTACTATTGTTTGTTGCGGCAAGTTGAGTTATGCCCTTAAGCGCAATTTCATTGTACTGAGGACTAACTCCAAGTAAATTACCATAACGATCATACCACTCGTTGTAGACATGTGTAGATATGTTCGTTGTACCTTGTATAGCCAATTGACCAACAGAGTCATTGCTAGATAAGTCACGACTCGTGGCTCCAAAAGAATAGTCTTGAGACCATTGCGAAGTAAAATCATTAACAACTCCGGGTATGTTTTGTATATTAGCTTGCTTTAAAACTAACTTATCAGGTTTTCCGGTTTTATCAGTAAAAGTAATTTTTTGACTATACTTTTTATTGCTCCACCTTTCTAGCACGGTATCAAAATCTGATTTCAAACCTCTGTGTTGTTTATCAACCCCTGCTGTTTTTAGTTTATAAGCTTTAAATTGTTGGTTTGGAGCATTTGCCGTGGTGCTAATTTTATTAGCTTGAACAATTTCAAGAGTGAATTCTCCAACATCATAAGTAGAAAATTTAACTACACCCTTTTTCTTAGGTCTACCAAAAAAAGAAGACGTTGCAAAATTAGGATCTATATAATTAATCGCAGTAACTTCGTTATCGCCATTCTCTATTTGCTTAGGGTTGAAAACAAACTGAACACCATTAGCCTGTACGGGTCTAGGAAAACTTGGGTTTTTAAAGTATATTGATTCGCTGGGAGATTTAGAAGCTTGATAATATAATCTAGGTATCTGAGAAACATATTTACCGTAGTCAAATTTTTCTGTTTCGTACACAGTCTGATATCCGGGTCTTGTTGTTTGATAGGTTCCTCCATTGTCCCAAAACTTTTCAACATTATTGGGATTAACACCAGCAAATTCTCCATCTCCATTAAACTTATAGTAATGTTGCCAATAAACTGCTCTGCCTCTATCTGGAAGTTCTACAAAATCAGCATCTCCTGTGACAATTTTTGTAAGCGTGTCAGGAATTCTACTTGATGCCGCAGTGCCATACTTACCGCCCCCAAGAGAAACAATGTCACTATCTTTAGGAGGTTTATAGAAAGCAGTAGAAGGTATGGTATCATATGAATATGGTATAGCTTGTATATCTTTATCTGTTACGTCGAAACGACCATCATGAATTCGTTGACCGTTATTTTTAGTTAACTTAAACTTACACTCCCACAAGTCAGGTAAATCATATTCTACTTCAAACTCAGTAAAAAGTCCGCTTTTTTTAAATCTCTCTATTGAGAGTCCAAGATCCCTCCTCGTTCTTATAAGTGCATCGTAATCTGATTTTTTTATCATAGCGTAAGAACCGCCAACTATCATGTTCCTACCTTCCACTAACATATCTTTGTCATTTATTGTTCCAGCTCCAAAGGTTGGTCCTGTGCCATAAATAACTTTCCATAATATAGGACCAGTGAAAGCTGGATAACCTTTTGCCGACAATCCTTCAGAAAGCTGCGCTCGTACTGTGGTGGTGTGTTTCGTTGGTTCTGTAGAAAATCTTGGATCATCCATGTTGAATGTAATTCTTCTTGCTGTTGCGTATTCTCCTGTAGCGGCATATCTTTTGTACGCCTCTGATGATTTACTTAAACTAGAAACATCAGTACGTGGGTTGTTAGCAGTTACGAATTTATTAGCTCGTTTCCACGACTCTATTACACTATTGGCAGAACCTGTTTTATATACTGGATATGGATTTGACAATTGCGCTGTTCTTCTTTTTAAAAGCATGGAACTTGCATATACTTTAAAGCTAAAGTCTTTAAAGCTTCCATTTTTATCTCTATATGAACCATTAAGCTTTCCACCTCCATTGTATATTCTAGTTGCTTGTTCACAATCTTTACCCGATTTACCAAATGCGTCCCCAAACTCTTCTGGTTCAGGTGGTATTTGACAGGGACGACTATACCTATTCATAGACGCAGTAGTGTCAATAGGGTTAGTGACATGTCTTCTCATTTTTACAAGTTGAGGAGCTGATGACGACGCTGCCTGAGAAACTCCCAAATTAATTGGAAGTGAATGAAAATCATATAATATAACATAAGATTCAGATTTTAAAAGTCTCATCTTAAAATCATCAAGAGTGGGCATTTCAAATGCATCTCCCTGCACACCTTGATCTATTGTGATATTTTGGTATTTTCCATCATCAAATAGTTTATTATAATTAACAACCATTAGTATCCTCCTCCACCGCCACCACCGCCACCCCCGCCACCGTCATAAGTGTCGTCAGGAGTAATACTTCCACCACCAACAATTGTGTCAGAAGTTAAAGTAGCAGTTGTTATAGATGGCACAGTAATAAAATCTTGTTGTAATGAAATAGCTGCGCTAGTATATTGTGCATTGTAATCTAATATTAAATCCGCAGGCTTAGGGCCAACGCCACCATCTGTAGTCCTAAGAACAACATTGTCCCAGCCATAATTTTCTCCAGCAAAAGCTTCTATAAATGAATTGCTCTTTGTGGAATCGCGTCTAAATTCATTTATAAGAACGTTAGATTCTTGGTCTACATCAGCAATTAAAGAAACTGGCCCTTGGAAACTAGTACCCCTTAAACTTTGAATAAAGCTATTGCTATAGCCATTGTCTCTTAATTCTGCTGAATCTATAAAACTGTTTCGCATATTATCACTTTGGCGTTTTTGAGGAAGTCTAGTAGAAAGAATATAATCAACTTGAGACGAAATATTACTTCTTCTAACCACAACTTTAACCTCTCCAGAAAGCACAGGGATACTATTTACACCCATGAATATCATGCCATATTGATTAACATGGTTAACCCACTGACCAGCACCCGCAAACGTGTCTGTTAAAACGCCATTTTTATCAGCTAACGCTTGTTTTCTATTTCTAACTATTGCGCCCTTATGCCACCATTCAATATCAAAACTTTCTCCTGCGACCGCATTGCTAATCTTAATAGACAATACACTATTTTCACTATAAAATGCTGGATCAGATATGTTATTAAGATCAAATATATTATTCAAATTTTGCACCTTTGCAAGACTTAACAGGCGGCTTACTTGATTATCATTAACAGTGGGATATACATTATCAATTATTGATCTTTGTGATCTATCTATTATAGATTCTTCTACGGCTGTGTTAAGTCTAGGAATTAGTATATGTTTGTACATTTTTTTGTTATAATTACCTTTTCCGCGACCTATGATATTATAAGCAGTGGACTTAACTACATTGTGCCAACTAATAGTAATATCTCTAACTAAGTCTTCGTCTGGTTGTAGCCTTATTGTTCTATCAGAATCTTGAGATTGTACAACGTTATTACGATTAGATCCAACGGGGGATATAAAACTTTCCGGCTTAGAGTAATTAGCATTTCTATCATCTGGTAAAAACCCTTTTTCTTTAATAAAGTTAAGATATGGATTTTCAAAATCAATTCCTCCTTTTAACAAAATTGGTGTAAGGAATTTAGTTCCATCTATCAAATAAATCTTAACACTCTCTAAAGAAGATACAGCTAATAGTAAAGGCTTTGCACTCCAATTATTTGGATTAAGTTGTTTTAAAGATAGTTTATGTCCTGCTAAGATTCCATCCGGCTCAATCGTTGCGTGGGTGGCGTTGTTGGTATAATTTTTAACAACGATGGTTGGAAATCTTCCATATAAATGATAACTGTATGCATAAAAATCACCGTCTATTGATGTGTCTCCTACGTCAACCCCAACGGGAATTGTACTTGCATTTGCCCCGTCATTAAGAAACGATGATCTATATACATTTACTGGACCCAAGAAATCTGAATTATCCTCCGAAAAAGAAAATTTAGTATCATCACTAGAACTAAAAGAGAAAGAAGACGGGTTAGTTGACAAGGAGCTAATTGGATTTAATGTAGCACTTTCAGACTGTTCTCTGTTTTGAGAGTATCCAAAACCACCGTCTGTTGGCAAACAGAAAACTTCTCTTGTCATAACATTTCTGGCTTCAGGATCAAAAAGAGATACTACAAATCTTTGCTCAAATTCTTCCATTCCAAAATCTAATGTTTTATTTACACTATTAAAATCTTCTGGATAATCTCTATATACTACGAATGGAGACGGGTCATTAATATTAGCAATGCCATTTATTCTACTTGGTTTACTACGTTGGGAACTAGAAACTCCAGAAGAAACTGAAAAAGTATCATACACACGAACATCATTTACATCTAAACTTCTTCCTGTTTTTTGGTATTTGGGATAAAACAGTGGATCAACATCATTTCTAACTACTAATTTTTTACTTGGGCCAGTTTCGTAATAAGTTTTTTCAGTTCTTACGTTTTTAGTGTCTGAATCTAAATAGAGGTTTGAAAGTGCATTAATTTTTACCCTCCTATACGTGTCCGATAATAATGAATTTTGTGTTGTTGCAATAGATTGTTTTTGTTTTACAATATAGTCACTTAAGTATGTTCCAGCGACGTGCCGTCTTGAACACGAACCCTGATTAATATAAAATCTAACTACTTCCATCCATTGTGAAAGTATAGAAAAGAAGCCGCGTTGAATTCTAATTTCTCTGCTTATTCTTTTGTCATAAGCGGGAATATCAATCTGGTTGTAGTAATTGTTAGCCTCTTTTTTTATCCTTAGTATAACATTACCCCAGTAATAATCACATCTGGTGTCTGCATTTGGATCAGTGCTAATATACGGACTATAACTAGCATTATCCCGAACAGAGTTTCTTGCGTCGAATAAATAACTTTTAGTACTAATGAAATAAGGTACGGAATTTTTTCTAGTTTTTGTTTTATCTAAAGGTATTAACTCAATATGAGGATTATCTCTAAAATCATAATCAGTGATTGGAGAATCTTCTGAAATTTCTAGTAAGTATATTTCGTACACGTCTTTTTCTCTCAAGATGTTTGGAGCGGCGAGAGATAAATAAGTATTTCCTGATATGCCATTTGGAGATCCAACAAAATAGTCAGTCCAATATTCAGGGAGGGCATCATTATGACCAATAATGTTCATATTATTGTCGAAAATTACATCTGCCGAACTGTTAATAAACTTCATACCCCAAGGTCTAGCATCTGGAAGCCAAGAATAAGATTTCCAATCTTGTACATCAGTGTTAATTAATCCTTGTTTGTAATCTTTGTAACCTACATTTAGATTTGATCTGACACGATTTTGTATTTCTTGATCAGTTTTATTCTTAAGAACAATCCCATACGGCGTACACGTAGGGCCACTCGGCATTGTAAGAACTGGGACATATGGCTTGGGCGTAGTTGTAACTATGACACGCGGTTGTACAGGTTCTACTACTACAATTGGTTCTACTGTAGTTGTAGTCGTGGTTGTAGCTTGGTCATTAAACCAATGTTCCCAGTTATCATAACCTTCTGGAAGCGGTGGGATGTCAAATATGGGATCTTCTTGAAAAACAATAGGACTTCTTGTAGTGGTAGTGGTTGTCGTTGTGATAGCTGGAACCCTCGCTGGTTCAGGCTCAACAAACGCTGGACAAGAGCTATCATAAACTAAATTAGCAGCCCCACCCATAAAGCCGTGGTTATAACATTCATAGCTAGCTGTTCCAAAATCATCTGCAACATTTAGTACTATTGTGTATGGATCTCTATTGGGGTTCCATATAGTTGCTGCATATGCTACATCAAAACCTTGAATATTCTTTTTGACATGTATTGGACTATGCTTTGTACTGTCTAAATCGTAGCTAAAATTAACATTAGAAGACAATGCAAATGTATTGTCATTGGCATACAGGACAGCCCAATCTATAAAACCTTGGGGTTGATCAACTGGATAGAAACCAATTGGGTGCGATCTTGAGACATTTCTAAAACGATAGACACCGTTTCTTAATTTAAATTTATGATTTAAGCTAGAAAGCCCATTGAAAGTATAGTAACGTTGACTGCCAACAGTTTCAACGCCAACATCAATATCATAATCTAAACAAACTTCGTTTTTTTGATTCAGGCTGGCACAATTGAAACCTTGAGCATTCGCTTCTGCAACACCTAAAAGTGCAACATCTTTTCCGTTTATGTAATTTGGGTTAGTACCAACTACTCGTTTAGTTGAAAATATTAAAAAACTTTCACCATCCCAAGTATCATAACCCTCCCGCAAGAAAAGAGTAATTATTCCACTAAAATACTTTTGTAATCCAGCACCGGGAAATTCATGTTCATCTATACGCGAAGCTGTAATATGAATAAATGGATTATCTTTAAAATAATAATTAGTTACTCTAGCATCACTGTAAATAGTATACGCATTATTAGGATAAACATAAAAATCATAACCGGGAATTATTCTATCATGAGCTTGGATGCCATGAGGTTCTGCGTAAAGTAAACCTTCTACATAATTAACTCTATTAGTATTTGGTACGGGGGCATCAGGATTGATTACAAATATTTCCTTTTGATGATTAACCTGACTTTTGTTATGACCCGGAGTATTTGGATCTTCTGCCGGTTGCGCCTGAAGATTTACTGTCTTCCAGTAAGATACAGCTGGCAAACATTTAGGGTTATTTGTTACTGGAGCAATAGTAGTAGTTGTTGTCGTAGTGGTTGTTGTGGTCGTTGTGATAGCGGTTGGAGGAGGTGTCGTCGATGTTGTAGTAGTTGTAGTCGATGTTGTTGTAGCGTCAGGTTGAGTTTCTTCTGGTGCTAAAACTGGTGGAGCTGTATCATTAAATGATGATAAATCATAGACAAAAAGCTCATTTGGCACACGGCGTACAGAATTATCTGTAGGGAAAATTTTCTTATTAAGCACAGCGCTAGCGCCCACTGCTAGCAAAGACCCATTTGCACTCATAGAGATGGACATTCCGAATCTTTCTTCAGCCCCATCGCTTATTATCTGTCCAGATTGATTACGCAGGCGAGGGAAAATATTTACTCCAAATTGCTCAAATGTTGTTACCCATTTATTTTGCTTTGGAAGTTGTAGTATATCGACCGCTCTTTCGTCAAGATAACTAGTTGGCAATTCAGTGGGTAGAGAATATGTTTGTTGTAACTTTATAACCCTAACACTTCCTTTGTCGGTTGTCGTCGGGGACTGAGAATTAGCACCAAAGCACATGGCTATTACACTGCCATCTTTGCTTATTTCTACATCAATTATATTTCCTTTGCCTTTAATGTCTAGTCCACCGCCTAGTTTTTCGTCATTGCTTATGTAATTTACGTTTTGCGCCCAGCCTGCCATTTCTATTGGAACTTCATCATCAGCAACATCGCTTCTGCTTTTGTAGTTATCAAAACCCGTAACTGGATCACCAACCCAATGCACTACACGGTCGTATACCCTAATAGTCTGTGCTGTCCTCTCTTCTCCGTCAACTTCTGTAGTGGCTGAATAGGCGATGACTAGTCTCTTACCGTCATGGCTAAGTTTTGATGCAATCACACGAACTGTATACGGCCTAGAGACAGTGAATGCTTCATCAAGGTAAGGAGAAATTTCACCACTATCCATGTCTGGATGTCTAAGTTGTATTTGATGAGTTATTAGTAACCATCGTGGCTGAAGATTACCAGACATATCATCCCGACCATCTGAAGGTTTCGCCAAAGGTTTTTGTGCGTCTATCCCCCACTCGTATACTACTACCCTTTTTCCTCGAATGTCAGATTTAAGATAATCTTTTGTGAAAGCTTTGTAATTATCATGAGATATAGCAATAACTTTTCCATTAGCACTTATTGCGGAGACTTCTCCTGAGTAAGTACGGTCATGAGCGCCAAAGTGAGTAGGATAAAGTGACGTTGAAGGTAAGTAAGGAATGTACCCGAAATTACCCACACCAACACTTAGTTTACCAGCCGCCAAGCGGATTAAGGGGTGATTTATGGAATAAACTGGGAAGAGCATACCATACGGACCATAAACAGAAAGTTTATCGCTGGTAATGTCAAGAATATGTAGTTTTATCAAATCATTTGGCTCTGTCTTACCAGCAACGTCTATTGGAGCAAGACCCTGACGAACAAGCATAGATTTTCTAGACATGCCACCTTGGTAATGGTTAGTTAATTGTAAAGATCCATTCCTTTGGAAAACGTGGGCCTGATTTCTGGGGATGTTTATTGGAGAGGCAGCACCATTAACACTATAGTGTAAAATATAATTATCTGGTTCTTTTCTTTTGAAAGTAGGCACAAAATATTGGGAGCCATCAGCAAGGGTTATAAAATCATCATTTGCCAATTCATATAACCTAGCATCATTATTATTATCATTAAAAGTAAGTTTTACATAAGGATGGTCATTTTCGATTTGCAAATTTGCAAAATCTTTGTCAGCTCCCTCCAAGACAATATTTTGATAATATCCATATTGAAGTTCAGATGTCTTAGGTATAAGGTTTCCATTATTATCTCTTGGAATACTATTATAAGTCTTTGTTTCAAGATCAAAATACTTACCTCTCTTTAACACAGAAATGTTTGTAGTGAAAGAACTTTGTGAATTTTGAAAACTACCATGATTATCAAAACCGTGTGTAAAAGCTATAAACTCACCGTCATTGCTCATTGCTATATTATTAAATTCATAGTGTATACCGTTACCGTCAGTACTAATAATATCTGATTCTCTTGTATTACGATTAATACCTTTATAATCTTGTGTTATCAAACTGTCTGCCCTAAAACGGTCAAACGGTTCAATACCATTAATTGCAGTATATTCTGAAACTGGCGCAGCGGGATCAATAGGCGTGGGCGCTCTCGTAGTTGTAGTAGTAGTAATTGTTGGTAAATTTGACAGGTCACGAGGCCAATCGCCGTGATATCCTTCTGGAACTTCATCTGAATTACAGAATGTGAACAAGAAGAAATATTCTCCATCTGTTCTTGCAAAGCCATCAGCTGTTCTAGGAATGGTTCTGTTGCCCTGTTGAGCGCTAATATACCCGCCCCCGTTATCGTGAACGTTTCGTAGTAGCTTATGCGCCCCATAAGCAAGTATATTTGTTTGTAAAATTCTATATGTGCCGTAAGGTACAGAGTTCCATCCGGCGGTTGACAACGACTTACGCGAGAATGAGGAAGTATACAACGGTGATATCTTGGATTCATTTCTATATTCAACAAGCTCGCCTTCTAAAAATTCTATATCATTACCTTTTCTTGATTGTCTCACCCCATTCTTATCAGTCCAATAATGCACCTTTGCTGGTTGGGGGTAGCCAGATTCATTGCGAGCAAGACCCCTACCCGTATCTGCATCCCATTTGCGTTCGTATACTTCGTTAAAGTAAGTCTTGTACTTTGAATCAATGGCAAATCCCGTCAGTTTAAATCTGGGAGAAGATGAGTACCCCACAATAGGAGCATTTAACTGAAAACTGGATGATATTTGTCGAAAACGATAATGACTCTCATCGGTTCCACCGGAATTTCTATTAAAATCACTTTTAAATTGATTATCAGCGCCTATCTCAAACACTCTGTATGCACCAGAACTCAAACCTCTAACGCTAACAATTTCATTATAAGTTTCTGATGAGCTGTCTTGTTCGATTAAATCCGTAGGAGTCTTGTATGAAAGTAGATTACATTCTTCCTCTATCGGTACTGCCGGTGCGGTTGTTGTTGTTATAGCTTGGGTTGGTATTTCCAATACTGGTGGAGGGGTTGTAGTTGGTTCATAGTCAAATGTAGCAAAATAATCTCCAAAAGATGTCGTAGGAAAATTTTCTGGTATTGTATTTCTAAGTGCATTTCTTTGAGCTTCTGTGGCTTTATAGCTAAACACCCAAAAACCATCAGCTATATTGCCATGCATAACGCTAGTTACGCCATTGCTGTCAGTGCCAGTCCTCCAGATAAAAATAAACACACCAAGTTGATTCGGATCAAGAGTAAATTCTAATGAGTATCCACAAAAAATGTCTACTAATCGTCCATTAAAATCTAATGTTTCGACCCTCGTTTGCCAGTACTCTGATCCTTGTCCTGCTCCGTAGAAACCACTCTGTCCGAGACCGTATCTACCACCATACGCCCCTTGTGGTTGCGTCATAACAGTATTAGGACTGCCATCAGGTTTCAGAGCTTCAGGATAAGCTAAACCCATATATGTTACATCGTTTTCACGATGAAAGAAAAAAGCTTCTCGTTCTTGACTATAAAAATCAAAATTTCTTGTCTTCACCCCTCTGTAACCAGCATTACCTTTTATGCTTTGATCGCGTTGACCAACACCATACCAATGATATTTGTTATTTAAATGTCCGTCAAATCGTCCATAAATATAATCCTTAGTTGGATCATCAATCCATTTATAACCGTGTGGCATACCCGCCACATACCGAGTGGCACCATGAGTTACTACATGGAGATTAACGTCGTCTTGGTAATAATAATGCTGTCCGTGAGTAGAATAAATCCTTGGAGTTACATTCCCTTCTCTAACCTTATCGAGAAAGTGCTGTGGAATTACTCTACTAAATGGCGCATACGCCGGTACTATCCCACCTGTAACATCAGCACCACTGATAAGAGTGTTAACTGTTTTTATAGATCTTGCAGGTAAAAATGTAATTGTCCTAACAGGTGCTACAGTTGTAGTTGTAGTAGTGGTAGTAGTAGTTGTGGTAGTTGTGGTAGTTGTTGGCACAGGCGTAGTTGTCGTTGTAGTGGTAGGCATATGCTCAGGAAAAATACCCGGAACATTAAATACTACTGGTATCCTAAACCCATTCTTTGTGTAAACCCTGCAAATACCTTGCTGTCCATCAACTGTATTATTACTACCAGCAACAATAACATTGGCGCTGTTAGTCATGTCAAAACTTTGACCAAAATTTAAACCTGTATAATCTTCAGAATCATCTAATCTTATTACATTTTTTGATACCACCCAATCTCTTATTCCTTCATCGTATTGGTATACGCTAATTGAACCAAATTTTCCAGCTTGTGTTTGATCAGTACTATGTAAAGTTCTAACAATTAAAAATAAACCCTCTTCACTAATCTTAATCAAATCACTAGATTGTATCTTGCCTCTAGCTCCTACAAGTTCAAGATTAGGATTATTTCTTAAATAATTATCAGTAGTATCTATTAGAATATCAGAACCTAGCTGTTCATATCTAACATTTATTCTTCTAAAAGCTTTAATTGCTAAAAGACCGCCATGTGGAAAAGGCCAGCCGTCAACGGCTTGATTTTGTGGTAAAAGAAAAGCAACTATATTGCCATCAATATCTGATGCCGTATCGTAAGCTTTAAAGTTAAATGTATTACCTAGTTGTCTAAAATTATTTTCTAAGTTTGTATCAATTTGATTAATAGAATTACTACATACAAATATGTTGTTTATGTCAGAAATTGAAGTAGATAACTCATTTGTAAAATTATCTATTAGTTTACTGTACCCTTCACCATTATCTCTATATATAGATAATTTAGAAACAGACTGTCTAGGATAAGTAGAAGAGTCTTCGACTGAGTAAGAAACAGCTAATGTACTGCCTTCGGAAACATCAAACTCAACATGTAAAACATCAACATGTTTGTTTCCACCTTGTTCTTCAACTTCTATTGAATTTAAAACAACCCAAGTATTAATTTCTGTATCATACCTATATATGCGTACATAATTTTCATCACTAATAGCTAGCAAAAATCCATCGGCGCTCAAAGTAATAGACTTACCAAAAGTAGTGCTTTGATTGCCGAAAAACTCTCCAAATGGATACCAATCGAAACCATTCCACATATATACATGTACTGAACCATGCTTCTCATCACCTTGATTAAATCCATTATGGTATGGATTAGAAACTGCTACGATATTTCCTACACTGTTAATAGAAACAGCAAATCCAAACTTACCAATATTAGGTTCAGAACCAACTGGCAAATAAGGTATTAAGTCGTTACCAGCTTGTGAAAATGTGACGCTATCAATAGGCGTTGGTGCTGCTGTGGTAGTCGTAGTAGTTGTCGTAGAGGTTGTCGTTGTCGTGGTAACTTCTCCGAAAAACCCTGCATTGCATAACTTATTAGAAGAAAAATCATTAGAATAAAATGAATCTACTAAAAAGCTTTCTTCATCTCGCAATAATAACCTAAAAGAAACTTCATTAAAAATTAAACTTTCGTGATTAATGATATGATCTAATCTAAGTGTGAAAAATTTTTCTTCAACATTAGGAGCGTTGTTTATATTAATTGTATAAGTTTCTATTTTTCTAAATGTAGCGTCTTCATGAGTATTGGCTTCAACATCTACATAAATATTTGCATTTGGAAAACTTTGTTCTTTTATCTTACTTAGTACTCTTGAAAAATCAGGTATCTTTGCGTGTAAATAAAATTCAGTGGAAGTAAAGTCTTGAGCCGATCTGAGATAAGTAGAGTTATCGTCTGAATTAGGGTTTCTTAAAAAATCACATTCATTTTCTTGAGGTGTTAAAATTCCTATTACTTTTTCAGACTTTATATCATTATCGTAATAATATTCACTTACTACTCCAGCTTCAGATTTCCCCTTAATTATATCTGCACCTTTATAATCCTCTGTACCGTCAAGTAACTTGGAATGCAAAACATTGAATTGAGTAAACTCTAAAGTTCCTACATTTAAAATTACAGGAGCAGGATATGATACTATAGGAGATAAGGTTGTTGTGGTCGTAGTTGGATATGGATATTCCGCTTGTTCTAATTGAAAATTAGATTTTTCAAAACCATCTTCTACTTTAAAGAAATCTGTACTAATGTAATCACTTAGATCTCCACGAGCTGGACTAGAAGAGCCAACACTTGTACCGCCAAGAAACGCAAACTCAAATCTATAATATCCATAGCCATGTCTTAAATATTGACTAGATCCATCTATAGCTGTAGCAACTAAAGGAGTACTAAATTTATACTCATTTTCTGGATTCATAGCAAATGAGGAAAAAGAATGTGGCACAATAGGTGGCAATTCCATTTCTGCTAAATCATATGTAAATCTTTCAGAGGTGGTTTCGTCTGGAGTCCAAACATATCTAACCAGTATCCTACTGTTGCTTATTGCTCTTAAGGAATCTGGTATGGTATTAACCATTTCAAATTCTACTTCATCATCTACAATAACAGCGCGAGACCCCTCAAATTGAGTACTGTGCAAACGGAAAATTTGCTCAACCAATTGATGAGACAATATTAGATCAACGTCCGCAATGTCTGGATATTTATCTGTAAAATTATAGGCCATATTAATTCTCTATATTAAGATTTCCCATTTTAAATACTTCGATCTCTTCTTCTGGAACTTCTGGATCTTCTGCTACAGGAGGATCAGTGGTGGTAGGCGTTGGTGCTGTTACACTATCTACACTATTATACCCCGTAGCGCCACATAATTCTGAATAAACAAAACTTTCAGCAAAACGACGATCAAGCACACCATCATTAAGAAACCTGATAGCATCATTTCTACTACCATTAAATAATCGAGCTTCTAAAACTAGATTCTGCTCTTCCTGCGGCCTATCTCTAACTGGACCAACAGTGTTGGGAAAAAAGTTGACATTTTTCTCATTTTTTACAAGATCATCATCTATTCTAAAATAAGCAATTAGGGCTATATTACCGGGAGAAACAAGCTCGTTCCACGGACTACCCGCAGCTCTAATTCTAACATCATTAACTAAAGGTCTAAATGCCTGAGCATCAACTCCTCTACCAGAAAAATTAGCATTGGGATTGACTGTTTTAGTAGTGCCTGTAGTTGGATTATACTGTTGCGAATGTACAATTAATTGTGGAAAAATACTGTATATTCGAGATCTTGTTTCTCTATCGTAAAGAGATTCAGGTATCTCGTAAAGAACAGCGACGATGTGGAATTTTTCTTTATAATACTCTATACTGAATCCTGTACTAAAATTCTGAATTTCATAACGAGTCTCATCGGGATACAGGTACGAATCTCTATATTTACTGTCTAAATAAAGATATTCTAGCCCGAATATATTTCCATAATACTCAATAATTCTATTTATGTCTGAAGTTCTATTGTACCAATTTCTTTGGCTAGGATAATTACTATTGAACATCCACCTGTCCCAACGTTCTTCTTCCCTGTCATCAGGATGGTAGAAGACTCTAGAAAGTAAACCATCTAAAGCACGACTACTTGAAGTATTTCTGTATTGATTATAAACCAGATGATAAAAAGAACGAAGTCTAGCGATGTTGGTTGAAGTATTCTCATTAAACATCCTTTGAAATAACTCTGGTCGAGACCTTCCCGTTGTATTTACATCAAATGGCCCTGTATATCCAGAAGAAAGAATTGTTTTTACAAAATCGTGAATTATAAAACGGTAAGTTTGAAGTGAGGTTAGATCTTCAGGACCGCTAAACCCATCTTCATCAATAACATATAAAAATTCTCTATCGCCAATGTTAAATTGCATTCCGTCAAACAAACCGGGATAATCAAATTTTATATTTGGGTCAAATTGTATATTGGTGGGGCGAGCAATATCGAGTGGGTAAAGTGACGAACTAATTTGATGCATAATCCCGTCTGGACTAACATAATTATTAATTGTACCTTCACGTATGAATGTAGTTCCGTCTGGATACGTAAAAATAGAATCATAATTTTTAACACGAGTAAATATATTTAAACTAAGAGTTTTATAATTAGAACTTTCGTAGTACTGTGAATATCGGTTCGTGTCACTCCTCATTGCATATCTCTTAATATCTGGTAATCCTTCCATAATGCCAAGTATTCTAGCTGTTGAAAGATCCTCGGGAGCATCTTCAGTTGGTAAAGGTGCAGGCGCGGTTGGTGCAGATGATGGAGCAGGAGTTGTTGTTGTTGTGCGAGTAACAATTGGACAACATCCTATATTAAAAACATAATCTGCTCTTAGCGTTTCAAACCTACCCAAAGGATCTTCTACCACAACAGTAACAGCATACGTACCAATGTCTTCTATGGGTTTTATCATAAACAAAGTAGTGCCTTGAACTTGAAAGTAAGAAGCGTATTCCCCCTCAAGCGTTAAATTAAAAACGCCTTGTAGATTATTAGATATTTTTATTTTTGCGACTTCTAACATTTTAAATCCTAATTATTTGGTGTAGGGAAAGCTGGCTTTGGAGTATTGTAATATAGTGTTTGAGTTTTTCCAACACAGTTTGGATAAGTTGATGCGCCATTGACATCATATTCAATACAAGCAGTCCAGCTTTTGTAGTTATAAGTTTCACTATTAAAACTAAACTCACCAGTATCTTCATCAAGTACTTCATAATTAACCGTAAAATCATTATAGTTAACATGAGATGAAAAGTCCCAATATCTGCCACCACTGCAAATAATAAACACTGCTGCACCCGCATTTTTTGCTCCGTACTCATCAGTGTCGTAATTATCATCACTAGCGGTTTCTACCATCAAAGCACAAGTTGGCCCAAAGCCTGCTACCTCATTTTCGTGAGCAGCGGATTTATATGTAAAAAGACTATCAGTAGCAGTCCCAAAAGGTCTTGTAATAGTACTGCTAAGGCTTAAGCTAGTGGTGTAACTAGCTGCATTTCCTCCAAACTGTCCATATGTCTCTGTGTCGGAAAAACTAAATGCGGGTATGCTACAAGTTTGTCCATAGCAAACGCCATCACTACTATTCTGACCACCAGCTAAACTAAGCACTGTACCACCATTGCTGTCATCAACTTCAATCCACCACAGTGTTCCAGAAAGATCAGCTGTTACACAGAATTTAAGACATTCTGGACAGTTGTTAAGTGTGGTTTCAAACCAACCGCTGGGATAACCAGTTCCGGGGCTAGCTGCCGTTCCAGTGCTAATTTTTCCAGTGTTCAAAAGCGACACTTCGGGAGATTGGCACACATCAAATACTTCTAATTCATCGGGAATAGTGTATGTTCCAAATCTAATAGTAACAGGTGGCCCAGCACTTTGAATATCTGGACACAGAGTTGTTGTGGTAGTCGTAGTTACCTCACATACGCACTCTGATCCTATTGGGCAACCATCATCGTTGTAAATAGTTCTTACGTCATGATTTCCAGCATAACCGCAAGTGGTATCGCAATCCATAACGGGTGGAACGAAAGGTGGACAAGTGGTTGAGGTTGTGGTTGTCGTAGTGGTAGTGGTGGTGGTGGTGGTGGTCGTTGTGGTTGTGGTGGTCGTTGTGGTAGTGGGTGGATCGGGTGGCTCAGTTGTTGTTGTTGTTGGAGTGGCTGTGGTGGTTGTTGTGGTTCTATCTTCACACGGTATAAATGTATCGCCAACTGGTAAACATCTCATATACTCTTCTACAATCTCAGAACATATATTATCACAAATAGGCTCAACAGAAAAAACAGTGGGAAGAAAATCACATGCAGGAACAGAGGTTCTATCGCATATACTCTTTACTTCTAATCTTAAAAACTTATTATTAAGTTTGACTTTTTTATGTATATTACTAGAAGAGAACTGTATAACACCATTATCTAAAATTGTTTTCTCTGTATAATCATTTATATACTTAGTAGCTACTACTTTACCTTCTTCTGTTTTTATTATAATTTTAATTGCACCATCTACAGTAATTTTATTTGTAAGATATTTATCTGCAAATTTAACAGTAAGAGCGCTAAGAAAAACATCGCTACCACTAGTTAACACACTTGATTTAGTATTAAATTCTTGTTCGCTAGCAACTAGTACGTCCTCAGTATGCTGTAGGTCAAGAGCGTGGGTACTATTAACTATAAGAGAGCTTTCAGAACCTTTTGGGAAAAACATAGATCCGCAAAGACATTTTAAAACTTCAATTTCTCTTGCTTCGACTGTGCTTGTGTTTGTCGAAAAACCACCGATGCCCCCCAATATGGGCAAGCTAACAGAAGGAACAAGAACGGTTTGCGACTCAGTTGTAGAAACGGGACAAGTAACTCCACTTTCTGGTATAAAGATAAATGGTGTTTGCGTAGTAGAAGTAGTTGTAGAGGTTCCTACACCATCTGGAATATAATCTACGAATGGGCTGCTAGGCTTATCGCATCTGGTTCTTCTTCCTCTTGCCATCCTATGAACCCCATATTATTATTTACAGCATGTGTTACAAGCTAAATCTTCGTTATTAATCCATAATGGTCTAAACTCGTTGTTAATGTTAATCGCCACTATATAATCACCACTTGTAAGACTAGAGTGTTTATCTCTATTAGTAATAAATACCCCTTCTGATGTTGATCCATTTTGATCATACACTGTCATGAAACCACTAGTTGGACTAGTAAACAAAGGAGCTGTCCCAACATTATCTATCATAAAACCTTCTCTAAATTTTGGAAGCGTAGAAAATACAACTCCACTAACAAAAGCGCCACTTTCAGAAAGATTAGTGATATCTTCTGTGCTTTCTAAAGAATCGCCGTTACTAAATCTGATTGCTCCCAATAGCTTAATATCGCCAGAAACTCCAACATAAGGTCTCTCCATATTAGGTTCAGTATAGTTTGGGTTGGAAACGCCAAAGCCTTTGAACCCGCTCATAGGAAGTGCGGCATGATTAAACTCAACTAATCTTGCTCCACTAACAGAATGAGAAAAATCTAAACTAAGGGAATCTGGAGGTAACTGAGTTGCAGAACTGTGATTAATTACTTTAATTAAGTTATTAGATAGATATAAGCTTTTGTTGTTATCTTCTTGTACAGATAATTTTCCATTTGGTAAGAATAAAACTCTATCTGAACTTAGTGGTCCAGTACAACCACTCATCAATACGTTGCTACTATTAGCCCCAAGTTTAAATTTATAACTTTCACCATCAACAGCGTTTAATGAGTTCCCTATTAAAAGATTATAGTTACCACTAGAAGATGCGCCAGCGCCATAGCCAATTGCAATATTATAATTACTTTCAACAACGCCACTAAGAGCAAGAGAACCAAGTGCAGTGTTATAGTTACCAGAAGTATTTAATGCTAAAGCTCCATTACCATAACCTGTATTATGAAAAGCAGTATTTAAATGCTGTCTATCTAAAGTAGATGATAAGCCAGCAAAAGTATTAAATCTACCGTCTTGATAAACTAAACCATCACCATGAAGAAAAACATTTCTGGTCATGTTTAATTCATTGCCATCGCCATCCATTGTAAACGTTCTTAAAGTCTGACCAATATTTGTAGGAGTTCCACTAGGCATTTCTTTGGAGTATATCTGACTATGATTTGGTATTGCGCTAAAAGATGGATGCAATCCACTTACAATATGAATAGCTATTACGGCGTTGGGCGAGCCATCATCACCGACAGTTAGATGACGATTAAGAGAGCCGCTAGACAATATACCAAAATTACCATCTTTAGTAATCTTTGCAGCGGTTATTAAGCCAGAAGCATCATACATGTTAAACTCTGCAACACCACTAGCTCCACCGTTATATTTAATCTCAAAACCACTAGACAAACAATTAAGGTTTGTTAATAACTGTAGAGCTGAAGATACTTGACCAGCATTTTCAGCGGTAATTCTAACAGCAGCATTATGGTTTGTTCTAACATTAAAAGATGTCTGTGGTATTACAGCGTCACCACCTTCGCTGAAATTATTTACTCCTAAAATTCCACCATTACTATGATTCTTCATAAGTATTAGATTATTAAAACCATAAGAAGAATTGTCATGAGATGAAATTACAAATCTATCAACTTTAGGGCCAGAGTATATTGTATTAGAAGCATCTATATACTTATGTGTAAATCCATTTAACTTATCAAGACCATCATCATCTTTTTCTCTTTGTTTAGCTCCAGTAATAAATCTTTGACCAACAGTAACTCCACTTTCTAGTGATCCAACGGTTAGAAAATAATTATCGTTTATTCCAGAAGGCGACAGCATGTTAACGCTACCCATTCCAGCTAGCAAGCCACTGCTGGAACCCGGATTTATTCCAAATATTCCACCACTATCAGACGTAACATATAAAGCTCCACTATTTAAATACATTCCAAACTCTGGCTGATCAGGGGAATATACTACAAGGTCAAGCTCGCCACTATTTAAAAGTCTTGGCGTGTGAACATGACTGCCAGAAGAAATGTGCAAGCTAATATTGCTTTCCCAAAAAGACCTAGAAAGATGATTGTAATCTTCAAAAGAATAAAAAGGAACTGAAGACTCGCCGCTAGGTCTAAACAAAAATGCATAATCAACACTTTGGTCAGTACCCTCACCACTGCCGCGAACAACTATACCACCACCTGAAAGTTGTTCTGGTGTTAAATAAGCGTCTGGTGGATCTCCACTAGAAGCTACGTACAAAACTTTACCTTCGTAATGATTATCTGATATTGTATTAGTAACATCAGTAAACAGATGGCTAATATAGCCGCTAGCAAAATATGCGTTAGAAGAACCTAGATGAAACTTTCTATTGTCAAAAGGAGAAATATTTCCAGAAACATTGATAACATCATGAGAGGTATGATTAGTTATAATAGCTCCACTAGCCAGAACAATATTTTGAGTATGTACATTTTGCCATTTATAATCTTTATGACCAATATCAAAAGTATTATCTAAAGTTGGAGAAATAGCTCCGCTAGATTGAATAACGCCAATAGAGTGGCTATATAAAGTTCTAGTTCCAACTCCAAGCACGAGATCTTCATTTAAAAGATTACCGTATATTAAAGGAGTCAAACCAGATCCAAGAGGATTATCGCAAACATATTCTTCGTTAGCTGGATGATTAGCAATAAATAATTTATAGTTTTCATCTTTTGAATAATAACCAGCGCCATGACCAATCGCTATATTAAAATCACCAGTTTTGTTTCTTGTTAAAGCATAATTGCCAACGCCAACATTTGCAAAGCCGTTAGTATTTGCACTGAGACTGTTGACACCAAATGCAGAATTATTATCACCAAATATATTACAACTAAGGGCAAAAGTTCCTACAGAAGTATTACCACTGCCTTGATAGTTATTTTTAAGAGAAGCATATCCAACAGCCGTATTATCGTTAGTAACATAGCTGTCTAAATGTAGTTTACTTATTGCTTCTTCGCCAACTATAGTACTTCTATTAGACGGCGTATAAAAATTTGAAGAAGTTAATTTTTCAATAGTAATATCTTTTGTACTATCGAGCAACAAATGAACAGAATCAACTAGATCTATTAGATTATGACGAATATCTTCTGGAGAAATTTCTTGATTAGAATTATTACTGATATCCGCATTTATACTATTAACTAACTGATTTTTAGAAACAATAGTCATTGGGTGGTTCTCTCAGGTTATTTTAAGCTAATTTCTAAAGAATTTGTATCAAATTTAATACTATCTCCTGTAAAGATGTTTCTAGGATTTTGTAATTCTGAGTACATTAGTACATTTCCAGAACCAACAAACTCGCTGTCCGTAATAACAATTCCCGAAATAAAACCCCAATTAACATTAGCTGTTGGAAAAGCTAGTTGATTTTTATTTTTAATAAATCCATTTCCATCGTATTCAATATAACCCGGATCTGTCGAGCTATAGTCTCCAGAAACAACAACTCCATTTGGGCCGTAAAAAGATACATCAGGATGAGTTTCTGAAAATGTATATTCAGTTGCAGATTGAACGGCCTCAGTTGATTCAGATATTGCTTTAGCAGAATCTAAATACAGAGGATAGAAGTATCCGCTATTAGGTGGTAAACCAACTCCAGATTCAAAAGAATTAACTTGAAAAGCTGTTGTTGTGTCAGTTCCAATTTGATTCCACACATTATTACCATCAGTGCTACTGCCAAGATTTATTCTTCTATATCCAGTGTCAACAAAAGAAGCTCCCTTAAAAGCTCCAGAAGGAAGTTCTTCAATTGTTTCTCCACTGTCAGTATCTATTGGTACAGTACTTGTTAGTCCAACGGAAATGTTCGATGGGCTTGTAAATGTTTCTCCAAAAAATAAATGTTTCAATATGCCTGATTCAAGATAATCAGATAAAGCAGCCATAATCTTCTCCTGTATAGAGTCCTACGAGGGGGTCATTCTACTGTTATATACACGAAAAAAGCCACCCCCAAGCAAATGAGGGCGGCTTTTCGTTCTGTGCTATTGGTACAGATTAGAATGATCCAAGGATCACTCTACGGTTGTCCAACACGCCAAAGCCAAGCTCTGCAAAGCCGTAATATCCAGCTCGTTGCTGACGATGAAGAGTAGGATCTTCAAAGACTTGCAACTGCTCTTTAACGGGCATTACGAAGCTATCACTAGCGGACTGATCAAGACCAACGACTAGCTCAAGGTCACTAGTCTGAACAGCACCAGTAAGTTCGCCAGTGAAGAAAGTCTGGTATTCCTGACCTTCTCCAAGCTCATCAAGATCATGAAGATTAACACCAAAGATCCGTGTGATGGGAGCGCCACCTTCTGGAGCAGTGTAAATCTCACGACGAGTTACCTCGTCAACCTGATCGAGACCCCAATTGCGAACATCCTCAAGGGCTTCTGGTGAAACGTAGATGTCAGTAAGACGACCACGACCAGTTGAAGCACTGTTACCACCAGAGTTCCTACGCATAACTGTTTGCATGAGAGAAACAAGTCTCTTGCTGAACAATCCAGCGGTTGCGTCACCGTCGAACACGAGAATGTTACGGTCAACGCCAGCAGCGAGGATCGTGTGCCATCCATCGTCGTTCATCTTCTTAGTGAAACCAGCTTCCATGACTTGCATGGCGCGACCAACAATGTCCCAACGAGCTTCACGAGCATATCGGAGGAGGTAATCAACCGAAGATGCAATGCTGTACGTTGGAATCATTACGTAGTCACCTTCAACCGAACGCTCTGGAATTCTACCATGACCGGGATTGGTGTAAGCTACATGCTCACCTTCAAGTCCGGGGCTGATAAGATCAAGAGGAAACTCAGTTGTTGAACCAGCTTCTACGTTGATGGTTTCAAAAATATCACCAAGGATGTTGCCGACAAGGACACCCTTACGAAGTGGAAGCTCAAGCGCTTTAGCGAACTCTCGCTGGGCAGCTTGCGCTACATTTACATCACCATCCCCTGACTGACGCAGGAGACTAATGAATTCATCACTAGGTCTTTCATTAATAGGCATATTATAATTCTCCTTTATGTGTTATGTTCAGGGAAGGTTAACTTCGACTTTTGCGTAACCATCCTCGTCCTTAGCGGACAGGAAACGACCGACTTGATAAGTTCCCACCATGCCGAAGTTACCAGCAGTACCAGTACTTGCGTATGCGCCAGAACCGGCAACGGGAGTTTGTGTTGTGTCAATCGCGTCAGTTACAACGTAACCTTTACGAAGGACAGTTACTTTACCACCCTTTTGTACTTCATCCTTATGTTGATTAAGATGAGTACGGGTGAGATCCTTATTAACTACGTCGTTAAGAAGGACACCAACTGGAACGCCAGCCGTATGCTTCTTCACAAGGTTTACACCCTGATCCATTGCAGCGCCTGATCCAGCTGTATCATGAACGACAACACATCCGCGAGTGGCTGTGCCAGCGTTGTAGAAAAAGCTGATATCAGTCTGAAGTTCATATCTATCTGATTTTAAAGCCATAATTATTTTCTCCTTTAAAATTATTTGCTAAGTACGTTGTTTTCGAGCCATTCAGCGACACTCGCTCTTGTGGCTTCTAGTTCTTGATTTTCATCAGAAGCATCAACTAAAGTAGCTTCAGTTGTTTCTACTTCTTCTAGAGCTTCTTCAGCAGCGACTTCTGCTTCAGCTTCTTCAGCTTCTACTTCTTCTGCTTCTTCAGCTTTTGGTTTTTCCATCTTTGCTTCTTCGTCTTCTTTCTTTTCCATCTTGCCATACTTCTTTTTCATTAAAGCTACAAGAGTGTCGAAAGAGTCGTCGTCAAGAGCGTCATAAGCTACAAGTGATTCTTCAGCTTCATCAGCTTCAAAACCAGCTTCAACCAATGAAGCCTTACGAGATTCGGCTTTTTTCTCGTCCTTCATTTTCTTCATTTCTTTCATCTTTTCGATGAACTCGTTATTCTTAGCTTCAAGACTTTCTTGAAGTTCAGTAATTGCAGCATCCTTAGCCGTGACAGACTCTTCAAGAGTCTTAATTGCTTCAGCTTGTGCAACAATGTCACTTTCAAGCTTTGCGACCGCTTCGGTATGTTCTTTTGAAGTTGCTTCGTCCAGCGAAGCTTGAAGAGTAACGCACTCTTCTTTAGCAGATGCTAGCTCACTACGAACTTCAGCAAGCTGCTTTTCTAACACATTAGTATCACTCATATCTGAGCCTCCTAAAGTTAATAAATCTTCGTTAACACTGTTTGAACTAGCCCTGCTAGCATCCAAAATTACACTTCTAGGATTAGCAGGCTTGGAAACCAAACCTTTTCCTGAAAAAGAAATGTTTTGTAAAGAGCGACCAATCTTCCTGCCTTCGTACTCACCTGTGCCACCATACGCTCTTAAATGTTTTGTTAAAAATGCGGAACCCTCATTTCTATGCAAGATGCTAGCTTTTCCATACTCATCCGTAAGAGCATAATCAAAACCAGCAAACAAGCATTCCATAGAAACGAACCATTTGCCATCTTCTATCTCGGCTATAATTTGTTTCATTCTTTCTCTATTTTCTGGATCTGTCCAGCTATTGTAGAGAACTGCTTCTGAGATAATATCAAAGTCTTTGGGAGCTTCTTCAGCTTCTACCTTATTACCTTCTTTGTCTACTACATAACTACCAGTTATATGACCAATAATGTCATTTTCGTTATGCATAAAATTGAATTGTTTATCCTCTGGTGTATTTCTAGCTGCAAATGTAGCTTCTGGAGTAAAAACATCGTCGTTCTTATTCCAACCCGTAGATACCAAAATTGACTTTATATAATATAAATCAAGTTGTTTGGGGTTAGCGCTTTCCGCTTTTACTTTTTCAGCAAAAGCAATAGTTTCTGCATCACCACCTGTACATAGGATTGCAGGCGCGCAGTACGCTAAACTCGCACTAGACTGCACGAGATCAGCTACGCCATCAGATATTTCTTGTGGATATATTTTCATTATTACTCCTCAACAACATTATACACAAAATAACAAAAATATCATTAATCGTGCATTTTGTGGTCAATATATGAGCCAATTACATATTTTCTGTACGTATCTATATTCATACTTTCAATGTTTACATTTTTGTTTTCAAGATCTTTTGTTAACTTTTGAGGAGCTTTAACATTGTTTTTTAACGACTCATAAATAGTAGCTTCAGAAACATCATCACCAATTTCAAAATTAGTAAATATATCTAGTTTTAATTTTTCTAAATCAGCAAACTGAGCCTTGGTTAGCTGTCTCATGTTCTTCTTTTGATTAACTTCAAGAAAAGCTTTTGTAATAACTTCTGATATTTTAGACCAAGACTCTTCCGCATACACAAAGCATTCTGCGACTGATGGCTTTGATCTTGGTTTTTCAACACGTTTCTTTCTTGGTCCATTATCCAGACTATTTGGTGGTCTACCATTATCTTTAATGTCTGTATTGGTATTACGTTTAACAGATTTTTGTTTTTCTTTTTCTTGTTTTAAATTAATCTGCCCCTGTTTATCCATTTTCTCTATGTCTTGATCATGGTTAGGATTGTGATAAGGGCTTGCCTTGGGAGGTCCAGCACTATCTCTCTTGTCAAGTTCGCGTTTGATCCTAATATTTTCAATTTGAGGAATCTCTTTAAATCTCTCAAGAAGAGTTTCATGACTGATAATATCCCTATCAGCGAGTTGAATGAGAAGGTTCTTTTCAGAGGCTTCGTCAGATAGGGTCATTTGATCAAACTGTATGTGAGCTTTATACCTAAAGCCCATAGCCTTTCGTACAATCTCCAGTTCCTTTTCCCAGAATTTGACTAATCTATCTCTACCATATTGTAGTCTTTCTACTAATGTTTTTAATGATATAAAGTTGTTAGTAAATCCACCGCCATTTCCAGCCATCCCAGTAAGCGTAGGAGGAACTCCAAGACCAGCGTAAATAGCGTTAAGAACAGAAGTATATTTTTCTGATCCTAAAAACTTATGAACATCTGTGCTAGATTCTTGGAATGAAAGCTCTGGACCCCAAACCAATTCCATTGTACCGCCACCCACATTACTAGCTAGAATATCACGCAACTTATTTATAGCGGCTTTATTGGGAAGAATCTTATGATCAAGACTACCTAAAGTCCATAATCTAATATTAGAAATGGCTCCGTCAAGGGCAGAAAGATCTGCTAGTCTCATTTTTTCAAGCATAATAATATCATCAAGAATAGCGTATATCATTGGATTAGCCCATTGTCGCCAATCATCTTTTTTATAATAAAACATGCTAAGTCGTTCTGGATCTAAAGGTATTTCCTTTTCTCCACGAATTAGACTTTGTTTGACATTTGGTGGTAGCGTTTCCAAAACGTGGTTTGGTATGTCTCCAGCCTTAAATTTATCAAAGAAAGAGTTAGTAGTTATTGAATGGTTTTTATATCCCATGAATAAAGACAAGTTTCCGTCTTGATTTTTGACAGTCAAGGGGTTAAAGAAATTATAACGCCACGGTATTTCGTTCTTAGTTAAGTTAGGCACTTCTACTTTAATGTCTGAAGACAAAGCTTTCATGTAGTTATTAAGTTGAGGAGTAACTTTAGCATAGCTACGATAAATAATTACGTTTCCAGCTTTATACAGATTGTTTAGGAACCTTTCAGATCTTTCCTTACCGTTTACATTTCTAAACCATTGTTGATAGAACTTTTCAACGCTTTTATCGCGGTGTACGATGTTAATACCTTGACTGCCAAAATCACCCATCAAATCAATAATGTTACGAATGATTCCAACTTTATCATATGCGTCCATGCACATTTTAATAATCTTACGCTGCTGATTAGGAACTGCTTCGCCGGGACGAAATGCATAATAATCATTAGCGTTAAATCCGGGTCTTACTGAGCGGTTTGGCTCGATATCTATAAAATGTCTATAAGTACTACCTTGAGTCTTGCCTAAGCCAGCATAAGCCTCTACGCTATCTGACATTTTAGACATGGCATCTGTTTTGCTTTGAGAGTCGTCGTCTGACCAAGTAATCATGTCGTCGCTCATTATTTACCTCAATTGGAATGTAATTGGATTATACTAATTAATACACGTTTTTCATGCCATCTTCAAACCAAGCAGGAGCGGTGTACATCTTCTCATCTTTTTTGCTAGAATGTCCACCAGTTGCAAAACCTCCGTAAAATGAGGGTTGTGCAACAGTAGGCATTCTCCCTAAAGTTCTAGCAGCCATGTTAGCCATTAACAAAGCCGAATACCTATCTTTACGTAATTTCTTTTTACGTCCAGTTCCTATAACAACCTCTGGGGTATCCCACCTGTCCCTACCGCTAGTTGTTTGGGTAATCTGTATCATAGATAATTCATTTTTTAATTCTTCAATATCTGTAACACATTCTTCTAGTGTGTCATATATTCTATTTTTCATATTATCTTCGTGTTCAGATATAGCTATACTGACAGGATCAAAGAATGGAAAAAGTAATACTTTATCTTCAAAGTCTTTTCTCATCCCGTGATTTGCCTCGGCTAGCCAATCATACTTGGCAAATTGACACATATCTAATATATGTAAGCCACGTTCGCCGTCAGTATCTTTTTCTTTGTCGTCATCTATAGTGGGCCATATAAGGTGTTCTCCTTCTTGAACCTTATCTTTGTCATGCAAAGCTTCCATAACAGCTATACCGCCACCTTGTGCGTCTAAAGCTATGTGTATACATGGAAACAATTTCATTAAATCTCTAATTTTTCTAGCACAGTATGAATAAAAATCTGTTTCATTAGCATAACCTTTTTTAACTTTTTCCTTATGTTCTGTTCTTGTCGTAGTCCAGCAATGTACTATATTTCTATAGTCAGAATTTACTTCTAATACTACAATGCTAAAATTATCTACTTCTGATGCAGGGTCAACACCAAATATATATTTTTTATCTTTTTGACCTTTTAACTGAGCTTGAAATATTATGTCATTACCTTGCCGATCTTTAATTGTTTCCTTGTCATTGACGACGCATGATTCTATCAAAGAGCGTTTAAAGAAACCTTGAGAGTCTGTTGTAAAACAAGCACCGTACTCCATTTGATATATACCAGTATGGACAGTAGCTTTAGACCTAGCGACTTGATCGGAATCCATAAATCCTTTAGGCAATAATTCGTAGGGCATACGTATGATAGAGTATTGCGTCCAATCAAAATCTTCTGGAGGTTCTTCGCCAAAAATTTCTTTTAGTTTAGATAGTTGTCCACGGCTTTTTATTATAGACTTCCACTTTTTCCAATAAGTGGCGAAATGATTAAAATCGTAATAAGCGGTTCCTGATAAAACAATTTGATTGTCTTTACTTTGTTCTTTCTGTTCTTCCTCTAGTGTCAGTCCTAATTCTTTTGCTTTTTTTTCTGCTGCTACTCTTTTTACGTTTGCTACCGGATCAGAACTTACTGCTGCAAAACCAGCTACAACATTTTCAAATATTTCTCTAGGTATAGACGCAAATTCATCAGCAATAATATCATTAGCTCGCTGGCCTCTAATTTTCTGCCCATCGCCAAGAGGTAAGCATGTTACTGTGCTGTCATTTAATCTTAATGTACACCTGTCTGTATCTCTACGTGGACCACTATCACTATCACATATATCTCTAAGCATAGGAGAATTTCTCCAGATAGTTTCCATGTATTCAAACAAAACTTTAGACTGTCTAAACGCAGCGCCCACAACAACTATTTTACGTCTAGGTAATATCAAAGCTCTCAATATAGCATATAAAGATAGCATAAATGATTTGCCAAAGCCTCGACTAGCAACAAGCATAGGAAACTTTCTTTGCCACACTTCGTTTAAGAAAAGAGACTGAGATGGTAGTAATTGTATATTAAGTATATGATAAGACATAAAAGATAAATACTCTGGCCTAATCATAAGCCAAGCAAGTTTAAGATTGAAATCATCTTCGTCTGGATTTAACATAGACATTGGATTAAACATCTGCGAATCTACAGAGTCCAAGCCAAGCCAAGCCTCATCAATTTGTTTTAGCTTTTCAGTTTTTGCCATGTATTAATTACCTCGTCTGCGAAACCATAATAAACAGCTTCATCTGCTGTGATATACCAATCGCCAGATTTTAATTTACGATACAGAAAATTTTTAACCTTGTCAACTTCTGGCTTAGAGCCATACTTATCTTTGAAGAATTTACCATCAACGCAAGAGTTGGAGTATATGTCCATCATAATATCGCATATGTGTTTTTCATACTTTACCCAGTTTTGCACATTTAAATATTCACCATTAGCACCCGTAGAACCGTAGTGAGCCATAAAATATGTGTTTGGTGTAATAAGTCTAGAATCGGCAGATTGAAAAATAATACTACTCATAGATTCTGCTTGTCCGTAAGCTATAATTGTTACGTGGCATCTACACATAGATATAGCATCATATATAGCCATACCATCAGACCATTCTCCTCCAACGCTTTGCATGTGTATAATAATTGGATTAGATGATTTTAATTCTAATGCTCTTAAGTTTTTTAAGAATGTGTTAGACATCTTGTATTCTACACCCGGATTATCTTCGTCGTTAGAACCATAATGATTATGTAGAAATATTTCTCTGCTATCTATATTCGCATTATAGTTATGTAAATCGTATAGTATATCTTTGTCGTGTATCATATTACGATTTCCTTCCAATTGTATACATCTCGTTAATCCTTTTAAATATACTACTTACAGCTAAAAAAGCAGTATGCTTATTACCACAAAACAAAACGTGTACATCGTTATACAATTCAAATTCAACTAAACATTTTAACATGTATCTACCAGTAATTTTTACAGACGCTTTATTCTTTATTGGTATTCTAGTTTCTTTTGGAAACTTAAGCAAGTCTTCTAAAGAAAATTCCAAAACTAAGTATTTGTGAGGAAAATCTTTCATCCTTTCTATTTCGTTCATGAAAGCATGTTTCTTAGAACCAAGGTTTATTGCAAGTTCTTCTACACATCCTTTTCTTTCTATACATATTTTATCTTCAAATCCTTGTATGGAATAGTCTCCAGTGTCAAGTTTATGTTCTATCATGCCAGAACATGTGTTAAACTTACTAAAGTAGTACCCGTCTTGCTCACGGGTGTCTTTTATAACAGTAAATTCTGGTGCTTGTTTATATTTAGCCATTTATAATTTCTCTAAAAAATAATTGATAGTGGGATTCTTTTCCAGTTATAGATTGGTGACATTTTTTGCACAGCGTAATTCCATTTGATGGTTCGTATCTTAACGCAGAAGCATTAGACCAAGTTTGTATGTGGTGTACATTTAAATTTTTTTTCGATTTGCAGTTAGGCATACGGCATTTAAATTTATCTCTTTTTAATACCTCTGTTCTAAATTTTTTATAATTTGGGTCATTGTAGTTCCTTTTCATAATTGCTCTATCTTATCTACTCTTATAAGTTTTCTTATTTTTCTACATATAATCCTAGTTTCTAAAGTTGGCTTTTGTCTCATAATTTTTTTCATTAACCTCTTCATAGCTTCGTGACATGCTGTATCTGGATTAGAAGCCTCTATAAAACACATAGCAAAAGGCATTGAGTATTCGCCAGTTAATACGTAGTTTTTTAGATCATTTTGTAAATCAGATAAATCTATTGAAAGTCTATAGTTTGGCATCTAACATAAGTTTAATTAACCCCTCCAAGTCGTACCTTGGTTTCCACCCAAGTTCTTCTCTAACCTTAGAACAGTCTCCTCTTAAATAATCTACTTCTGAAGGTCTATAGAATTTTGGATCAACCACTACGTAATTTCTCCAATCATCTATACCAGAATAATTAAATGCTATGTCTAGGAATTCTTCTATAGTATGAGTTTCTCCTGTACACACAACATAGTCATCTGCGTAATCTTGTTGTAGCATCAGCCACATTGCTTCTACATAATCTCCAGCATAGCCCCAATCTCTGTAAGCGTTTAAATTACCAAGTCGTAGCTTTGGAAAACGATTGCCTATATCTCTGTCGCAATATATGTAGTCGTCATTAAAAGAAATTGATCCTACACACACTTTATCTTTCCAAGTTTTATAATTTTTAATCCAACTAACTATTTTCTGCGTAACAAAATTCTCTCCCCTTCTCGGTCCTTCGTGATTAAAAAGAATACCAGAACTAGCATGTAAGTCGTAAGCGTCCCTAAAAAGACGAACGCTGTAATGAGCAGCGCACTTAGATATTGCATAAGGTGAGTTAGGCATAAATTTAGTTTGTTCATTTTGATATTTCCTTCCTTGTTCATCAATGTCGTAGGAACTTCCAAACATTTCACTGGAAGAAGCTTGATAGAATTTTACTCTAAACATCTCAAGGTCTACTAGAGACTGTAAGAGATTTATGCATCCTTTGCCAGTAATATCCCAAGTTAAAGACGGTTGATTAAATGAGCTTGCCACATGCGACTGTGCCGCTAGATTATAGACTTCATCTACATTCTCGTTATTTTTGAATATATTTATAACACTACTTACATCTGTAATGTCTCCCTCGATTAAATTGAATTTATCAAAGTCAAGTAGATGCTTAATTCTCTCTGTTGTGTCTACACTGCACCTCCTAGTTACTCCTACAACTTCATAATTCTTTTCAAGGAGTAAATCTGCAAGATGGCTTCCATCCTGACCCGTAATGCCTGTGATTATTGCTTTCATATTATCCTTTCGACCTTTCCATTTTTGATATCTATTCGATTATCTTTATTCTCTAATAAATCTTTCTTTATTGTTTCTATACTTAAATGAGGATTTCTAGTCTCGCCAACTCCAGACTTATCACTTACGTTAAAAACAAACTCCTCTATCTTTACGGTAAAAGGAGGATTATAATGAAAGTAAGCGTTAATATAACTTTCGTCGTTAACTCCCGGTTCATATGGTATTTCCTTATCTATAAGCTGCCACTCTCTTAGCGTCCTGCAAAAATTTAAAACTTTATCTTTTTCTCCACCAAAAAACGCCCCGTAGTAATACATTTGTTCTAGCGGCGTATCGTATGGTACGTATGATTTAGATCTTGGATTTCTGTCAAATGCTTTCTTATCACGCATCCACGTTCTGTTTCCAAAGTGTTCGCCCCCTACTAAATCGCCAATAAACCAATCTGTTGTAAATGGCCTGCTAACACTAGTATCTGCATCGAAGTAATAAATATAGTCAAGATCCTCGTCTTCCATAGTAAGTATATTTTTAAATTTTGAGTTAGTTCCGTCTGTCCACACTTTGTGATGTTCTGATATATATTTAACATTTAGTCGCGGATCATTTGGTAAATAGGGCGCTGGGTCCGTATCTGAGAAAAAATAAAACGTTACCTTGTCGTGACCAAGATTAAATAATGTAAATTGCTTTAAGAACTTTACTCCTAAAGCAAAATACGCATTCGTCGCTATAACTACTATTCCTATTTTTCTCATTCTTTATCTCTAGCTATATATATAAAAAGAAATACTATAGGTAGCTCTACCATTAGAGCAACAGACCAGCACATCAATATATCAAGCAATGTTGGCATTTATGCCCTCCTGTTTACATATATTATAGAAGTCTTCTGTGAATTTACCTTTACGACACGCCTCTAAATACCACGGTTTTTCTTGCATTGCGAAAAAGATTCTGTGTAAGCAATTATTATTCAAACGCTCACTTCCTTCTACTTCAAACTGCCAAGGGTCTTCTTCGTTATCTTTATCGAAACAGCTATATAGAAAATCAGTATTCCAAAAAGAAGCCTGTAAGGATATTGTATATAAGCTTTGTTGGTGAAGCTTGTAAATGTTTTTGTATACGGGAAGCTTTGCATAGAACGCACTATCGTCATGTATTCCAAATCGCCCTGCATTGTTGGAAACAAAGAAATCATAATAAGCCTGCATTTCCTCTAGCAATACATAATTTCTAAGAAAATAATCATCTTGCAACCATAAGATGTTTTTTGGTTTAATTTTATCTATAGCTTTCTTAACGCCTATACTAAAAGTGCCATTCTTTACCTTGATAGTTTCAAATTTATATAACTTGGCATCCGTTTCTTGTGTTATAATATATTTCTTAACGTCTATAGAATTATCCCAGTACTTATGGAATAAATAATTAAAATGATTCCATAGATAGTGGTACTTATCACAGGAGCCAACTAATATAGTGAAATCCATTATTAGTCCTTTACAGTATCCGGCGTAAGGAATGGTTGATCAATAGTTCCATCTTCATATTTATGATAAACAGAAAGTCTTGCTTTTTCATTTTCCATAGCTAGTTTCATTTTCTCCATCTCTATTCCATACTTCTTCATTATGTCTGGGTCTTGCATCATAGTGCCAACCCACGCGGTGAAACTAAGTTTACTGTCTTCTAATCGTTTAATTCGCTGTTCTCTTGTACCCTTCATTTCTTTTAGCATAGTACTCTTCTTGGCCTGCAACTCGCGGTAATCCTTATTCAAACTTTCCTGCGAAGCCCTAAGCGAAGCCACCTGTCTTTCTAAGTTAATAATATAGTCTATGTCTTGTTGATCTTTGTCTCTGGCTCGTTCATCTTGTATCATATGGTCATATGTATTAATTTGTTCAATGTTTTCTTTATTACCTTTTAAACATCTATTCATAAGTAATTCAAGTTTTATGGTATCTACTATCTGTACCTCTTCTGTAGGTAGTACGTCATTCTTAAACTGGGAGACCATGCGGGACCAGTGGTATTTAAATAGTTCTAATTCTTCATCTGTAAACTGTTGTCTAAGTTCTTTGTAATAGGGGCGATTTTCTAATGAGTAAGCTGCTTGCTCTTCTCTAGATGTACCTATGTTAAATTTACGTTTAATAAAGTTTACAACAGATTCAGTATCACGATTTAGTTGAATAGCAATATCTTCAGGTGTCATACTATTAATAAGACGACCAATAGTTCTTTCTTCTTCTTTGGAGAATCTACCCTTTTTCATGTATCAACTCCTTTATAATTTGTATGACTTGTTCTCTACGTTTTTTAGAAACATAAACATCATTAAGCATTTTAAGATAATCACCCCTATATTCAGCTGGCAAGTGTTCATTTATAACATTCTGTATTTGTGAGAAGTCTACCTTTTCATCTAAACATAGTTCTTCTTGTGGAATAGAGGCTTCGTAAGCTAGTTGCTGTGGACAAAGAACATTACGTTTCTTTTCATCTTGTCCGATATAATGATTATCACGTATAAAATTTTTCAGTCTATTGGAAAGATTAACAGAAAGAAAGTTCTCTAATGGGCGTTTTTGGTCGTATCTATTAAGGGCATCCATACATATCATAAAGGCTTCCTGTTTTATATCATCAAGATCATAACCATGAAATGTATACTTGGGCGATATCCTATTGACGACAAGATCAATTTTATCAAGTACCTCTTCTCTGGTCATGTTCTTGGGTATATTCATAAATACCTCTTTAGCAAGCCAGCGAATTCCTCTAGGGTTACAGATGCTAGTTCATTATTTATACATACTAAAACAGAATTGTTTTGAATCTTTATGGAAGAAGGAGGTCCATCAGAATTAGACTTAAGCAATGAGTTGGGTTCTTCAAGTGTTACTTCTGCATTAGGGGGATTATAACTTCTAACAATTAAAGTTTGAGTGTGATCTCTTTCAGCAAAAGATAGAAAATTACCGTCACTAGAAGATATAGAATTTTCAGTAATTACAGCAGATGCAGACTCGCGGACTAATAAAACTTTACCATTAGAAGTAACTAGGTGGCCTATGCCTATCTCTGCGATATCTTCTTCTATTTCGCAAGTTAGTTCTGCAATGTAGTAGAAAGAGTTTGTGTTGCCAAATACCTGTAGAAAAGTATAGAACTCATCCCCTGTAGTATTTTTAGGTAAGTTTTTAGTTCCAAGTAATTCTAACGCTTTCGATCTATCTTGTACTGGCCTAAAGTTCTCTGTCGCTATCTTGTAACTTGTTTTCAGCGGATTCTTGCTCATCCAGTAATTCCTTTAGTGGTCGATCTTCTTGAGCCAAATCTTTTATAATTTCATCACGTAGTCCTGCTGTAGCCTTACAATCTAATTGACATTCTAATTGTTTCGATTTATTCATATTGTATCTCCTATTAGGAATTATACACTATTAACGAGAATAATACCACCTAATTGTAGCTGTTTGGTTCGACGGGAGAGGATTGGGTGGTACATATACATTTAAATTTAAAATTGCGTAACAACCACCCCCCGTCAATTGGGGGGGTGTACACCTGTCCACCTACAAGATAAAACCCCCTGCCCGTGGGGGGAGTTATTTTGTGTGTATTTGGCACAGTATTATATTGGCAGAATTATATATATTGTTACCGTATGGCATGAAACTATATTCGTATGTACTAAAGATTATTCTTGCACTGGTCGATATAGTATGTATAATGACAGTATAACAAACAACAAATAGAAAGAATTTAAAATGTCAAACAATTTTGAAATCACTTATCACTCTGATTGCTGCGGTTCCTATGTTCACTCGGATGCTCAGATCTGCCCTGATTGTCTTGAGCATTGCGAAGTTATTGAGGAGCGTGTCGATTATGATGATTCCGAAGCGGTACACTTTGAAGCCTCATTAGATTTTTACGGGGCCGCTTAAAGATTACCCCTTGCAACGGTCGATAATGTATGGTACGCTTAGGTTTTCACCCACTAAAAAGGATTCTTAAAATGGTAAACATGACAAAAAAAGGTATCACAATTTCTTGCGTCTATAACAACAAGCCACGAACGGGCATGATAGAACAGATGAAAATTGTAAACGGTAAAACACTTGTGACAGTAAACACGCAAGAAGGATACCGTGCAATGTACGTTGAAAAAATGCAAGATTATAAAATAGTTAAATAAAGATTTCGCTTGCAGCGGTCGATTATATATATTAGACTTAGGTATTCACCCACTAGGATACAAAGATGCGAATCAAAAAACATAACAATGCAAAATTCAGAAAACTAATTCTCGACCGTGACAACAACCGATGCCGTGCTTGTGGTATCGGTGATGTTGATAGTCTCGAATGCGACCACATTGTGCCAGAGTCGAAAGGTGGTAAGTCTATCCTGTGCAACATGCAAACGCTGTGCCATACTTGCAACATTCGCAAGGGTGAAACAAATGTCGGAGAATTGCCAGTACGCCCCCCTGTGGAGGGGTTTGGTGATTACAGTGAAGTTATGCAATCTAGGCAAGATTTCCTAGTTATGGTAAATGACGCAAGGCAGGCAGAAATTGACGATCTGGCAACACAGGTAAAACAGTGGAGGCAGGCAGGCGTGAAAGGTTGGGTAATTAGCAACCGACTAGGCAAAATGACAACAAAAGGCAAGGCACACAAGATACTCCAGATGACGAGGTAGGGCAAGCGGGGTGTCCTACGCAAACCCCGCCCATCGAGGTAGGGTAGGAGGTCTGGGCAGAATGGACAATCTGGAGGATAGTGTACGTATGTACTACCCTATCCTAAAGGATAGAGGGATATGAGGGAGTCAGTGTCAGCGAAAGTCAGCGAAAAAATACTTGACAGATTAAAGATAGTACTGTAAAATGTCGATATACTTATTAAGGAGAAAACAAGTTATGAGAGAATCAGACCAAGAATTGCTATTGATTGTTGTTGTGTTGTGTGTTATAGTTGTATCAGTGTTCAGCAGTTACACCCCGTGCATTTAAGGAGAATAGAATGTACAATTTTGAATACTTTGCAGAGTTGGAATCATACGAGGCCCGTCGAGAATATGAGGAATGGCTTGACGATCAAGATGACAATATGGTAAGATTGCACGAACAGGAAATGTCGCCGGAGGTAGTAGAATGAACGAATATATTGAAAGAAATTTGTACGAAGAACTTGACAGATTTGACACGCCTAAATTGCAAGTCTACTTATTGACCTGTCAAGAAAACAAGTTTAATGACGAGGTACGCGTAGCAGCTAACATATTACTAGTACGATTCAGAAACGGAGAATGATATGAGCATTTTTGACAATCCAGAATTTGACAGCATCCTAGCCGGTATCGTTTATGACAGTCGGGTACAATCGCCTGACTGTGACGTTATAGAATCTATTGAAGTAGACGAGTGGGAAGATGACGGACAGCCAACCCACTACGAAGAATGTCAAGACTTGTATGGTGGCGATGATTACATAGAACAATGGGAGATAGAATAATGGGATTAATAGAATTAGATTTTCAGTCTATCGTTATAGGATATATGGTAGGCGTGGCGTTGATGTGGTCAATTTGTGAAACGTTCTACGGAGAGAACAATGAAAAAAGAGCAGAAACGGATTCTAAAAATACTCGGCCTCGCTATGATCGCAGGTATCATATGCTGTACGGTGATCCACCTGAATGAATGTCCACCAAAAACTCCTTGCTTTGATTTACCCCAATCCCCCTCATAGGGGGTGCGGGGCGCGCAAATCGCGTGTAAGTCCTTTGTCAGTATAGACTTACGAATTATTCCATAAAGTATTAAAGAATGTATGTTAATATGTCGATATATATAATAGTACGGTTTACTACTAAGGAAAAAAGACATGTTGACAACTGTTACACTATTAAGTATGTTCGTGGGTTTCGAGGGTTATTTAAATGGCAAAATCTACGTTGGTATTTATACCCCTAATTGTGAGTATGGATATGTGATAAAAAATAATGAGATTTATCTTGACAGCGTATATGAGAAAGACTATAATGTAAAACATAAGGAGTAAACAAATGACAAACCGAGATTATTACAACTGCGTCTTTCCTGAAAAACGTCCGCGAAGTGTTTGGGTTGTTTATGATACCCAAGGAAATAAAATCGGAGAAGTTGGGGCGATGTCAGAAACTGAGGCTAGACAAAAGGTAGCTCAACATGTTATGATACCGTTCAGACTTTCAAACATTGAGGAGTAAACAAATGAATAAGAATGAATACAATGGTTGGTATAACTGGGAAACATGGTGTGTAAATTTGTGGATGGACAACGACCAAGGCTCACATGAGATGTGGCGAGAGATTGCCAGAGAATCCATCGAAGCAGAAGAGTCTGGACACGAAGGAACCAACTGGTTTTACTTTGAGGAAAGATTAAAAGAACACCTTGAAATGATCCATGATGATATGGATAATGGTATACCGTGTGGATTGGCTCATGATCTTTTAGGCGGTGCGATCTCTGAATGTAACACGCGAGAGATTGCCATGTCATGGATTGAAAACGAACTCGAACATGCGGAGATTACAGGATGAACGGATACCAACTACTAGCACAATTTGAAAAACAAATAAAAGAATGTTTCACGGTTCCTAATCACTGGCTACCGTTGGACTTTCAAGATCATAGGACAGATTGTGTTTCACTCGCAGACGTAGAGCGAAAATGTGACGAACGCGACCGCTGCACGATGTCAAGTTTTGAAGAGGAAAGTATTGAACGCGCGAAGCGTGTGCAGATATACCGCGATCAAATAGACAAAGGAGAAAAGATCTCGTACCTCCCACAATAGGGGGTGCGGGGCGCGCTAAAAACGTGTAAGTCTATACCTGATAAGGACTTAAAAATATTAAATAATTGTTGACATATGGACGATATACTGTATAGTAGAGAAAAGGAGATAATTATGTTTACAGAACAAGAAAAATTAGAAATCACTATTGACGGACTACGTAATGGTGATATATTTATGAATGAAGATGGTATTCCAGTTGATGAGTGTGGCGACCCTATATTTGAGGATGACCAATGAAAAAAGTATATCAAGAAATCCTAATGCAATTCTGCGTAGATGACGATGTAGATATAGACGAAGTATTATTTGAAATGGATATTGACATCAAGGATGTAACTGGTAAAACATTTAGTGTTGATTGGCAATACAGAGACACAATGGTAGAGGAACGATGAATATATTTGTATTAGACGAAGATGCAGCGATTGCAGCACAGATGATGTGTGACAAGCATATACCTAAAATGATCGTGGAAACATTCCAGATGCTAGGCAGTGCGTTACGCAGACATGGCGCAACTGACGAGCAGATGCCACTGACTAGCAAGGGAACACCTCTAATTGGTGGATACAAGCACCATCCTTGTACGATCTGGGCCGGTGAGACTAAAAGTAATTATGTATGGTTGTGCTTGCATGGTCTTGCTTTATGTCAAGAATATCAGTTACGATATGGCAAGACTCATAGTTGTCATGATGGTATAGATCAGATGTGTGATATGTTTGACATGATACCCAACGGGCCACATACACCATACGCACAAGCTATGGAAGATGAATATAAATGTGATGATGCAGTTGACGCATACAGACAATATTATATAATGGAGAAAGCCTACTTTGCAAAGTGGGAGAAGGGTAGACCAGCACCTTATTGGTGGACTCATACGGAGGCTTGCAATGTGTGAATTATGTAATGATAAAGGATGGATATTGACAATGAATATCAATCTGTTACAATGGACTATAGAGAAGTGTGACGAGTGTAATATTTTCCCCAACGACGAAGCAGCAGGAGATCAAGCAAATGCCGAACTGGTGTAGCAATCAAGCGACGATCCACGGAACAAAAGAGCAGATCCTAGAACTCGCAGGAGCATACGAGAGGGGTGCTGTGATACAGAACTATCTACCAGTACCAGAAGGCGTTGAAGACAAAAGATTGTACTGTGTAAATAACTGGGGTACGAAGTGGGATTTTGGTAAAACACAATACACTCCAGACGAGGAATGCGATTGGCAAGTTGACGAGGAAGGATATGGCTTGGTACACTTGCGATTTGAAACAGCGTGGAGTCCACCGTTTGGCTGGTACGAAGCATTAAACAAATTGGATATGACTGTTGAAGCATATTATTTTGAGCCGGGAATGGCGTTCTGTGGTCAATGGTCTAATCCAGTAGAAGGTATAGTTGATGAGTTCATAGATTTTAAACATCCTAGTGAGATACCTTATACAATACAACAAGTATTTAGTACAGAAGAAGTATATCAAGATGAAGATATATATGAGGATATATAATAAAGGGGCGCGCCCCGAAACGCTAAGTCATTGATATATATAGACTTACATAAATATTAAAGAATATACTTGACATAGACGATGTATAGTATATAATGATGATGTGGCGAGCAGAGTTGCTTAGGCGTTACAGACCTCGATCCGGTCATTCAAGTCTGTGAGTGTAAAGATCGGAGACGACCTACTGGGTGCAAGTCCCAGTGTCCACAGCCAATACAATGAGTGTGAAGGGCGTGTAGTTTTCGCCGTATTAAAGTAGTAGGAATGATTGGGATTATAGCATGTTATATTCTCAGGCTTAAGCGTCTACCCCTATATTACTTTTGAGGTTTTTGAAATAACAAAACCCGCGTAGGTGCAACTCCTACCACACTCGCCGTACAATAATATGGATACGCAAACCACGATCTGAGTCCTGAACGGGACGGGCATGAGAGGCGTAAAGGTGTGACACAGAATGACGTTATGCGATAGTGTCACAGGAAACTGCAAACCCTGATACGGGCCAAGCACCTAAGTCCTATTGTCCTACTCTATCCTAAAGGATATGAGGCTATGAGGTAGTCAGCGAGAAACGCTAAAGTTTACAGTTGACAAATGCCGATAAGTATATTATAATCAAACCAACCCACTAGGAGATGATTATGAAGACAGCTAAAGGTAATGATAAACTAGGTAAAGAGAATTGTATTGTTGTTTCAAGGCCGGTAGGCGACACATGCCCGCCAACCTGTGAATTTCTAGGTAACGGCTGTTATGCTGAACAGCTAGAGAAAATCTATCCGGGTGTTCGCCCTGCCGGTATGCAGAATCTAATCACGGAGAAAAACAAGATCCGTGCCATGCTAATTAATGCAGAAAAAAAGGGTAACGATCTGCGATGGCATGAACGGGGAGACTTCTATAAGAATGGCTCTGAATTAGATATTGAGTATGTAGATAATATATTATGGGCTTGCCGTAGTATATTAGCTGAAGGTGGTAAACTTCCTAAGATGTGGGCATATACTCATATATATGATCCTAAGCTATCACGTATACTAGGTAAGTATATTACTATGTATGCAAGTGTACACAATCATGATGATGTAGCCAAAGCAAAGGCCGCCGGTTTTGAGTTGTTCGCATGGTGTGACAGCGACGAAAAGATCGCCACAAAACGTCCACGAGGTAAGAAAAAAGCTGATCAATGGCGTAGTGATCTGCCGAAGTTAGTTGTATTAGGTGATGATAAGTATATTACTTGTCCAGAGATTCGTCGTGGTCGTGGTGTTGTCACTTGCACTAAATCAAAGAATAGTGTAAACTGTCAACTGTGCGTCCAAGGTTTAGCGAATGTTTTATTTCCTTCCCACTAGGAGTGAATTATGTGGACTAAAATTTCAGACTATAATGTAAACCATCATTGGCAGTGTCCAGATTGTGATGAGGTTGCAGATGTTGCCCCCGGATGGTATGAATGTAATGGCACACCGATGTGTGTTGAGTGCGATCAAGACATGGGTTATAAATACACGGAGGTGAAAGAATGAATCTAAAAGAACAATTACAAGAAGATATTATATCTTACTTTGATGGATACTTAGAACCACCGTTTACTTATACAGATGAAGATAAGGAAACTATGGTAGATGATCTATGTGAACTAGTATGTAGGAGACTATCCGATGGCTAAATATTATATTAAGACAGGTACGTTAGAAATTATATTCTCTACAGATAAGGAACCGTATGATGCTTGCAGAACAGCTATCCGTGAATGCAATTCCAATGATGAACTTGATGAGTATATGTATCTTGATGAGCGTGGGTACAGGGACTATACTACTGCTGACACAACCACGTATGTAATAGATACTAAACAAATTGCAGACAAGGAAGGAATAGATATAACTTATGATTAGCAAAGGACTTAGGTGAGCGGGGCGCGCCTCGAAAAATTATTAAAGAAAGTAGTTGACAGTGACGATATTAATAGTATACTAAGGGAATAAGAAACAAGTCAATCAAAGGAGTTAAAAATTATGACTAAGTTGATTATTGAAAAGAGTAACGGGCTGTATTCCGTCAAACAACCACGGGGCAAAGTTATCGCCCAAGACCTAACTTTGTCAGAAGCAAAATTTCTTTTTAGTTCGTTGAACAGAAGGAGTAGACGATGAAGCCTGTAGTCGGTATCGGGAGCAATACCAAATATGGTAGAGTTCTTAAGATTCTCAAGAGCGGTGTAGTTGTTGAGAATAGTCGAGGGGAGAAGGATACGGTTTCCTTCCGTAAGATTGAAAACCAGTTGAAAGGTTCAGAAAAATGAGTTATGTTTCACTAGCTAAGAATGTCCGCAAGGGCAAGACGATCCGTTGCAAGTATCCCAAGCATGGGCGACTTAATATTCTCAAGTGGCACGAAGGTGTCATCACACGGTCGGGTACAGGCCCGAATGGTAAATACGCCGTGGTGCAGTCCGAAAACGGACAGTTTCGCACCCTGCGATGCGACAAGATGATCGAAGCATCACTGTCGTAGTCCCCTTGACAGAAGGGGTGGCATGTGGTATAATCATGTGTCACCCCTTTTTATTTTGGAGTGTTATGATTGAATTATTTATTATGATTTTTGTTTGGTCTTTAGTTTTTGGCAAAGAGTAACAACGTCATGCACAGGGTAGTTGGAGGCACACCAATGATTATACTTAAATATTATAATACTGCGGCTATACTAACCCTTGTATCTATTCTCTTTTCTGGATGCGCCATAGTACCAAATAGAAACACAATCACACTCAACAAGACTATTGAACTGGACGAACGGGCTATTGAGAAACTTAACGTAGGAGTACGACTAGAATGGATACGGTAACTAACAAAAGACTGATCGTTGAATTTTCTGGATGGATGGAATGTGATCCTGAGAAAACAGAATTTCAGTACATTGGAGGTGATCCAGTAGAAGATTTTCTAGGTGGTGATATACACGTTACAGGTAAAGAATACATGACACTATCACCAGAAGAGCAGGACAATTTTATACTTAAATGTCTAGGTGAAACTTATATAGACGCTCTTGATGTTGGCCTGAATCATTGTGATGTGGAGGTAGACGAACTATGATAGACTCAATGAAACTTACTAAACATGATTATGAAATGATTGCAGACGTACTGGACGCTCACTATGAGGAAACTGTTGAGCTACAAAAAAACCATTATCTAAATGATGATACTGATTATTTCAAACAACTAGAATACTTAGAAGAATTAATTGATAAGACAGTATATATGATAGGTGTACTTAGTGCGGAAGAGGGGTAGCGGGGCGCGCCGCGCGGCTGTAAGTCTATATCTGACAACGACTTACATAATATTATTTTCTCTAAAGATAATTGTTGACAACGACGATAACTATAGTATACTCAGGGTATAACAATTAACCACTTAGGAGTTTTGAATATGAGCGATTACGAGAAGTTGACCCCAAGCACTGAGACTCGTGGCGATGGTGAATTCGTCAAGACATTGCAGGGGCAGTTTGGTGAGGGTGTCCAAGGCGGTACGCATGTCCACAAAGATTGGTGGGCCAAAACATTGTCTTATGATGATGTCATGAACAAGGTTCAAGCGGACATTGATAACCGCGAGGATATTATGATTCCCGCTAAGAATATTATTTTCAATATGAATAAGGATAATGATCTGTGCATCACTACGCCACAGGGTCAACAGTTTGTCCCTACTGATTGGGCTATGCAGCAACTCTCAACGCGTATGGACGCACCTAGTGCTTCCGCACTTCGTGAGATGCGTAACCAAAAAGAGTACGACAAGCAAGACGGCGAACTGATGGTAGACTACTGCAACAATTACTTTCGCAGGGTCAAGGATAAGAACCCAACCAAAGAGTTCCGATTGCGTACCTATAACGATGGAACCTGTCGAGCCTTCGTGACTGACAAGTATACTCCAGTGGATAATCGCTGGTATCTTGAGGCACTCAAGGAATTTCTACCCGATGCCCGTTATTCACATTGGAAGGGTGACGAGGATACTATTTTTGGTAATCTTCTCCTACCTGATTCTATTATGGATTATGGTCAAGACGATGACACAGATTATGGTGGTATGGTTTCCATATCTAACTGTGAGATCGGCAAGCGTAGAATCTCTCAGTATCCTAGCATCTTCCGTGCTATCTGCATGAACGGGTGCATCTGGGGACAACAGAAGGGCAAAGATGTCAACAAAGTACACAGAGGTACGATTGACCTTGACGCTCTGAAGGTTGCACTCGCTGAGAATATCGAGTTCCAACTGTCGATACTGCCTGACGGTATTCGTAAGTTCCTCGACACTCGCAGCAAGGAGTTCGATGTCCAGCATACTAGCCACAAGGGTATTGTGGCAGCAGTTGCCAACGAGTTCCGACTTGATAAGCGACTCGCTACAAATACGCTGGAGCAATATGTCAAGCATGAGTTTGAGCATCACAACCTATTCGGCGTGATCAACTCACTGACCCGTGCAGGACAGAATTTCGATAGTCAAACATGGGTCAACGTCGATACCATCGGCGGGAAGCTGATGCAGATGTCCGCGAGCAAGTGGCACAACCTGCAAGCTAAGGCCCAAAGCATGACAGATAAGGACTTCGACAAGACCTTTTCTCTGACCGCTTAGTGGGGCGGTGACGCAGCGGGGTAGGCATTATTCATATTTTATACGCCTGCCTCGCTGCTCCCGTTTCGTTTCGCTGTAAGTCCTTTGTTGACAACGACTTACGCGAGCGGGGCGCACTATATATTAAAATAGATAATATACATAAATAAAAGTATTTGATTAATTGATAGGTATATGGTAGTATAGGTATATGGGTGTATAAGTAGGGATTCACAAAGTTATCTAGTATAGTCTAGATTCACAGCTTCATCCCTGCTTGTACTACCCTATATATTAAGATCGTGACAATAGTGACAGTCAGCGAAAAAAGGCTCAAGTCGGGCCTTGACAGATGACGATAATATTGTAGAATGTACTAGCCTATCTAACAAGATCGTGGGCAATGTGGCAGTCAGCGAAAAAGGAGGCATTATGCAAAACGATAAAAAAATAGAAAATAACCCAGAAGTATGTGAAAAGATATTTGACCATGTAGATAAGCCTGATAATTATCTCATGTGTAAAGCTATGAATGTATATGATGATAGATATAGGGTTAATATATTTGTAAAAGAAGATGTAAGTGAAATTACTGGATATAAGCAGTATATTAGTAATTCATATTTTTGTACGTATGATGGTAGTAATCTAACTATTGTGTCTTAGTCTATCTATTAAGATCGTGCCAATCGTGGTAGTCAGCGAAAAAGGAGAAATTATGAAACTGAAACGTGGACAGAAGATTTGTAAAGAATGTGGAGAGACCTCTGGAGCTAGGGCTAAAAGCTGTAAGCACTGCGATGCGCCCTTTGAGGTGCGAACAGACCCAGCGGTACGCATGAAGCGTATCAGGTCTAAGGCGAAGAAGAAGGGGCTTGTAGAAGCTAGCTGGCAGGATCTAAAGCCGGGGCAAGAAATATATTTTAACGGGAGGTCAGGTTCGTACTGGCTGAACGGTGATGGTACTAAGGAGTATACTACGGATAAGGGTGTATATAAAGTTGTAACAGTATTGGATAAAGGTTTTGGTGCGTATGGTAAAAAAGGATATACATTCTTTGATATGACTACTGGACAGTCATCTATGATACCTATGCTATGGAATTCTCCATACAAAATACTTGTCAAATCAGCCCAAAGTTGAGGATTTACACACACTATTTTATATAATAAGGCCCAAATGAAATGGAGGGATTCTATGAAACGCCCCACTAAAATGAAGTTCTATAAGTACATGAAAGATAAGTATGGCAAGGACTTTACTGACAAAGATAAATTAGATGCTTTTGACACATTACTTGAACTCATTGGAGAGATGAACGAGAGTGATAATTCCATGAGCGCCTTTGTAGAGCTAACATTACTTAATAAAACTGATAGACTTATATATAGAAATACGATGGCGGTGCTTGGCACTGAGTTGACCCCCGTTCAGTTAGACCAGTACATCTCTACCATAGAGTATGCCTTAGAATATATCTCATGATATCCCTTATACATACATGTACTCTTATACTAATACTCCTATACATACTACTAAAGGAATATACGAATCTAGATAAGTAATTATTTATTTAATATAACGTCTATTACACTGGTTATTTCCAATATTTACGTATTTCTAAAAACCAATTTCCATTCCCGTATATGGGAGTATGTATATAGAGTATATATGGTATATTAGTACACTTGTTTTATAGGCTTTTATGCGTTTATCGTATATAATGAAATAGGGGCAATAAACTCCTGAAAATCATTCGTAATACTATGGTATATATCCCACAATAATAAAATTAACCATGTAGAAAAAGGGACAAAAACCCACAAAAAAAGAAAAATAAAGAAAAAAGGAGAAAAAATGAGTGAAGTAAAAAACGAGTTAGATCAGGCTATACAGGAATTAGAGAGAAGAGGAATAGACCCATCAAGCCATCTGACCAGTGATGATACCAAGGGCTTGGGCGATGTCGTGGAAGAAGTTTTGACCAGTGTTGGGATCACACAAGAGAGATTTAAACAATGGTTTGGACTCAAAGAATGCAACTGCACTAAGAGAAAGAAATACCTAAACGGACTCTTTTCATGGAAAGTAAATAAGGATGGTAAGTAGCGAATATCAAACATATGATATAACTTGTAAATTAT